GCTTCCAATAAGGGGCTTCAGCCGAACCGTAGTTCTCATGGATCTGAGCCGTAATTCTTACTAACGTGTCTTTCATAACCTTTATATCTTTAAGTACAATGTAAATATCGGAACAAAACCCTGCCCAACCAACCGTTACTTCACAAATCGGCCGTTACGCAAGTCACGCTTACGAACAACCCCACGTTTGTCGGCCACCGTAACGATGAAACGATTTTTAAACATGTTGTAGAGAAACATCCCCCCAAAAGCCAAAAGTACGGCCGATCCTAAAATTTGAAATAATTCCATTTATTATTTGTGTTTAAGTGTAAATTACTTTTTTGTAAATACTGCCTGCATTTTGTCCAAACCATACCTTACTCCAGAATGAAAAATGAACAACAAATCAGTGTCTCTTCTTAACTCAATTGAGATTTTCACCTGACCTGACTCATCTTCTTCCTGCAAAACAATGATTTGATCCCCTAATTCCTCTTGTAAATAAACAAGACGTTCTGATTGAATATAAATTTCTGCTTTCATAACTTATTAATTTTTATTGACGTAAATGTACGAAGTGGGTTTTGCCCCACCACACTAGAATGAAATGTAATCGATTGCTTTCTCACCTATCGACTTTCCATCTCTGGTGATCTCGTAATCAGGATCCATACCAGAAATCATGATATGAGCAATCAAATCACCAATACAGGTAAATTCGGCTCTGTAATAATCACATTTTAAACTATACATACGTTTTAATTTTTAGTACGTTGTAAAGGTACAAAAAAAACTGTGACCGAACAAAACCTATCGCCTAGATGTTTTCGGACGGCCGCGGCGGCCTCCAGTGCGTGCCTTAACCAGTGCCTTTTGAGCCGCGCGTGAGGAAATCATTTCACTAGTGAGTGAAGGACGTCCGCGCTTTCCTCCGGTGGAAGTTTTTGGTGTCTTTGGAGTGACACCAGAAGCGGGCCTTCCTCTCCGGCCTCCACTTCTTTCTGCACGCGCGACCTTCTCAAGTTCACGTGCGGCCTTCACCTCTGGATCAAGTGCTGGACGTCCCCTACGGGTGCCCTCGACCTTCTCCTTCTTCGGTTTTAAACCACGTTGCAGATCACTGACGCGCTTACGCTCGGCTTTCTCATCACTGCGATTCATCATGTTAAGGGTGCGTCGGTGCTTAATCACGGACGGGTGTAAAATTACCTGATCCAGATCAAAGCAACGACTAGCACCTCCCTCATCACGTACCTCATATCCACCACGGGGCCATCCTGGCTCACCTGGTTCGCGTTGTTTGATCAGTGAAAAAAACATACGCGTCTCATAAAAGTACGGTGCGGGTAAAACCCTATCACGTGGCTGAGGATTAGCTAGCTCAGGGAAAATATCAGCGTAGCGTTTCACAGTTCCTATTTGGTCCTCACCAACCATAAACGGGGTTTCAATTATCTTCATATCTTAATTTTTATTGACGTAAATGTACGACAAAAACTCTGCCACAACAACACCCTCCTGCAACAAAAACGTCACAAAAAACCGCGACAAAATTGCTACAAAAAACACCTAAAGGTACGAACACTTTGTGCAACAACCAAAAAAAGTTATGCAACAAAAAAGTGTAGTTGTGCGTCAAAAAAGGAATGGGGTTTGGGACAAAAAGTTCATAAAAAAAAGTTTGGATCGCGTGGAGAGAAAATGGGGTGGAACTCAACACCAAATCACCGTCACCAACCAACTCGTCACATACTATAACGAACCTAAACAAAACATTACGTGGATAAAAATCCGACTCGTTCCATACTATCCCTATTCCTCACCCATTATATAACCTACGCTATAAAAAACAGCGCAAATTCAACGCAAAAACAACGCAAAAAACGGCGGCCTCTACACAACAATATCACTCACCGTCTCCGTATCTCTCGCTATTTAACCATATCTTCAGGATAACATTGTAACAAAAATTTCTTATTGTACACGGTATCCCATGCTCGTCCGTCCAACGTACTCACAGCAGCATAATGAGCCGCCATTAGTGATTTGCGCACGTGCATCCTAGCAAACTCAGTCATCAATTCCTCCGTGTTCATTATACCACCAAGTTGCTTGATTAGTTCTTTCGCCGTCACCGTCTCACCCGTATGCTGAGTATTCATTATCCTATTCATCATCGTCCTCATCCCCTTTCATCATTTTAACCCGTTGCTGTTGTAGCCGTTGAATCTCTAGTTTCAAATCCTCGTTTCCCGAACGTGTTTTTAGTTCAATTACCTTTTTAGCCATCGAATCCATTTTACCGTTTTTATGTTCCCTAACCATATGATCCAGTACGTCCTTAACCATATCAATACCGTGTTTGGTTTGTGTATCAATATATCCTGGATATTCTACTGTGGCTTTTGAGTAGTTACCCTCATCATCCACCAATTTAATTTCAATGTGTTTCAACTTGCTCATGGTTCGTGATTTTATATATGATTGTTCTATCAATTGGGTAACACGCTACTATCTCACCTTGCTCCATTTTGAATAGATATATTCCATTCTCCACTGTGAATCCCTCCGCGTTGCATGTTGTTACATACGTTCCATTATTAACCGCCTTATTTCCCGTTATTATTTGTAGATGGAATGTTTTCATTGTCTTGAAATAGTTTTAACTCGCTCTTGATTCGGTAAATGTAGAGCATCTGTGCTCCGATCATTCCCATTAGTATTAAGTACACTACTAGAATTAGGTTCCATTCTGTAATGAATCGTTTTATTCTTTCCATTTAATATTGTCTAATATGCTTGCTATATGCTTCTTCAATCGTTTGCTCAAGTTGTCTGGCTACGTTAAACACGATCACTGATAATTCCTTTATATGCTCACTATACTCGTCATGTTTCTCATAGTTGATGCCCTTGATTATCTGCATCTTATACCATTCCAACATTTCGTTGTAGCGATCATACATCGCCTTCATGTCTGCTATTGTTAGCATATACTTCGTTTTAATATTCTATTCTATTGATTTGGTCTTCTATAACTATTGAATGTGCTTTCGGTTGCTGTCCACTGTGACTTTCTCTTAAACGTTGGATCATAATTCTCTATACCCTTCAAATACATTTCCTTCATTTGCTTCTGTTCCATCTCCAACGCTTCCTGAAATACACCTGATGGTAATGTTTCACCACGCTCAATGTATTGTTGTTTTAGGTATTCTACTGCTGTCATCTATCTATAATTTTAAATACCATTTACTAATCATGTATAGTCCCTTACATAATCCAACTGCGATTAATACTGGTACTATCATGAACCACATTACTGAGAATCCGAAGTATGCTTGTTCATTGCTCTCCCAATCTTCATACCATCCATCTTTATTCCATTCGTCATAATCGAATCCGATTCGCTTTCCAAAGTATTTGAAGAACGTTAACGTTATTAAGAATCCAAGTGGGTATATTAGCATTAGTATCATCTATCCTTCGTTTTAATTACTTCGTTAATTGGGTACCATGGAATGAATCTATTCATAGCGAATCGTATATACGTATTTAAGTATTGTGTGGTGTGGCCACCAACTTTTGTGGCTTAACTTTAGGGTGCTATTTCTAGTTTCTGTATTTGTTCTAGTAATTTAGTTACATCTTCTTCACTTAGATATCCAACAACATCTCCGTTAGCAACAGGATTGTCATAGTGAAGTTCTCCATTACTATCTAATACCGCTAATTCATATAGACCGTTTTTACCACCATATGACATTGGACCTTTAACTACACTTGCTCCATACCCGTTATCAAACGAAATACGACTGATTATACCTCCATATTCTGCTCCCATTGGGTGATCAATGAATTCTAGATCATTAAATGTTTTCATATCTGAATTGTTTTTTAGGATGGAACGCTGCTCTAGCCTCGTCCAATCGTTTTAGGAATTGTCTATTCTTACTATCGCCCTTGTCCCATAGTGTTGATACACCATGCTTGCGAGCCCATTCTTCCAGTGTTAATTCGTTATTCGTCTTCATATTATGAATTTACGCTACTTGTTCTGCCTGTCCAATGTATCTATTGTAACGAGCCGTCTCATCAGCTTCTTGTCTCGCCTTATTATTTGTTTCCCAGGCATATACGCTTTCAATGAATGAGTCGAAATAGTCATGTTTAACCTCGATATCACTCCATTGTTCATCACATGTTCTCTTAACCTGTAATGCTATTTTATTATACTTAGCAGGTCCAACTACTCTATAGACGTTTACATTTGTGTAATCCCACTTACCACGTCCTGTTTCTAATACGAGTGAATTTGGTGTTTCTACTAATTCATATTGATTGGTATCGTAATTAAATTTACAATGTAGGTAAGGCGATATGGTATGTTCGAATCCTGGTACTTTATATTCTTCACGTTTAGCAACGTGAATCTCTTGTTTAACTCTATTTATTTCTTGTTCCAACCTATAAAGTTCACTATTCAATTCCCAATATGGTTTGTAGATTTCTTTGTATGCTGGTTTCCACTCGTTCTCTATATTGTCAATAATTAAAGCAATATGCTGCGCTACTTTACCTAATATAGTTAAGTAGTACATGTTAGTAGTATTTATTTTGGTATGGCTACTTCTGTAGTCAATATCATAATAAGCATCTTCATCTCTATAGCTATATTGTTTTCTAATATTAATAGCACTAGGCCATCTACCATCTTCTACTGGAACGATTTCTAATGTATTATCTGTGTATTTAACGTTATATGGACTTACACTTAATACGCTACTGAACCAATCATGAATAGATTGATTTAATCTAACTAATGCGGGATTATACACTGTTGTTTCGTATTGTTCGAACTCGTTCTGCTTAACTGCGAACTGTGATGCGAGTGCATCTAAGATGATTTGCTTATTCATAACCTTTAATTTTTTAGTACGATGTGAATATACGAACGGAACCCTGCCAACCAATAAGAAAGCGCCTATTGGCGCTCCTTAATTAGTTTTAAAGCATTCGAGTCGAAACACAACTCACTAAATTCACCTGCAGTGATATTTTCAGTATCATTTACTGCTACCTTATAGCTTTCAATCTTACCTGTTTTAAGGTTAACTAATGCTACTTGATTTGATACACGACCACCTATTAGGAGGTAACGATTACCATCTTCATGTTTATATCTGTTACCTACTTTATGAGTAGCGAAATACTCAGGGAATTGTAGTTTGATTTGCTCTTTTAGTTCTTTAAGAGCAGCAATCATTGATGCTGATAATTCCATACTGTTTAAATTAAAATATTCTGGGTTGTGGGTTTGTGGTTCATTTACATTTGAAATATACTCCTTTGCATCTACAGGAATGAAATATGATTGGAATTCACCTACTGGTACAGCAATGTTAACTCCACGACCTGATGCTTTTTCCATAACATAATAGCCTGTAAATTCATGTTCGTCGTGTTCAGTACTCCATTTGAATTTTTGACCTGATCTGCAGCGATCGTTATATTGGTCTGTAAATCCTTTGTAACATTCGTAAGTAACGCCGTGATGTGGTTTGATTTTTGTGCTCATAACTTTTATTTTTTATTTATTTGTGTAATGTAAATATACGAACCTTACTCTGCCAAGAACAATCTATTGTAATTGTAGAAGGCAACTGGATTTTCCTCAACTATTAATTCATAGTTATCTATGACGTGCTCATAAATAACATTTAATGGTTCATTAATCACTTCACCTACTAATTTAGAGAAATAATTATTAGATACATTTACTGTATCTTGGGATATACCTGGTAAGCCACAATATAATGCTTCGCTTACTTCACTAATGAACATACCACTATAAAATCCATTTAATTGATGTTCACTCATGAATTGATCAGCATTACACCATATTGCAATACATTCTTTATCTCTCAGTAATGGTACTGTTGAACTATCAATAGCATAAGTATGGTTAAATCGTTGTGGATATATAGATGATTTAGCATCACTAAACATACCTACAGCAAATAATCCACTAGGCGAGCCATGTCCCATCATTATGATGCGATCATGTTCTTTAATTAGTTGTGTTAATTGATCTTTACTAACCCCACCATTAACAATAATGGCGTCGTTAATGTTACTATATATCGGCTTTAAAAAGTCCGTTGTTGGATCCGATGGGTGAATAATTAAATTTTTCATGACATAAAGATAGGCAAATTACTTTGCCCATCCACATTTAATTCATTATTCCTATTATGTTTCGCCTCCACCACTTTGCAAAGCGAGTATTGGGATTTTTAGTTGATACTGATTCTCCAACTACTAACCCTATTGTAAATAGTGCTGATAGTAAACACAATAATATTAAAATTTTAAATAATGCCATTACTATAGTTTAATAATTGTCATCATAATCATCATCATTATTCATAAAGTCTTCATCAAGTGAAGATTCGGAATAAATCAATTCCCCTAGGTCATCTAGTTCTTCATAATACGATTCTAAAGTATAAATGAATTCTTCTAGATCAAAGTTATCAGGGTGGCCATTATGATTTAACTCATTGTTTGCTACTAGGATTAGCTCCTTTAAGACATCTTTAATTTCCATTTTTAATTTTGTTTTTTCTTGCTATAAATATGTTGATAAAATTCTAACAATGTACCATCAAATTGAAGCATTTCTTCTTCTAGTTCTTCTTTTTCCATTCTAAATTCAATCCAGAAATCTTTATACATTGCCTCTAATATTTGAGCTTCTTCTCGCTCAAAATCTACAGTTAGTCTGCGTATACGTTCACTATGTAAACCTCTCAATTCATGTACTAATGCTATATCTGTTACATCTTTGATTGCGTCGTTTTCTAATTTCCTCTCCCACATTAACCACCAATGATAATCACTTATTTCATAATCACCATTTTTAATTTTGCTTTCAAGTGGTTGGTATTTATGAAGTGGACTTTTACTATTTTTAAAACGCCTCCACCAATAATACGGATTGTATTTTGTTGGAGTGTAGGTTGCTATACGTTGACTTAATTCCATCCGTTTTCAGTTTTTACTTGATCAATATGTTTACATTTTCGAGAATTACCTGACCAGCCAAATGCAGGACAAGTACAACTCCATCTATTGTCTTCATTTTTAACTGTGTATTTTTTACCTTTACTACCATCAACCTCCTGTTCAAATGTATTTTTGAACGCTTCGTTTTTAGTATTTCTATCTTCTTTTCTAAACCACACTATATCTTTATAGGTGAAATGGTTTGGAACCTCTACCCATCCATCTTCAGATGTAATAGCATATTTCTTTTCAGGTTCTTGAATTGAATTAAATAATACTGGTACTCGCCAACTATGAATAACTAATTTATCCCCACCAATAATAACTGACATAACCTTTAATTTTAGTACGTTGTAAATGTACAAACGTTGCTCTGCCTATTCAAAGTCCCTAATTGCGATTACCTTTGGAAAGCGAGGGATACCATCCTCAGTTAATTCAAAGTATTTAACTGTTGCTTGCTTACCAATCAAATCATTTCGTTGTAGCAACTCAGCTAAGTATTCCCAATCACCATTAACAGCAGACTCAAACGGTTTACCATCAATTTCAAATTGCAATTTACCTACTTTACCTGTTAAGTTACCTTTACCTTCAATCACACCCAATATTGTAAACTCAGCGTCACTGAATGTTTTATGTTTTAGAAGTGATTTACTACGTTTATTCTCATATTTGGAATCAGTTCTTAATATCTGTCCCTCATAACCCAAATGCATGTAATCATAATAATAAGCTAATAAATCGTTTTCATTATCGATTTGATCAGTTTGTACTATAACACAGCACTCTGGTAGTTTTAATTTGAATAATGATTTGAATCGTTGAATGAACGTACCACCATTGCTTGGTAAATCATAAATGTGGTATTGAATACAATCAGCACTTAACTTCAAATCATCTCTAGTTGGTTTAGTTTTGCGAACACAAGATATAATTGTGTTAAAGTCAGCTACTGATTTGTCAGCATATAATTCACCATCAAGAATTAAATCTGGGTCTTGTTCGAATAACGATCTAAGTGAATAATAGATATGGGGTGCTGAGATAATTGGTTTACCATTTCGAGACCACATTCCATCTGCTCTAATGATACATCTCACACCGTCTAATTTTGGTTGGCCAAAGATAGGGAATGTAATCTTATCTTTATAGTCCTCATAGTCATGAGCCAACATTGGTTTGAAATATACTGGTGTGTCTATTTTATTAATGTCTTCCCAATAACCTAGATCTTTGCGTTTGGTATACATTGCTTCTACTTCAGCATGAGCTTGTTGTTCATCAGTAGTAGAATTTTTCTTACCAACGTTTTTAGCCTTACAACACGTCCATTCAGATGTTACTTTTTGACCATCTGAGAATCCACTTATTGTTCTAAAGCAATTACCTTCGATTTCGGCTTGCCATGTTGATACTTTTCCAGTAACGGAACGTTTGTATAGAATTGGATACATCATAACTTTTAATTTTAGAACGTCAATGTACGCTTAGAACTTTACCTCCCAAAACTGCCACCATTTTCTCTTCTTAGGAGTTTTAGGTTCAAATGGTTTTGTATTGTCATAACAATTGATAATACCCCCATAACGAGCAGCCATCATCTGTATCATTGTAGAATGCCATTCAGATGGAATTTTTTCGAAATCAGCTTTAATTTCAACAATCAATTCAACCTGCTTATCTCTCCCTGTTAATAATACTAAATGATCATTCATTTGAACAATCTGAGAAGCCTTCATTGTTATTTGTTGACCCTTACCTATGGATATCGATCCGTTATTTTCTAATTCCCACATATTACTTTTTCGGATTTACAATTATTTCTAAATTATTATCTTCAAATCTAAGTCCAACAACTTCACCACCATACTCTGCAGCTTCTACTTTTTCTAAGAACTTCTTTAAATCAAATGCTCTTATAAAGAATCCACCTTTGGCTTCCCCATCGGTGAAATCTTCCTTCCAAAATACTTGTCCGTCAAACATTAGTATATTATTTAAGATTAAAGATATGATTCTGCTAATTCAAATAATTGCTCGTTCAATTGGATATCCTTTTGGAAGTTCTTTACTGATCTAGCCTTACGACCACCAGATGTATATGAACCACCTAATATTTTCTCTTGAACACGATTGAATACAACCCACAAATCATTACCTTGATCCTCAGTACGTGTAGCACTAAGTACATCCATGATATTAACTGTTTTCTTAGTTCTTAACTGAGATGCTTTGGTTGCAAAGTCATTCATTTCAACTTCAGTTAATGTTTTAGCTTTGAATACATTAATCTTATTTACCAACCCTGGTAATTTAGCAATAATCTCATTAATCTTGGTTTGTAATGATTCGAAGGTATAATTGGTATGTCTAATAGATACATTATTAAAATCAGCATCACTGATTACCAACCCATTACTACATACTAATCTGAAGATACCAACTCTGAAATTGAAAGCGGCTTTACCATCATGAGAATTAGTTAATAGGATTTGAGGAAACGAATCGTCTCCATTTTCACCCTTAATCATAATATCAGGATTGCGGAACACAACTAAGTGTTTTTGGAAACCTTTGTACTTACGAGATTTAACCTCTTGTACTTTAGTTACTACCCAACCTAAATTCATTAAATCCTCTACTACACGTGATGTAGGAGTTTGTACATACTTGTCTGACAAGTGAGATGCTTTTTCAGTTGTAAATACTGACGGTGCAATTACCTTGATGTTTTCTAAACTGTAGTTCATAACCTTTATATTTTAAATATTAATTTTTACGTTGTAAATATACGTTGACAGCCTTGCCCGGCCACCTTTAGTTTAATACTCCTAAGCGAGCATAAGCAATCGCTTCACTGTATGCTTCCATTTCATCTAACGATTCAGGTTCATACATTTCATCAATTTTAGCTACGATTTCTTCTTTATCAACTCCTCTCAATGTGAGCGATCGGGTCCAGTTCTCTATCTCCAGACATTTAATCTGCAATTCTGCTATCATAACCTTTAATTTTTAAGTACGATGTAAATGTAATCGAAGGGCCCTGCCCATCCAAACTACATTTCTCGCTCTTTTTGTTTGCGTCTCAATACGATCCACTGTTCTTGCTCAGCCAATGAAGCGCCTCGTCTATTTAAATCATCCCAACTCTCCTGGCTTAATGGCACTTGTTTCTTTTTCTTGTTTAATACTCTGTCTAACTTTTTACTTACTTTGTCTTGAGCTTCGTCTCGAGTTTGAAATGCCATATTTTATTATTTGACGTAAATGTACGACTCTTATTTTGCCATCCACTTTCCACTGCTAATCAATTCAAATTCATCTGTATTTCTATCTATGAACTGCCATGTTGCTGATTGTAGAGTAAAGTATTCATTAATGTGGCTTAATACTTGATCAGGGGTAAATTCAGAACAACTATATAAATCAAACTGAAACATAGGTAATTCTAAAGCATCCCATACATGAATCGAAGCATGTGATGTTGCTAAAGTTACTGTACCTGTTATTCCTTCATTTCCAGGTTCATTAACATATATTGAGGTAGGACCAGCAACAACTACCATTCCTACTTTACTTACTAATTCTCGAAGCCAGTCATTTAATAATTCTTCTGATTTGGGTGGGTTAGTGATGTAACCTTTCACTAATAGGTGTAAATGGTTGGGTACAAACATTATTCTTGATTATTTTTTATTGATGATCAGATGGTGGGCAAATCATTTCTAATTCACTCCACTTAAATTTAGGTTTTTCATTTAAGAATACATAGCATTTCCATTTCTTTTGTGTTTCGAAATAGATATGTTTCTGAAGATGTGAGGGGATTGCTGCGTTTGTAGGTATTCTTTTTACAGGATTATCAAAATGAACTGTAATTAATACTGTTAAATTTTCAGCATCATCCCACTTTCTTTCTTGTTCCTCTAATAATCTCCATTCACCTCTATTAAGGTATTGGTCTTGTAGGATACAATTTAGGTAGGAAAATGTTTGCTTTAAATTTTCTTGATTATCAGAAAATGTAGCAGCTGGTGCTCCATGTCCTTTATCGTAGATGTTTGCTTTGTAGTCATCCGCATCTGATGTTTTGATGTTTGGTTCCTTATAGAAATCCATTGAACCTCTATTTACATTCGTGGGACGGTTTGTTGATCTATATTTAATTTTAAGAGGTTGTTCTAAACTTTGAGAATAAAGAACTTCAAATACATTATTTTTGATTATAATGTTTTGTGTAATTGGTGTTATACCTTGACTATAAGATACAACAGCTACTAATGTTAATAGTAGGGATATTAGGCATTTTTTCATGCCTATAAATATATACGATTAGCCTATTTTATTACCCAATCAGTTAATAATGATACTATAATGGTAATAACCATGCAGATCAAAGCAAACACAGCAAATGAATTACTATCTTCTACCTGATTGTCTCTTTTACCTTGATTTCTATTCACTTAAGTGTTCTTTAATCGATTCATAATACTCTTCACGTAAACGCCTAACGGCTGCCTCAGCACTAGCTACACCCGCCTTAAACATTTGTTCCTGATCCCCGTACCCACGCTCATTAATTGCTTTAAATACTGCTTCGAATACTTCAAATCCAAATAAATTGTTACCTAGCGCTTGATACTTATCGCTCATATTAGAATCGTTTTGATAAATTAATAATATATTCTTCTTCTTCTTTAGTTAGCTTCCACCCATTTCCAAACAATTTATGTAGTGCTAAATTAAAATCATCTGTACTTTCATCTAATGTTCTTCGTTCTACATGGGCTGCTGCTTTTACATGACCATCATTTGTAATAACACATGATTGAGAAATATAATCATTATCTTGCATTGCTTTAAATAATGCTTTTCTATCATAGGTTCCCATCCCCCAGATAATATCTTCAATGTCTATATCAATACTAATTGAGTTCATAATTTATTAGTTAAAATTGAAAAATTTTTGTTTTTGATTTAATGGTCTTTGTACTACTACTCGTTCTTTTGGTTTACGGCCTCTAGACTTAACGATACGATCTTCATCTTGACCCCAATTTGTTTCTCGTACTTGTTTATAGAAGCGTTCACGAACATGCTTCATGTATTCCTCATCTAATCCAAATTCGTTTTCCATAACTGTTTATTTAAATAGGAAAGGTTGCCTACTAACACCTCACACCCGAATTGTAGGCAGGTCGGGTCGCTTAACCTTTCCTTTAATTTATATAATCTAAGACAAGTTCTTCGCCCCAACACATTCTTTGTAATGTTTTAAATTTAAGTTCATTATCTAGTGGTTTTGCTTCTTTATAATCACTACACCACACTGATTTCCCACCATATGCTAACCCACAAAAATATTCTAATTGTGAATTCATTACAATAAATTCTTTACGCTTCTCTTTTTTCTTCCCTGTCATCTTGAATTAGTTGTGAATTTGTTTCTAATATGTTTGCTATTGAATGTACGATCTCTTCGGGTCCAAAAGTGGTTTTCCAATCAAATTCATCTGATACTTTATTTACCCACTCCATGTAAAGTTTATACAATTCGTCTCTATTAATTTTCATAAATACAATTACTAAATTTTAAACCCCACATAAGTGATATCATTCCCATTTCTCTTTCAGCCCACTGTTTATTATACCTGAATCTCTTTTTCATTTCCCTAATCCCCCATTCTTTCCAGGTATCATTTTGCTCCACAGTCATTGTCCATTGAGCATACCAATCATCTTTTCTATCTTTAATATCATCAAATGTAACAGTATGTCCTGCAATCTCAAACATTTTATTGATTACATCCACAATAAAGATATCTTTTTTTTCCTGAAGTGTTAATCTTTTAGCCATTTTGATTTGAGTATTTTAGTATAGTAATCTGTTGTTACTGGTTCTTCATTATATCTGCTTGAAGTCCATGTTTGTGGAGCTTCTTTTCTACATTGTTCTATTCTCTCTCTCTTTGATTTGGTTTTATCAGTAGCATACTCATAATATAACCATGGTTCCCAATAGTGGGAATGATATGGACTGTAAAATGTTAATGCAATTTGATATCCGAAAAATACGAACGACAATACTGGATTCCACTCATGTCTAAAATCCTCAGATGACCATTTTGTTTTCCACCCTAACCCACAGTAACTAAATCCGACTTTAAGAGGTACTGGGAAAGTATAGTTTAATTTTTCATGAAATAATTCTCCAATTGATTTTATTTTACGTGCATGTTCAGGATTAAGTTTGTTCCATTTTTCTTGTTGTTCAATCTCCTCACTAGCTGCTTTATATGCTAGTTCTGGTGTTGCTTTTACCCATTTACGAGGTAGGAAGTATGGAGTACCCACCTGTGTTTTACCAGCGTATAATTTAACTTTGAATGGTTTGAATGGACTATTCAACGCCTTTAGCCATCTCAAATCGGTAAGAATGTATTTTAGTTTCATAACCTTTATTTTAATTCTCCTAAAGATACGTCTCCATCTTTGACAATCAAATATTGTCTTGGTATTGTGTCTATAAAATAATAACGACCACCAGTGGATTTACCTTCAATATCGATTTGTCTTTGACCTGTATGGCCTACTACTTGTCTAATCTTAGTACGTAATGTATCGTAATTAGCTTTCATTAATGATTTAGGTCGAATCCAAATTGGACCTTGGAATGTCTCATCACCATAACCTCCAGTACCATACACTTGATCTCCAATTTGTTTATATGAACGATATCCTATTTTAAGGGGTTGATACTTGAATAAATCATTTAAGTACATAGCTAGATTAGGTACATCCCACATTACAATACTATCATTTAACCATTCACTACTTACACCAGCATGAGTAACTAAGAAATCATCAAACTGATAAGCTAGTTGTAAATGGTTTCTGTTAATATCAACAATATGTTGAATTGTAGGTGCCATTCTAACTTGGTAACCCGAACAGCCATTTTCCCCAATTTCAGGGAAATAATGATAATCATGATTACCAATCAACAGTATAACTTCTTTATCTGTTGTAGTTTTAAATTCAATAATATCTTGAAAATTTTGGCATTGTATTAAACCAGGAACATCAAATGAATCAAAATAATCACCTACAAAGATGAATCTATCTGCGTCTTGTTCTTGATTAATAATTTGTTTCCATGCATCACGACCATGGATGTCTCCGATTATCACTGTTTTCATAACTTGAATTTAATAACCTATTTTTGCCACTACCAAATCTTCCACCAAGGTTTCTTAGTTTCGGGTTGTGATTTTGCTATTTTGAAAGGACGATTGAAAAATAAATTAGCATTACGTACAATGATTAATCTTTCAGATGTATCTAATTTACTTATGTCAATATTAATTTGAACGTACGTTTCAACACCATGTGCTGTAAATGTTGTTGTAACAACACAATATTCTTTTCCTTTAATATTAATTGTACGTGTCATAGCATATATAAATATATGCTCCTATTGTTTTATAGAAACCATGTCACTTGAGTTGTATATTTTATCTCCCAATCCATCAACAATTTTTATTCCTAAAGAATCACAAATCATTTTTTCAGGAATCTCATTTGCAAATCTATCTCCCCCCTTTGTAAAAATAATTTCAGACTCGGGATCTAGAGATTTAATTTTATTATAAAGTAACTGAATTGTTTTACAAACACTACTATCTTGATCAATTGATATTTTTACATGATCAACATATCTGATAGATTCAATAACGGTTTTACGGTATTGTTCGTTTTGGAACGAAGGTATCCCACGTTTTAGTTCTGCTTGTTTATCATTATTTACTATAACCCACAATTCATCAACAATTTCTTTAGATAACATTAAACATTCAATATGGCCTGGATGGATTGGGTTTCCATACATTGAGGTTATTCCGTGTTTCATATCTAACCAGAAATATTTTATTCAGTCTCGTGGTTCATAAAATTTACAAACTGAAGAGCAGCATTAGGATTTACTTGTTGTAAATGATCTAAAGTTAATTCATACCTATCAAGTTGTACATGATTTATAAAATTTTCATCACGTAAACTATCTACAGTGGATTGTAATGTTTTTACTTCAACCTTAAATTGATTAATTCTTTCGTTCTGAAAGTAAATGGTTGTTAATAGTGCTAACAGTGAACATGCTGTTAGTATTGGGTTTATATACTGTTTCATAATACATTATCTTTATCTTCTTCATCGAATAAATCATATCCTTTATAATCAGGATGGTTTTCTTTCATAAAATCAATTCCTACCACCCATCTCCAAGCTATCAAAGCGGATGCTAATACTATACTGATTATTGCTATTGCCATTTTATTGTTGTTTATATAATTAATCCCACCATCTTTCAATATTTTCTTCTAAAATACTGAATAATAATTTTTTTGCTCTTAAATGATTTATATGACTCATGTTAATAGCGATTCCATCCTTAGTGTCTTTTGAGAATGGAGGATTATCCATTTTGTTTACCGCTACCCAAATACGAGGATATTTTACAAAATAATCATCAAAATTTTCAGATATTTCTTTCAAATCCAATTCATAATTACCTGGATGGGTTGGACTTGGAGTAGTTATAAATTCTGTTTGATGATAATTACTATATTCATGTAAATAATATTGTGATTGTATTTTTTCAATTAAACGAGTACATAACATCATTATCTCAGCATCACGTTTAGCACTGACGTGTCTATTGTGATAACCAATGTATTTAGATTGATTCTTTAATTTGAATTTTAATATTTCCCAAATGTAATGATCATCCCAATCTTGATCTTTCCAAATAATTGGAAACCAACGAATTAGGTTACGGATACGTTTAAAGAAGCGTTTGATCTTATACATGACATAAATGTAAAGCAGAAATTTGGCCCAACCAAATTAATGGTGGGGCCAAAATAACTTACTTAGTTACAGTTGTATCATTAGGTGCGATACATTCTGTTGAATCTGTTACTACTGCTGTAGTGTCAGTTGATACTGCTGTTGAATCAGTTCCTTCAGTTGAAGTACCTTTACCACCACATGCAGTCAAAGCTGCGATTGCGAAAATTGCGATTACTTTTTTCATTTGTTTGTTTTTGTTTAATAAATTTATTTGATGTAAATATACGATTGAGGTTTTGACCGAACCAATTTTATAGTTGAAGTCTTGAACCTATTAGAAAGAAACTTAATATTGGAGAGCCAGGTACCGTTGATACACTAGCTTTATAATCAATGTTAAATCCAAATCTTTTGCTCAATTTAAGACTGTATCCTGTGCCCACCAAACTCATTACATTATAATTCCAAGTACTTCCTAACTTACTGTTGTATGTGTATGGAGAGGCCATTAAGAACACTCCTGGAGATAAGGTTGATTTTCTGCTTATTTGATATGGTTTAGTCCAAAATGCTGTAGCTGATGACATCATTGAGTATGAATAACTATTTTCAGCTAATTTCAGTTTAATATTAATAATAGATAAGTTATACCCATATGTTCCATATTTCGGGTGAGGCACAACATGGGTGAAACCACCAAAAGTCATATGTGTACCTGCTACGTAAGCAACGGTATATGAATAGGCATCTATTGATTTGAGTGCTCCGTTTTTAAAATTCATCGTGCTTTTATTAGCAGATAAAGCAAATGATTTAAAATCCATCCAAATCATACTTGATACACCCCAACTAGATTCACCTGTAGTTGATGCTTGAGACATACTTAATGACATGACAGGTGTAAACCCACCAGTGGGATTTTGAGCTACAGTTAAATCAGAACCCAACATTATTGGATTCATTTTAACTTGTTTCTTTTCTTCTTTTTTATCCTCTTTCTTTTCTTCTTTAGATTCTTCCTTTTTTTCTTCTTTCTTTTCTTCTTTAGACTCAGATTTACTTTCTTCTTTTTTCTCTTCTGATTTGGATTCAGACTTAGATTCAGATTTACTCTCTGACTTTGATTCGCTGCTTGAACTGCTGCTTTCGCTTTTCTTTTCTCCACCAGAATTTGATGAAGAGGAAGACCCAGAAGATGAAGACGATTGGGAAGATGATGATGAGGATGAAGAGGATGATGATTGGGTAGATGTACCACTCGAGGTAGCTGCTCCTGAACTTGCTGCTGACGCTCCTGTAGATGCGGCTCCTGAAGCTGCTCCACTTGCTGCTCCTGAGGCTGCATTTGATGCTGCTGAACTTGCTGCTGATGATGCTGCTGAGCTTGCTGCTTGAGATGCTGCTTGTGATACTGTATTTTGTACTGTTTGTGTTACTACGGGTGCTGCTACGGGACATGCTAGTGAATTATAGTAAGCGTAAGTTGTTTGGAGCCATATTTGTAATTCTCCACTTGCCACTTGTGCTGGAGTAAATGATCTTACCTGTCCATAAAATGATACTATTGAGTTACCATTTACTATGGTTGTAGTAGCAATTTTAACTTGACCTGAACATTTATCAATAAAAGTTTGAGTATAAACCTGCCCACTTGCTGTTTTAGCAAATAGGAAAAGGGTGATTAATAATAAACTTATTAACCATTTTTTCATTAGTTTGGAAATATGCCTTTCTTAACCATTCTATCTAAAATTCTAGCACAAGCGATATCTAATGCTTTCTTTGTTGCTATAGAAATAGTTGATTGATTGAATTTCATTTCATCCACAGTTGCATCTGATAAGAATGTTAATTCTCTAGTTGTAGTGGCTTCACCTAAACCAGATGCTGCAAACACAACACCAGTCTCAGCATTAGTAAATCGAACTTGTAAACCAATACGAGTTACCATCATGTTTTTAACTCCATCTTTTAGGTTGATAGTTTCATCTTCAGATACTGAGTAATCATAACATTCGATTGTAACGAAGTATTCAGCTAGATTAATTTTACCTCGACCATCTAATTTATTCTCAGAAATACCTGCTTGTGATGCTTGGAATTGCTTAACCATTCTGTTTTTAATTTCTGTTTTATCTTCAGTAAATTTAAAACGATTAAGGTTCTCTAAATATTCCATTGAAATGTTAGCTACACCTAAACCAACTCTTTTTTCTTTTAATTCAGGATACATCTCATACATTTCATCAGATATACCTGCCTTTAAGATTTGAATTGGGATTTGTTTACCTTCATAATCCATAAAACGAGAAATATCAATCGCAGTTTCGAATGATGCTTTATATTGTTCAGTTTTTGTTGAACCTACGTTTTGAGCCACAGCAATGTTGCTTAGTAAAAAGCAACTTAATAATATAAATAAATTTTTCATACATGTTTTAAATTTAAAAAAGGGAACCGAAGTTCCCTTTAGTTTTGTTTTTTTAATCTTCTTTCTTTTTATGAGAGAATTTATCGAATGTATCAGCACCCATTCCAATCGCGGTAATTACCATTACTGCGTTTACTAATTCAGCTGATGGAGCAAAATCAGCATGTGAAAATGAGTTTAACATCATTGTAACACATAAGAACATAGCTCCTACAAATGCGATAACCGGTTTTACTGAAGTTGATCCTCTTTCATCTTTGAATAGATCAATAACCCACTGTTTGAAATTCATACTTTTAATTTTTAATGGTTAGTGAGATTCGTCGTAAGCATCTTTCAATAAACCACACTTTTGACACTCTAATTCACCGTCATTGTCTGAGTCACCCCAAACGTGTTCACAGTATCTATGTGCTTTCATTTCATGCTCTAATTTTAATTTAGCCATTTCTTGCTCATGTTCTTGAGCATCTTTAGCCATTGCTTGATTATGTTCTTGTTGATCAGCTGCTAATTCATGGTTTTGTTTATTTTCAACTACAGCTAAATCTCTAGCTGCTGCAGCACCTGCTACAAATGCATCTGGGATCAATGGAGTAACTGGTTTGTTTGTTTCTTTCATATCATTAGTATGACCTAAAGTAACACCATCTTCTTCATCCATCTTCTGTACTAACATTTTATCTTTGTCAGTATCACTGAACCAGTAATCAATAATCTTACCATAACTACCAATGAAGGCACCTAACAATAACATTAATAATTCTTTCCATGCTGCTGCCATTGGTGTTTGTCCCACAACAGCAGCAAAAATACCTGCTATTATTAAAATAAACCCACCTAATACCATTGCTGTGATGTACCATCTTCTGGCCATCATCTTGTTTAATAATTCTTTAAATCCTGTGTTTGGTTGCATATCTAATTTTGTTTATAAATTACCACTTAGGAGCTTCTTCCTTAAACTCATCACCCTCTTTTTTCTTAGCAGGTTTAGCTGCGGGTTGAGCGGCTGCTGGCTTTTCAACAACTCTTTCTTTAATTATAGTAGTTCCACCTGCAGATTGTTGTTGTTGATTTGAGTTAGTAATGTTAATTACTGGAGCTGGTGCTGTAGCAGGAGCTGCTTCTTTATCACCACCTGTTAATTGAGTTACACCCCAAGTTCCTAAACCCATAACTGCTGTTGTAGCAACACCAATAATAGTCTTTTTTAATCCAGACCAAGTACCATCATTGTTTTGTTCTAATTCTTCTGACATTTTATTTAAATTTATAGTTTGTTAAAATCTGTTATTCCTAATTCAATACCTTTAGAATCGTATAATCCAATTCTATAAGCAGATGAAGGCAATGCTGATGTATATACTTTAAGTAAGTTATCACCTGCTTTAACCACTACGGTTTCTTTTGATACGACTCTATTGGAGATATCAAAAATCTTAATTGTAACGGATTGTGCTGTTTCTAACTTAACATTCATAGCAACTTCAGTTGTCACGAATGCTGATTCTAGTTTAAGTCCAACTGCATTTTGGATTTGCAATTCTTTTTTAACTTCTAAAACAGGTTCAATTAAATCATCTTTATAACATCCAGATAATCCAACTGCTAGTAATACTACTACAAGTAATTTTTTCATTTTAATTAATTTTAATGGTTGTTTTAGCTATTTGAGTTCTAGACCCATCTTCTAATACTAAGTATAAATATTGAGACTGTATTGAACTCGTGTAAATCTTCTTTATATTTTCGCCCGTTTTACCAGTGAATCGTTCTCTACTAACAACTTGGTCATTTTTCTTATCAATCAGGGTTAATGTATATACTCCTGGTGATGGTAAATCAAAATGTATAGATTGTCCATCAGTTACACTACTCTCAGATACATTAAATATCTTTTGAACAGGGGTTGGAGTTGGTTCTATTTCCATTTTAGTACACCCCACTAATAAGACCACAAATATTAGTAATATCTTTTTTATCATTTGATTTTTACTTTTAATTGTTTACCAGCTTTATTAACAGCATCTGTTGTTGATATTGATGTCAACCCTAATATATCAGATATATTACCTACGGGAGTGAATATAACTCGATATTCAGTTGTCTTATCTAATACATCTCCACTTGTTATCAATGATCCTATATTAATTAAATTACCTTTATCAGTTCCAAAATTAGTAGGATTACCTTTTGTTATAAATTCAACTTTTTCAAACTTTAATCTAGTATTATCATAATTTAATTGAAATTGTGTACCTACTAATTCTTGTTGTAATGGGTCTACTGATAATATAATTATAACCTTATTATTTATAATTTCACCTATAGTTGATACATTTATTTCATTTATAATAGCATTACTCATTAAACTCATAGTTCTAATTGAATTGCTACTAACATTAGTAATGCTTTGTTGAGCTGAATGTGATTGGTTTACATCACCTAACCAAGTTACATTTATGTTGTACGTATTATTCATTCCACTTAAAGTAAATGGAATTAAATTACGAGTTGAATTAAATTGAGTTCCCCAATTGCTCGTTGTTATAGCATCATAATCTGATTTATTGTATAGCTTTATTAAATTTGTTAGAGTAGTATTTTGGGTAAGTGATTGAGTACCTGTTAAATGTTGTAATAATTTGTATGTGTCATTTTCATTAAATACACCATTACCATCAACATCAGCATTCATATATTGAATACCATTTGTTAAGCCTAATCCACTTTGATTACCAAATATACCTCCATCTGCTAATTCCTTAAATGCTAGATAAACATCTGATACACCCACAATGTTATTATATAATGTATTCAATTCAGTTTGATTAGTATGAGATAATTCTATCCCATGTTGTTTAAACATCATATTAGGTGTGAATGTAAATTCCGCTCTTAATCCCCAGAAAAATCCAGCTCGTCTTATACTAGATGTAAATGATGAGCCTGAGAAATTAAGTTCTGTTGGTGATGAAATCCAATAAGCTGCCCATGTTCCATCATCCCATTGATATGTTACAGGCCCATTCCATAAATCAAATAACTGTAAACTTGTAACATTACTTGCTGAGGTGCCTTGTGGAAATTCTCTCTTATCAATTAAAATTTGGTATCGTTGATTTTGAGGTTCATAATCATACACCACACACCACTCTACTTCTCCACCTGTTGTTGTTGCTCTTACTCCCTCACCACTTACTTTTACTGTATCTAAATCATTTGTTAAATCTACTTTACCTAATCCACTTAATGCTCTTGATGTATTTGTTGTTACACCCCATGTATTATTTACAAACGTATTTGCTTTTGATGTAAATTTTGTTTCATCAACATTACCACCAAAATCAAAATTAAATCTTGCAGTTAATACATCTCCGTTTGTATGTGTTACTGAGTTAGTGTAGAATTCAGTGAATGTTGCATCATCTGGGTTGGTCCAAGTTCCATATTCAATTACATACGGATTTGAAAAATGATTTGGTAAATCGTTCCATTGAGAACCATTCCATTTAGTTACTGCATAATCTTCGTTACTACTATTGTTTGGTTCACCGGGTGCCCAGTTATTATACTGCCCTTGAATGTTTCCGGCAAATTGTCCGTTTGATGTTTTGATTAAAGTTCCTGCTTCCGGGCCAGCATCGATTCTCCATTGACCTTCGACTAATTCATCAGTTAACGCAAACCAAATATTACTTTGAGGCACATTATTAAAAATAAATGCATCTTCATCTGCTGAAGTGATTGTTACTAAATATCCTCTTTGTCCTTTAAATGTTGTATTTAATGATGCTGATCTTGCGTTTGTATAAGTTGCTCCGGTTGTTATTGGTCTATAAAAGTGTCCGTTTACACCATTGTAATAATATCCTACTGGATTGACTGTTGCTGCCACAGATAATGCAACATTACCTCTTACCGAACCTGTATTTACTTTTAAAGATGCTAATGCCGTATTAATACTTACCATCGTTCCAGTAACTACTAATCGAGTTTTATTACCTGTTAAAGTGAATCCACTTGCCGCTGTTAGACCTGTTGTTGTAGTTAAATTAAATGTTGTACCAGTTGGTGGATTAACTAAACTAATTGATGCTAATAAAGTTGCAGTAGAATTAAATCCACTTAATACAAACCCACTAGCATCTTGTCCTGATGTAGATTGTGTAAAAGATTTAGAGTCCGGAGCAGATACACTCTGTCCGAACCCTAAAAATGATGTTAATAAAAATAATGTAACTAATAGATATTTCATTATTCTATTATTAAGTCTATTTTATTTCCTTTAGCATCTACCGCATCTGATAATACAAAATAGAATAAACCTGCAGTATTTGTTAATTGTACTTTAGGGGTGAATATTAATTTATATGGTGTACCAATTTTGATTCTTGCTGTTTTTAATTGATCAATAGAACCAAATGTTAATCTACCATCATTATGAGTTGAAAAGTTAGTAATAGTTGAACCTGAATCAAATATGATATTGTCTAATGTTAATTTAGATTCATCATAATTCATTATCACTTGTAACCCAGCTAATTCTGCTTTAGTTAATGTTGTTGTTAATATTACTTTACCATTTTCTAATGTAGATGTTACACTTAATTTAGCAGTTTCTACAGCTTCAGTTCTATATGCCATCACAGGTGTTGAACTCATTGATTTTTTCAAATTCACTTCACCATTAACTGAGTTGGTATACAATCCACTACTAATTCTAGTAGCAATTACAGCAGGGTCTGATGAGTGTGACCAGTTCAAATCACCACCCCAAGCAAATACGGCATGTACTTCTTTTATTGGTGTATCAATTAATACTTTATTTTTAGCAACACCATCTAACCAACTCTGGTTTAATAGTCCACTTTGCCATCTTACTGATGTTGAGGTTGATGTTGGGATCATTGCTACTGAACTCATATTTTGTCCCATTACGTGAGCAAACAATGCATATGAATCGGATTCGTTAAATGTATTATCATTTAGTGTTACATTACCTACTCTAGTTTCTAAATTAGGGTAAGTAAAGAAATTAGGTGTTCCACTAATATCAGTTTGAGAATGTCCTAAAAATGCTTTGTATGCATCTGATACTGTTATGATATTATTCATCCAAGCTTTAGTCATTGATGGACCAACAAATACACCAACCGAATCACCAACTTTAACTTGTGTTGTAAATAATGCTTCACCACTACCATCTAAGGGTAATTGAGCAATAGGTTGTTTTGTCCAATCAATATTACCATCTGTTTTAAGTGGCATTAATTGAACATTGTGATCAGTAATAGTATACCCTTGTGGGAACAATACTTTAACTTTGAATTGAGATGTGTTACCTGTTACATTTGTTAATGATAAATTAGTAGCACTACGAGTAATTGGAGTAATTGGGGAAGAAGTATCATTTACTGCATAAGCTAAATCCAATTTATGAATATCATTGTAAGTGTTTTGGTCTTTTAATACAAACTTCTGTGTTGCAATATCACCATTCACTGCAGCATCTGTTCTTTGAACTGTTAATTGTCCAACATTCCAATCATTATTTACGGCATAACCCCAAGGAGTTGCTTGATATTGTCCAGATAAATTAGTTTCAGCAACATTTGCTGCAGGGGTAAATCTGTAATTATTCCAACCTGTAAAGAATGTTTGAACTGATGTACCTTGTGAGAATACTGTACTATTTGGTACCATCGCTAATGCCTTGTTATTAAATGAGTATCTCAACCAAAAATAACGAGGTGTTGTTGTTCCTCTAGCTATTGTGTATTTTACAGTTAAAGTATCACCAACTTCATAAGGTGGGGCTGGAGTAACTGATTGTGATACAGTAATCTGACTAAATGATGTTAATGATGTTAGGAATATTCCTAAAAATAATAATAATTTTTTCATGATTTTATTTTTCAAATAATTTTGTGACTAATTTATCACAACCTTTTTTGAGAGCATTACTTAGTGAAGTTTGATTAAATTTACCACCTTCATCCACAAGTAAAGTAGACATGGAAACTTCAGATGAAGATTCTTCAACAATAATTTCTTTTTCTTTTATACCATCTTTATATAAGATTCCTTTTAAACGAATAATGACTTCTTCTTCACCTTTATGGAAAACTGAAATATTTTTCTTAGTAGTTAATACATCTAAATAAACAATTTCGACACGTAATTTGTTTGTAGCGTCTGATGATATATTATAGCCTTTATCTTGTAAAAATTCTTCTAATACATTCTTAACACCAAATTCTAGATTACGATTACCTGCTAATTTACCAACAACTATTTTATTAGTAACTTTTTCAACATAGATATGTTCATCTGCGTTATACCAGATATTACCTGGGGAATTTTTAAATGTACCGTCAATTTTATGACTAATTGCATTAGACATTTGTAAATTTTCATCATAAGATTTAAAAATTTGACAATATACAAAATACAATTGTACTACTAATGCAGCTATTACAAGGGATCCTAGTAAATAGAACACACCTAGCGCGAACACATCACGCAGTTTGGTGGCCATGTTTATGGCTATTTGTTTCATCTTCTTTTAATTTTTAATGGTTCGAACATAAATATGCAAAAAAAAAGACAACCATTTCTGGTTGTCTTAAATTGTGGAGGTGAAGGGAGTCGAACCCTTGTCCAGATACGGATTTAATAAATCTCGTTCACAAGCTTAGTTAATTTTTCTAAATTAACAAAATATGAAGTTTGATGTATGTGGGAATCATACTTCCAAATTACCTGGTTGTGGAATTATTTTATGAGGGCTCCACCCTAAGACCCCCTTTGTAGGCACTTCTGTTCCTAGGTTATATGTGCACCGACCCGAGTTGGACTAGGCAGCTACTGCGTAATCCGCACCAACGAATGCCATAGCATCTTCGAAGGTCATTGTAGATAATTCTACGTCATTTATTGTTCGATAGGTATTTACGGATTTCCATCTAACCCGGCTTGCATCAACTATACCAACTCATCGCACCTGTCAAAACCAGGCACCCCCATGTGTTAAATAACTTCTGCTTTTTTCTTTCGTTTTTTGCCTTCTAATATTTTTTGAATATCAGCACACAATTCATATTCTTCTAACTTGATCAAATCATCCATACAATTACTTAACAATTCTTTGTATTGTGATTTCTCAATGTTAAATATCATCCCACTTGTGTCTTTGAATGTAATATCAAATATATCTATTCGATCTTTACCTCGTTTATGAGCACTAAGAACACATCTAACCATTTTAAGTATTAAATCACTATCCCTATCCCTCATCATTTGAAGGAATTGACGATTACTTTCTAACATTAATACCCAACAGGCCATATCCATAATTATTGTACCAGGAGCGGGAATCGAACCCGCACTCGCGTTGGCGAACAAGATTTTAAGTCTTGCGTGTCTACCTATTCCACCACCCCGGCATGTGCAACTTTTGTATTACCCTATGAGTTGCCAACATCGCCGTCATACGATACGGAGAGTTTCATGTTGCCAGAGGAGTTACTCTGTCTTCGTCGTTCCACGTTCGAACGATTGCTGTAGGGGAAGGATTCGAACCTCCACGCGGCGATTCAACAAATGACACTTTTGCTAGCTAGCCTGTGGTCAACCCATTATCATTTGTCTATCTCGAACTCCGCACCCTCGAGACGGGAGGGCATGTCTGCCAAGCGTACGCCTTTTCACCACCCTACAATTCCAGCTTAATAACTATTGTTTGAAATGTCTTTCAAGCGTGGCAATTTTATCTTCAGCATCAACTAACATTGTAAGCGCTTCTTCAGCGTTATTGTAGAAGTCTTTTGTTGAATGATCACCAATACCAGCGGCGTGATAAGACAATAGATCCAAAGTTAATAGAGCTTTTGTTTTGTCAGCTATTGCTGAAGCCATAAGCATGTCGTATAATTCTTTTTTCATATGTGGTTAATTTACAATTTTCTTTTTGCCCGTCCAACATTTTTTCTAAATTTCCTTATGTCAAATAAACGTTGCACGTGGGCCTGGTAGGAATCGAACCTACTACCTTCACATTATGAGTGTGCCGCTCTAACCGATTGAGCTACAGGCCCTTGTTGAGCTCCCACTCGGAATCGAACCAAGTTATCATGATTACAAGTCATGCGCATCGCCTGCAATGCTTTAGGAGCATTAATATGCGGAAAGACAGGGATTCGAACCCCAGATACCTTTCAGTATGCCGGTTTTCAAGACCGGTGCATTCAACCACTCTGCCATCTTTCCTGGAGTGCAGTGGGAGCTAGCTTCCCTGTGGTTACTGCACATTTTATCCACTTTGTACTCAGTACGGGATTCGAACCCGTATTACATCCGTGAAAGGGATGTGACCTAACCCTTAGTCGAACTGAGCAGCTGTTTATTCAGCTTCTACAGAGTCTAGTAAAATTACTTCTGCAATTTTAGCTTCAGATGCTGATTTTACTTCAAACTCATCTTCTCCTCTGCTTACTAAATATTGTACTGTTCTAGCTTCTGCTTCAGTTACTGACTGAGCATCAACTAAATAATTTACATTTTGTTTTTTTACTTTACCTCTATCGTCTTCAGTTGTAAACTGAACTTTTACTTGGAAAAACTGTGCCATGTTATTTTATTTTTTTTGTGTATACTGAATAATCATAAATGTGTGCTCTATATTTGAATAGTGCTTTTTGAAATTTAGTGCGGTTTCTGTAATCTTCTAATGACTCGCTTTCTCTACGAGCAGGACCAATTCCTGAGTAATAATCAATCATGTTATTGTTTAATTTTACTTCATTAGCAAAGAACATCATTTTAGCCATATTTCTAGAGCCAAATGGTTGATAGCCAACTTTGTACATTTGATTTACTTCTTCTGGTAATTCAAAACCAGCGTATTGGTTGTGTAATCCTTCCATATTTTATAACTTTATTTAATGTGAATATACGACGGGCATTATAGGATTCCAAGCGCTTTCATATTTTCTATTTGATCTTCTGAAAGCTGGAAATCCGGTTCCTCTACTTTGAATTTGTTAGTGGTGAAACTCTCAATTTTATCCACTTGATCAGGGGTAAACACGTCACCTATGAATAGAAAATAGCAATTGTAACATAACAATTCTAAATTCTCTAAACGATAATTACGTTTATTATTATCTTTAAAATTAAGTAACAATGGTATCTTGTAATCAGTTACTCGACGCTCACAGAATCCACAATTAGCACAATCTTCAGATATTTTATTTTCATAAATCAATCTATTCTTAATCTTTTCAGGATTAAAATGAGATGGATCCATCTGCCCATTTAATATCTGTTCTAAAGCAGGTTCTTTTTTAACTCCAACTAAATGTTTTGGAATGCCTTTACCAGACTGGTTAAAGTGAGTATCAAATAGAGTTTTACCAGTTTCATCATCTTTATAGAGCTTAGCGTATGCTTTGTAATGAGTATAAGAACAATCTAAGTAACGAGCAGCTGCTCTATTACTACGAGTGTGTCTCATAGCCCTTAAGATATCATCTTTCGAAAACGGTTTTGGTTTCATAACTATTTTTTCTTCTTCTCATTCCCATTTATAACTTGTAATAACATCCACAAATCATCAGGATTTTGCAAGAGTATTTCGTTACCATTAGGATCAACTAAAACTTGTATATTTCCTTCAGGATCAATTCGATCATATAAATAGAAAAATATTAATTCAGATGCTTCTTTTCCAAAATGTAATATAATTAAATTATCAATAGCCTCATAAAATACATCATCGTATTTAGTAAGATCTAATTGAAAATCACCACTTAATAGAAAAGATCTTGTGTTTGCTTGTTCTAGATTAATTATAATTTTATTAAATAATTCTCTAGTAGCATCAGCTTGTGTCTTTTTTCTTCTTGTAAGTGTTGTATCAGAACCTAAAATTAAATCTATTGATTTTTTTGCGTCATCAACATTTCCTTCCATAACTAAATTTGTTTTATTAAATCCCTTATCTCAATACATCTATCATAGTCTTCGTTTTCTACATAGTGCTCTAATAGATTTTCAAGAGTTGGTTGCCATTTCTCTTTTTCTAATTCCAAATATGAAGTTGTACCTGCAATTTGAAATAAAGAAATTGATTTTTTCTTCTTTTTAATTCCGTCTTTTATAGCAAATATTGTTTCCTCTATAACTGCTTTTCTAATTGCAGGATGTGTACTTACTTGTTCATAGGTTGCCCCATCACCAAGTGATATTTTAAACACTGGAATTCTCCTTTTCATATTATTCCTTTTTAACAGTGATTACTCAGCTGTAACTTCTTCTTCTGGCGCTGCAGGGGCTTCTGTTGGAACTTCCTCTGCTGGTTGTTCTTCAGGCATAATTGCCTTTTTAATCATCAATCGGATATCCTGAATAGGAATTAGAAAACCAATAACATTATCAAAAGGAACATCTGTGTCCATATTTGCAGTCATATTAAATTGTTGCAAACCTTGGTTTAATTTTGATTGTAGCTTTTGAGTCATAGCAGCTTTATCATCACCCACTAATGTTTGAGGTAATGCAAATTGTACCTTAATACCCTTTTTTGTTGGGTTATGGTTTACATCTACTTTAAGTTTTGGTTTTATGTTTAAATCTGCCATTATAATATGTTTATATATAAATATTAATTATTCTATGATCTCATCAACAAGACCATATTTTTGTGCTGTTCTAACATCAAAATACCACTCCGCTTGCCTGTCTCTGTGAGGTTGTAATATTTTTGGTGTTAGTTTTGTTTTAGAAATCAGATAAGTATCACATAATTTATCAATACGTTCTGTTTCTTTTAATTCTTGTTTATGAAATGCTACTTTACCATTAATTTCATATGCCGCTTCGTGATACATAAATGTCGAATATTTACTCGCAATTCTGTGATGTCCCGCAGCATATACTATTAAAGCCATTGACATTGCTGTACCATGGCATATAGTATGGATTGGAGTCTGCGAATTATCAATTACATCAATTAAAGCCAATCCACTGAACACTTCCCCACCAAATGAATTAATAATGAGTTTAATTGGTTCTACTGTTTGCTTTTTAGCGTCTTCATTGTTAATCTCATATATATCTTGTATAATTTGATTAACAGTTTCACACTCAATATCCCCCAATGTTATGATCCGACTTAATGGGTCTAATTTGGAACGACGCTCTCTTGACATAATTTATAATTTTCTCTTATAAATATAAGTCCAAATTATTGCTTAAACAAAGGAGGACAGTTAGAATTTGTTTTTCCGTCTCGGTACCCATAGAAACCCCATTTATATTTAAAATATTCATGGCATTCCCTCTCAATTAATCCTTTCTGATATGTTACTTCAGGTTCTACTTTTCTAGTACCTACTGAAACAAAATGATAAAAGTGAGTATTATATGTTCTTTTCATCTCCATCCCCATCATTTCACATTTCATAAAAAATTCCCAATCAACAACCCAAGGACCAGGATATGTTTCGTCCCAACCCCCAACTTGGAGATATTTGGTTTTATTCATGAATATAGGAAGAGTGGAACCACAGTTATCAGATTCTTTTCTATTGATTGTTTCAGTATATTCCCAAAATTTATTAATATCAAATTCTTCTACTGTTCCTAAAGGATGAATTACAAACTGTTGAAATATTCCTGGATTAGGTTCTATTTGGTTTGGAGCCCAAACAATGTTTGGATCATATATTTCTTCTAATTTAACATCCCAATCTTTATCAAATACATTATCATCATTTACAATTAATATCTTATCTGATGATGCATTGTATACTCCAAAATTAGTAGCTGTATTTAATCCTCTATTTTCAGGTAAATTAAGTACATCAATATGTTTAGAATATTTATCTAATACCTCTTTATTAATATCGTAGAAACCATCTACAACAACTATAATTTGGTTTTTATTTGTTTGTCCTTCAATTGCTGATTTTAGACATACGTCTAAAGCGTGAGGTTCTTTATATGTTGGAATTATTACGGATACCATCTTAATGAGTTATATGTTGATAATACCTTAGGAATATACGACTTTGTTTTTGCTTTACCAAAACATTCTACAGCAAAATACCCATCAGCATCATATTTTTCAATTTGAAATCTTGTATCACCTATAGTTTCTCTATCAACTATAAAATTATGACTATCAACTCTATGTAAGGCGATATTGTCTCCGTTTAGTCTAAAAGTTCCATTTTGATTTTCCTGATCAAATGAAATAAAATTTTCATTTAGGTCTTTAATATTATTCCATAAATCATAATGAATAACAGTATCATCATCATTTGAATAAACATACCCTTCATTTATAAGAGAAATAGCATAATTTCTTTGAGCATGACCTGCTATACTTCCTTCTTCTTGATAATTATGAAACTCACAATTTTCAGGTAAAATATATTCACTTAATGTAGATAAATCAGAAGCGTCTAGTACAACTATCCATCTATAATTCTCTTTAGGAATATTAATACTTTTACTTATTGTCATTAGGTTTTGTGGCCTAGAACATGGTGTTATAATATTTAAAAACATAATTATACTCTTTTAATCCAACTAGTATCAGAAAATGTTTGATCTATCTTTAGCATCTCATTTATCCCATCAATAACACCTTGGTGGTTTGGGTGGTAATCATGTCCTGCTATAAATCCTCCTTTTTTTATTAAAGGGAGATAGTTTTCAATATCTTTTTTTATTTGATCGTAAGTGTGGAGACCATCAATATAGATAAAATCAAATGATTGAGTTTTTAAATCTTCAATAGCATCATCTGATAATTTCTGAATGTGTTTAATATTATTTTTATCTTCTATATTTAGTAAAAATTGTTCGTGAACTACTGATAAAGAAACATGTTTACAAGTCTCGTCGTTTGGGTCATAATCATCTAAAAAAGGATCTATTGTAATAACCTCTTTAAAATGATCAGCAAATACTAAAGTAGATTCGCCTAAATAAGATCCTATTTCAACCATTTTCATTTTTTTGGTTGGGGATATTTCATTTATATACTCAATGAGATCATATAACCCTTGGATCATAATAGATTCTGTTCTCATATACCTAAAGTTAGGTAATTTTTTCTTTATCTCCATTTTAATTCATTTGATATTGTGTTGTGAGGATATATAGAACCATTAGTATAGTTCTTAAAATTATTAATTATTCTATTAGGGTAGTTGGAGATATATTTTTTATCTTTAATATAAACTGATATATAATCACTCCAAATGTCATTTTCTTTATCACTAGTATATTGTTCTAATACACCACAATTATATCCATTTCTAACTCCCCAATTAGATAATGAATGTGCACTATCTGGGAAGAATCTCCAATAATCCATAGGGTATCTGTGAAATGCTCCTATAGATGGAGCATTGATATAAAGAACTCCTGTTGGTTTTAATATTCTTATTGCTTCTAAGAATGTTAACCAGAAGAATTCAATATGTTCAAAGCATGAAGAACTCACAATAAAATCTACAGAATTATCTTCAATAGGAAATTTATAAGGATCCTCTAATACTACATCTACCCCAGGCATTTTTTCTAAATCTATTCCTATGTACTTAGAACCTGATGGGGCTAATGAACGGATATTAAATTCTCTCCCATTTCCCCCTATTTGAGATCCTATTTCAGTTATAATTGGGTTTGAAACTTGATTAACATAAGTTCCAAAAAATCTTCTAGCGTTAGCTTCAGCAGTTGCGTGCATTAATCTTGTTTAAAATATTCAATGTAATTTAAAGCCTCCATGTATGTGCTTCCAAAGTGTTGAATTGTTTTCATATCTGCTTTGTGAGTAGCACCTTCAGGGAATTTTGCTTTTTCTTCTTCAGTAATAGGAGTAGCTTTAACTCCAGCCCACTGCCAAACATTATCGGCTAAATCAACAAATACCATTCCTTTAGTTGGGTGGTTGATTGTTGAAGGATACCAATAATATCCGTTGTTATCTAGTTTTTTAATAGCTCTATATAATTCGGGTAATACAGCTTCTGTTTGTTCTAAATTGATTTTTTCAATATGTTGATCTGAATTAGAAGCAAATCCACATCCAAAACAATGCCATAGTTTCTTTTGCTCTTGTTCTACTTCATAACAGAAGTCTGAACTACAAATAGGGCAAGTGATTAATTTATCCATTATTTTTTAATTTATTTGTTGTTGTTGTAACCCAATTTCCACCTAAATCTTCTGCGTTGTAGTGAAGACCTTCGTTTCCATTCTGTCCTATAATATCCATTCTACGTTCTAATTCTTCTTCATTCCAGCTTTCTTGATCATGACCTGAGCAAGGGGGTGTTTTAGAGGTATCATTTACTTCTTCTAATTTTTCTTTCAATGTATCCCATTGTTTTGGAGTAAGATTATACTCATGTACCCCTTCTGTAAATCCCTTCAACCAAATTACAAATTCTTTACTTGTCATCTTCAGCTTTATTTAAGGTTGGTAATGTTGTTTTGCTTAGCTTAGGAAGTGGTATTTCTTTAGTAAAATTAGCATCTAATATTTCAACTAATTTTTCACCCATTTTTTCTAAACTAAAATCATTACGACAAATATACGACTGTCTCTTTGCTTTTTCAACATACTCATCATAATCTGCATAAACTGCTTTTAATGCTAATGAAGCTTGGTTATAGTCCGGAGTAAACCATTTTGATTCTAATATCAGCATATTTTCAACAACAGCACTCTTATCTATTGGCTTTATTTCACCACCAACAAACACACTAAATTCTTTACTTAAGAAATCAGTATGTCCACTCCATCCACTAACAACAATTGGTTTTTGTGCTTGAGTGAATTCAATTAATGGTCTACCATATCCTTCACCTTTAGTTAAGCTTAGCATTGCTTTTACTTTGGAATGATTATATAAACCATTCATTTCGTCATCTGTTAATTCACCATGTAATAAATAAATGTTTGGTAAATCACCATCAACCATTGATTTAACTTCTTCTATTTTAGCAATCATTTGGTCTCTATCCATAATTGAATAATTACCACCATTTACTTTTAGAATAAGTCCTGGTTTTATTTTTCTATTTTTAAAGGTTTCAAGAAATGCTTTAATGGTTCCACCCATATTTTTTCTATCTTCCCCAAAATTACCTTGTAACCAATGACCAACAACTAAAAAATTAAAATGCTCAGGAATGCTTTTTAATATATCGTCTAAAGTTTCATCAACTTTATTTGTTTTTTTATAAATTTGAGTATCAACTCCTTCAAACAACACTTCTACTGGTACTGTTGTTTCAATTATTCCAACAACTTCTTCAGGATTGTCTTTTTTACGTTGTTCGTATTTTGAATTTAAGAATACCTTTTTAGAATGGTTACATGAAGTTAATACTAAATCCATTCTATTACATCCTTCAATCCAAGTAGTAGCACATAAATCCGTTTCAATACCAGCAGTAATACCAATATTGTATTTACCTACCTTTTGAAATTCGTTAGGTACTGTAATTTGAATCCAAATATCAGGAACTCCTTCTAATTTATTATTGCTTAGCTGAATGCAATCAATAATTTTTTTATGGTCTGGGTTTGATGGATTTAAAAATCCAAATGGAGTACTACCCCATCTTTGTGATAGGATTTTAACTTCATATTTTTCTGAGTTGATAAGTGCTTTAACTACATCTCTCGATCTTGCTCCATAGCCACTAAATGTATCTATTGGGCAACTAATTGCTATAACTGGTTTCATAACTATTCTGCTATTAAATAAGGGTTATAATGTTGTGGTTGATCCGGGGTTTCAACAGGAATTAATTCATATGTGTATCTTGGAGTCCATTTTTTAAATGTTTCTTCAATACCGTCTATAACATTTTTAGACATTAATCTAGCTGACATCATTGATTCATCTGATGTTACCCATTTATAAGCTGCTTGGCCTCTTTCTTTAAAGTTTTGAGGTGTGATTGTTTTAAGACCATATACTACTGAGATTTGTTCAGCAATAGCAAATGGTTCAGCTCTATCATCAAATATGTAAGGTGTTGGTTGAGAACCTACTAAACTTAAATTGTTTGGAAATACGGGGAATGCCCACCCACCACAGTTTTTATATTTACCTCTATGGTTGGAACCAAACTCTTCAGTGAATTTAATCCACTCACCTAATTCATTTTCAAATCGCATTTGGTCTTGCATACCACCTGTTACTGTAGCTATAATAGGTTTGCCACACATCATAGATTCAGTTAAACTTAAACCCCATCCTTCATTACTACTAGGTAATACAGTTGCATCACAAGCATTGTAAAGTAAATTCATTACTTGTGCTGGTTGTTTACCTTGAGAGAAGATAATGTTTCCACCTTCTTTTCCAAAGATCATATCTCGCACTGCTTCTAAATCAGTACCATGCTCATCTTTTACATGAGTATGCATTACTAAACAAGTTTTACTTGCTTTTTCTTTAGGTAATTGAGAACGAAATTTATTCCATGCTAACATCAAATCAGGTACTGATTTGCGTCTTATGTTTCTAGCATTATATAATAATGTAAAATCATATTTTTTATCACCAAACAATTGTTTTTTAAACTCTTGTAAAGCTAAATATTCAGGTTTATCTTCAGTGATAGGGAAGAAAATATTTTCATTTATTCCATGAGGAACATATTTAATTACTTTTTCTTCAGCTGCCTCCCCTAATACAACCCTATTAATGTTTTCTGTTTGTTTACTAATTGCTAGTAAAGCATCACATGACTCGTAGTATGATTTATTATACATTGGGTAAGGAATACTATCCCAAATGTTTAAATAAATAAGAGGCATTTGTTTTCTTATCTCATGCTCATTTTGAAATAACCAAATCCAATAACGAGGATCTGTAAAGATCATCATTGCATCTGGTTTTTCATTCTTGATGATTTGGCGTACAAATTCTATAGTGCCGTATCCTTTTACAGGATAAATAAATACACTAGAATCTTCAATACCAGCATGTTCGTTAGTACTAGCACAAATATCTAATTTTTTACCTTCTTCAGGGTGGTTTACACCACCACCTAAATTGACCCAATTAAAGTGATGAGCGGTACCCACTACTATTTCTCTAGCCATAGTGGATATACCGCTCGTCATTCTAATATCATCACAAAGTAATAGGATTTTCTTTCTATCCTCTTGTTTAATATAACCTTCTTTCATAACGTAGTTAGTCTTCTTTTTTCAGTTGTGTATTTAATTGGTTATGTACCGTTTTACGAAATTCTTCATCAGTTAAATATAAATACATTGCACGCTCTGTTAATTTTTGAATGCTGAATTTATGTTTAACACAGGCTATTTTGAATTCTTCAAATAACGATTCAGGCACCTTTACACTTGTTAATTGCATTTTTTCTGCCATAGTTTGTAGTTTTTATATATTCGGATATAAATATATAAATTTTTAAGAAACTATGATTTTGTCGCAAAGCTCTGGTGAATCATTATAAGGACACCATTTACATGAGCTTTCGCCTACATTTTTAAGGTACGATTTTATTTGTGGTTTCCCAAAACCATCGAAACAATCTTTAAGAAAATTATTAAAATTATCTATTGCTTGCTTTCGTTTGATTTTACCACTTGCTGGTTTAAATGATTGGACTCTTGGAGTTGGGTATTCTGATTGCTCCCAGATTTTTCGTTTAACAATGAAGTATTCGACTTCAATTTTCTCAATATCGACCCCAAATTGTTTTGAAAAGTACTCCTTGTATAATAACACTTGAGCAATTTTATTATCGTCTTTCTTTTCTCTATCTCCCCACCCTCGTGTTGATGTTTTGATATCATATATATAAATTTTATCTAAATCTTCATCATACAACACAAAATCAATAAATCCTTTTAAAAATACATTATTAGCAACATTTGTTAATATTGGTATTTCAATACCTAATAATTTTACTCGACGAATACTAAATAATATATTTCTATTTTTCTTAATCCACTTCATTATAGCAACAGCATCCTCATAAAATTCTCCCATTTCTTGAGGTGTAGTAAAATGAGATCCCATTTTCTTATATTCCTTAGAATATACTTCTGAGAATTTAGCTTGGAATAATTCTTCCAAATCCATTCTGTCTGCTGCAGCTCCACTTACATTATACATCGTTTCAAGATACGATTGTATAGTTTCATGAAATGCTGTTCCAAATACAGTATGAATACTAGCTTGGTATGGTTGTTTGTTTTCTACGTAAGTTAAATACCACTTATGAGGACATGAAGCCCACATAGTATATTGAGAGTAAGATACAGTTTTATGAAATGCAGGATTAACCTCAGGTTGTTGGTGGTTTTTTATCTTAAGTTCAACCTCAGTTAATTTTTTCTTTCCCACTAATTTCTTGTTTAATTTTTTCTAAATACAAGATAGCATCCATATGCTCTTGTTTAGCGTGCTCAATCCACTCAAGTAAAGATAAATCAGTACGGTCTAAAGTAACACCATATTTTTTCTTTCCCATAATAGCTCTTGTTGTAAACTGAGTAATAATTGAACTTACAACTGAGTCTATTTGGTGTAATTCTCCATTCTCGTCTTCAGTATAATAGTATTCTTTACTTTCCATTGATTTGTGATATTATATTATTTAATTCGTCTTTAGGAAGCATTGAAATATATTCTTTAGCTTCCTTCTTACTTACTTCGAAGTACAATGATACTGCTTCTACTTCGCCAGCATCATAATCTTTCTTATTTTTAGGCTTAATATATTTAAGATACTTGTATTGTTTGGGAATAAGATCCTTATACAAATTGTATAGGTGTTCGCCCTTCATTTGCCAAGTATTCTTTTGAACAACATTAACTACTTCACAATAATCAGGATCCATACTGAGAAAACGATTAATCATCCAGTTGTTCCAACCTTCATCTCCTAAGTATGTTCCTTTATTAGTTGTGATATTTTTAATATGATCAAATATATTCATTAGTATTGTCTTGTATTTTGTAATACGTCATTCTTCAATTTATCCATACGACTTGTAAAATGGCTATATTGAGATTTGATTTGTTTATCTAAATTATCATTAATTGCTCTTTGAAGATTTTCTGATCGTTCAAATAGGGAATTAGTGTCATAGATTTGTTGACCTAAATCATTTATTTGGTCTTGGAGTTTATCCATTCTTTTAGTGCTATAGTATACTGTAACTGCATTGGCAATTGCTACTATAAGTAATGCTATTGATGTTATCATAATTTAAAATTTAATAATTCGTCCACCTTCTTCTTCAGGTTTAGTAGTGGGTTGTGATTGTGGTTGCTGTCTCATTTGTATTGGTAAGAATTCTTCATTCACACTTCCACAACTCATACAGGCAAACACTTGAATAGGAATCAAAGCATCTTGTGCTGTTCCTGTTAATAATCGAGATGCTTTTCTAAGCAATACTCCTTCTTGGAAAACTTGACTACCACACTTATCGCAAGATACTGGTGATGTCTTGTCTAAACCAATGTTTAGGTTCATTTGTTGATCCATTATAATACTTGTTTTTTGATTGTTTCTAATACTTTAGCTATACAAGCAGCAAAGTTAATTTCTTTATCAGGCACTACACCTGCTCTCCAGATAAAATCATCTAATATAACTGATAGTTGAGCATCATTTCCATAACTAAATTCAGCTAAATGCTCAAACATATAACGATAAGCGGTTTGAAAATCGTCTACTTGAGCGTCAGCTACAAGTTGGCGTACTTGATACCAAGCGTTTTTCTCGCGTTTAGATAGTATTTGAACCAATTGTTTAGTCCAGTTATCATCTAAAGCAGTAACAACTAATTTACTTTCCTTAATATTAGATTGTAATACTTTGATTACAGAACGAATATCAGGATAAAATTCATTAATGACTTTAGCTACATCAACCATTTCATATGTAATACCTTCAACATCTAAAATATTGATGCAGATATGTTTTGCAACAGCACCTTTAGTTGGTGGTTTAAGCATATGTAACTCACAACGTGATTGAAGTGGTTCAATTAAGCGCTCAACATAATTACAAGTCAATATAAAGCGAGTATATGCTGAATATTCTTCAATTAGGTTACGTAATGCTGCTTGAGCGGGCTGTGTTAGGAAATCTGCTTCATCCAATATTACAACCTTAATAGGTTGAAATGATGCTGTTGAGGCAAATCCTTTTACTTTATCTCTAATTGTATCAATTCCATTCTCATCGCTAGCGTTGAGGTAAAGATAGTCGCATTGAATGTTTCCCACAATTAGTTTAGCTAATGTAGTTTTACCTGTACCTGCGCTGCCAGCGAATATGAAATGGGGTATATCATTCTTAGCAATACAATCAGCAATACGATCTTTAACAACATCGTTACCAATGTATTGTTCTAAGGTTTGTGATCTGTATTTTTCTATCCAGAGTGTGTGTTGTTTCATAACTGATTTTGATGTTTAATTACATTGTTAATGTATGCTTCTATATTTGCCTTACCAACAGGATTTGCAGAATGACAATTCCATTTTGGGTAAGGAGTATCGGTTAACAGACAATGTCGTCCTAACCATATTGCAGCGTCATAACCACTTTTAGTTTCCTTCTTTTGCTCTCTTGCTTTACGTTTAGACATTCCTGCCTCTACTTTTTCTTTAGCAACATCTTCTCCCAAATCATGGTCGAATGATACTTCATCAGGAACACCATTTAATCTAATCCATGCTACGAAATCATCGTAGTTACGAACGATAACCCACCCCTCTGTTTGAGGGGTGCGGATATCGTCTAAGTATAACTTTTTCATGTATTAAATTTACATACCAAATCCTGCCATACCACCCATGTCATCCTTCTTTTCATTAGGTTTTTCATGAACAACACATTCAGTCATTAGTAATGTAACAGCAGCTGATGCTGCATTTTCTAGGGCGCAACGTACTACCTTAGTTGGATCAATGATACCTAATTCAAACGCGTCTACTACTGTATTATTTGTTAAATCTGGTACAGATGATGAATCAGAATTTATAATTTTTATCCACCATTCAGTAGCATCTTCACCAGCATTTTTTAGAATTTGTTTAAATGGAGCCGCACAAGCTTGAAATACAATTTCAGCACCTTTAGCTATGTCTTCTTTTTTATCTAAATCAGCTAATAATGTTTTTCTAGCATTTAGTAATGCTACACCTGCACCTGGTAAGATACCTTCTTCAAGAGCGGCTTTAGTTGCTTGTAAAGCATCATCAATACGATCTTTTTTCTCTTCGATCTCAATTTCATTACCACCACCAACATTGATGATAGCAACTCCACCTACCATTTTACCTAAACGCTCTTGATATTTTTCAATTTCATAAGGTGTAGTATCTGGTTTGTCCATTTGAGCTTTAATATTCAAGATACGCTCTTCAATTTTATCAACATTACCTTTACCATCAACGATTGTAGTAGTATCTTTACCAACAGTAGCAACTCTAGATTTACCTAACCAGTTAATATCTAGTTTAGCTAAAGTCATACCTTTTTCAGATGAAACTACTTGTCCACCAGTTAATGTAGCAATGTCTTCCAAAATTGCTGTTCTACGATCTCCAAATTCAGGAGCTTTAACAGCACATACTTGTAATACACCTCTTGCTTTATTCATTACTAATGTAGCTAACGCTTCACCATCAATGTCTTCAGCAATAATTAAAAGAGATTTACTTTCAGTAGAAACACGTTCAAGTAATGGAAGTAAATCCTTAACCGCACTAATACGCTTATCATAAATTAAAATATAAGGGTCATTTAATGTAACTTGCATTGAATTGTTATCGGTTACAAAGTAAGGTGATTTATAACCTCTATCAAATTGCAAACCTTCAACAACTTCCAATGTTGTCTCACCTGTACGAGATTTCTCTACAGTTACTACTCCATCTCTACCTACTTTATCAATAGCTGTAGCTACAATATTACCAATTTCTTCATCACCATTAGCTGATAATGTAGCAATTTGTTTAATTTGTGCTTCATCTGTAATATCCACAGACATTGCTTTCAATTCAGCAACTACTTTCTTAACAGCCTGTTCAATACCACGCTTTACCTGAGTGGCATTTGTTGAAGCATAAGATGTTGCTTGTAATGCTTGAATTGCAATTGAATGAGCTAGTACAGTAGATGTAGTTGTTCCATCCCCTGCTTGATCAACTGTCTTTGATGCTGCTTGTTTAATAACAGTTGCAGCCATGTTTTCAATTGGGTCTTCCAATGTAATTGATTTAGCTACAGTAACACCATCTTTAGTAGATGATACTTGACCATATTCTTTTTCAATTAATACATTACGTCCGAAGGGACCCATTGTTGTTGCTACAGCTTTGTAGACCTTGTCTACACCTTCCTGTAGTTTTTCTTTTGCTTCGCGTTCGAAACTGATTATTTTACTCATAGTTTATTTTTCTAATACAATTAACAAATCTGATTCCTTCATAATAATGTATTCTACATCATCAACAGTAATTTTAGTACCCCCAAATGAAGGAAATACCACAACGTCCCCTACTTTAAGTGTTGTTGGAACAAAAGCCCCTGTTTCTGTATATCTACCAGGACCAATTTCTACAATTTCACCTTGTAGTGGTTTTTCTTTACCTAGATCGGCAACAACAATGTTACCATACTTTTGTTCTTGATTTTCATCTTGTTTAATCACAACGTGATTATGCAACGCATTTATTTTCATTATTATTATTTTTGTATGTAAAATGAAGATACTGACAGGTCTTCGGTTTTCAAAACTATTTGATGGTTACTTTCTTAGGTTTGTTTTCTTTTGCAAATGGAATTTCCAAAATTAACAATCCTTTTTCTAGTTTAGCATCCATTTTCTGTAAGTCATACTTACTTGAGATTTTAATCCCAATATCAAAACTTGCTTTTTTAATTGTTCTTAACAAGTATCTATACTCGTTCTTTTCTGCTTCTTCTTCCTTATCTGATTTACGATAAGCCACACGTAGTGTTTCTGAATCCACAATTATGTCCAGATCTTCTTTATCTAGACCTACTGCTGCAATTTCTATCAGCAATCCATTTTCTGTTTCTTGAATATCGCAAGGAATACTTGCTACTTTTTCCTTAATAGGACGATAACCTGCATTGCTATCGAAGAAAGACTTCCACAGCAAATCAAACTCCTCATTGAAGTTCCAAAAGTCATCGTATGTTGGTTGAATTAATGAGTTACCACTATTGAAAAGTGTAGTGGTACCAATAGCTGGTGAATAACCAAATGTAAGGCTTGAATTTCCTCCTGTTGTGTTAATTACGGCGGATGTTGTTGTTCCTTGCAAGGTAACAGGGACATCCCCAAAGTTTGTTTTTGTCATTTTTTAAACGTTTGTGCTTCCCTAAGGTAAGCGGTTGATAAATAAATAAGACCTGTCAAGTATCTTAAATATAAATATAGTGTTTTTAGATTTTTGCTAAAATTATATAAGAGGATTTCTGTCCATCTTCACTTGCAAAATCCAATTTCATTGCACCCTCATTGCTTATCCACATAGTACCTGCTGCTCCATAATTAGCATCAAATATTGATTTTAAATATTCGGCATTGAATTGCAATGGTGTATGGATAGTATGTTTTGATTCTAATGGCACTTCCTCAAATTCAATTTTATTTGAATGACCTTCGGGCTCACCTAAAGTAAAATTAATCACATTACCTGTGTCTTTAGTTGTTAAACCAATAGTACAAAATTCACTACCTAATGCTTTTTTAGCTTTAATCCATTTACCAATAAATTCATTTGTAATGCTAAATGAATAATCACTTTCAAATTCCTCAACTGTAAAGTTTACTTGTGGTGCTAACATCAAATTAGCAAGCGCATACTCTAAGTTGTATTCATTATCGGCTACTAGTAATTTAGTGGCGATATTGCCTTGAAATTGTATATCCGTAGTAAGGAATTGGTTACATATACCAACAAGCTTTAGAAATTTACTTGTGTCAAATATAACAAACTCACTATCGACTAATTCAACAGCGCCTGTTACTACTCCTACCATGTCTTTAGTAGCAGAGAATGTTTTGATAGTAGCTACACCATCTTTAACACTCCACCTTACTTTCTCACCTACCCCATTTAGGTAGTACTTATCGATTAACGAAACGAATGATTGTTTTTCCATATTATTTCCAAAGTATTTGAATTAAAATTATGCAGATTCCTAGGCCCAAACAAGTAAGTGTTTTAGGAGTTAGAGGTTCATCAAACATATAATATGACATAGCAGTAAATACTACTACACCAATACCAAACCCGATCAAACGAGATGGCCATATAGCACCATCATATGCTCCTACAAAGTTACGTACAGAATACATAAATAACAATGATATTGGTATTCCCATACATGCTACTAAGAATGTATTGTTTTTAAACCATTCTATCTTCATTTGTCCTTGTAATTGGAGGAATGTAAGTACTTGAGCAAATAGACCAAATATAAAACCTTTTAATAATTGCATAACGTGAATATATGATTAGTATTTGGACTATCCAAATTTAAAGAACTTGCTTGCTTTCTCATGCATTGATGGAAAGTCCCAACCTAAATCCTCATAAATACCCACTAGTTTATTCATCAATGTTGCTTCAAATCCTTCATCTCTGTCGGCATACTGATCAATAAACTGCTCAATAAAATCAGGGTCTTTACCTGTGAAACCAATTACATCAATTCTATATGGGTTATCCTTTAATTGGATATATTTCATTTTATCACCTTCAGTAAAACATGGATATTGCTTATCTAGTTTCTTGAATCGCAATAAATCATTGTACCATATTGCTGCTTTAGTATTGATGGGACATTTTAACTTTAATGTACTAAATATTTCACCAACACCTGGTTTGCGATCAATATATGATGATACTTGTTTTACTCCTGTAGGTTTAGCTAGTTCAGCAATAGGGATTGTTTTAACGTGTTTCTTAAAGTCAATTATTTGTTGGTCGATTTCTGCTTTAGGTTTACCAAACATAATGTCTTGAATTAGTTTTTCACCAAATTTAGAATACATTGGAGTCATATTTGATTTCATCAAATCAAGACCTTTCATATCTAATTCATCAACAGTAACACCTTCCTTATTTACAATATACATTGCATAACGACGTTTGCCTGCAAAATAACCTCTTTCAATAATCACTTCCTGTTTTAATTCAAAGTAATGTGGACGTTCTTTAACATTGAAATATTCTCTAGTTACTTTATCAATATTATCATTTGCTGCTTTTTGTATTTCGGTAGCAATCTCTAATACTGCTTTAATATATTCGTCCTTTGTTTTGGTTTCAGGATAACGTTGCAATACTAAGTCCTTACACTCAATAAACAATGAATCGGTATCAGAAGTAACTACATAATCTTTATCTGTAGTGCCTAATTCATTATTCATCCATTTATTTACAAACTTAATTGATTCTTGTGTTACACGCTGGCCAGTTAATGTAATTGCTTTAGATATTAATTTATGACCATCGGTATATCTCCAACCATTGATAGCATAACAACCATAAACGTCATTCAATTTAATTTTGTAAGCATGTTGGCGTCTATTATAAAATTCCCCTTTTACAGCATCACCTGCTTTGTATGCTGTTTTCATCAGGTTCTTATATTCAACACGTTTATTAAACCAATCAGTTAATACATCACATACAACTGATGAGCGATCTGTTCTGAACATAGCACCTGATGCTGCAACTAATATATCTCCATCTTCAATAAATTTAATGATTTGACCTACTGTAGCTTGAGATTGATTAGTTGTCTTATCATCTTTTAATCGCTCAATAGTAATCAATTGTTCAGGATTCATTCGTTTTAAATCACCCAATGTCCATTGATTGTCGTATTTATCATTATTAACTATTCGGCCAACGTATGTTTCAATACCAATATTTAACGAGCGTATAATTGACGGATACAACGATGTAAAGTCAAGATCAATAACCCATTCATATAACCCAGGTACTGGGTCTTTTAGGTACCCACCTGCATATTCTTCTTTAATATCATATAATGAAGGACGAGTGGTAGTTGGTTTATTTGGTGAAACTATACCTTGACGTTTTAGATATGTTAATATAGCTCCATCATTTAGTGCTGTAGATAGATAAATTTGTTCGTAAGGCACATGACACAAATGGCAAATAGCAATTGTTAATTCAATAAATTTAAATTTCTTTTCTAATTCAATTAGAATCTCAACGTCACGAATATTGTACTCAATAAACTTATTTATATCCTCAGCAAATAATCTATCAAGATTACCTTCATATTCTATTTTAGATAACTTAGCATACTTTTCTCCAATATCACCTAATCTGTAAGATGGTTCTTGTTTAGCATTATATTTTTTAAATAATAACATATAATCTAAATGATTAACACCTGCTAATTCTACAGGGGAATCATTCACATATTGTCCAAATTTAACCTTCTTAAGTGGAGATAAACGATTTGCTTCATTAGTACCTAATTGATTTTCTATTCTGTAATATAAGAACGGAACGTCAAAATATTCACTATTCCAACCAGTAATAATAGTTGGATCTAATTGCTCCCATAAATTAAGGAAGGCATGTAATAAATCATGCTCATGGGAGAATGGAATAACAGCTCTATTTTCTTCATTAATAGTTTGGAGTTGCTTCTTCTCATCTAAGATTAAACAGTAATACTTTTTAGTAGTATTATCATAAACAGCAATAGAGGTAATTTTAGTTGGAGCACGTTTAATAAGATCAGGTGTTAATGCACCTGCGATCTCACACTCAATATCAAAATAAACTATGTTTTGCCATTCAGGAGCATCATCACTATCTCTGTATTTATCAATTAATACTGCTGTATTAGCATCTAAATCAGATTCATATAATGAATTATCTTTCCACTCATATTTAGTAATTGGATTGGCTCGTTTACCATCTAAAGTAGGAAATTGACCATTTGGGTCAATAATAAAACGGGGGCGAGTGTACTTAAATTCACTCCACCCCTTTTTATCATCACGTAAGTGAAATGTGTAGGTTGACCTATCGTAATAAATTGCTTGATACATAACTTAAATGTAAGATGGGGGTTTTGACACCCCCAATTACTTATAATGAATTTCTTTGCTTATCACCTTGCCACTGCCCATTATATTCTTCAGCAGAGTCACATTTGTGGAAATAAATTTGTGCTACACGAGCATCTTTTTCAATGAATATGGTTTCATGAACATACAATATAGTACCCATGTTTTCAGTTTCAAATCCTGGATCAAATACAGGGCTATTAATAATTGCTCCATTACGATATAATGATGATCGTTGTTTAATGAATGCTACTCTGTTGTTTGGTATTTTACAACCTTCATTAAATGTAATATCGTATACACCTTCATATAATAACCAACCTTCAGCGCCATCTAATTTGATAGATTCTATTGGTGTGTATGTAGTTAATTCAGTTTTGTCTTTTAGTACTTTACCAATTTTACCATCCACCATAAAATTACCACCAATTCTATTACCGATTTTCTGTACTGCTTTAAGTGATAAATCATAACCTACTTGAGCAGGTTTACCTTTAGTGTTTTCTAACTTAAGTAGTCCTTGTTCAAGGATTTGTTCTGCGTTTAACATAATTTATATTTTATAATTCTTCAATAATACCTAACATTTCAGCAAATGCAAAAGCAAAAGCTGCTTGTTGGATGAAACTGTATCCTAAAAGAACACAAGCTCCTAATCTAATAACACTTTTAATCATACTAAGAATAAAGTGTGTGTTTGTTTTACTTTCCTTTGGCTGCATAATCTTGAATTGGTTTTGAATCTGCTCTTTCCCATGGATATACAATCCAATCATCTCCCACTACTTCATAATGGAAGGTTGGTTGAACAGATGCTGTTAGTTTAGTATGAATTGTTGCGAATGGAATGCCATATTTCCAATAATTGTACATTGTTGTGCCAGAATCACAAATATCATCTACTACCAACGTTGTACTACTTATCACCATCCCTGGTGTAAATAAAGGGATACTTAGTTTATGAGATAACATTACTGTAGGGATTAATCCTCCCCTAGGCATACCATAAACATGTTCAATCTGATGATCACTGGACAATATTTGAGCTGCTATATTTTCTATAGCAGCATCAATATATTCCCAGGTAATAAATCTTTTATTAGAATTTTGCTCCATTTACTTCAATTGCGTGTAAGAATTCTTCTCTAATTAAATTATCTTTTTCCATAAACACACCACTAAATTTATTTGTAGTCATTACAGAACCATGTTTGATACCTCTATGTGAACAACAAGTGTGTTTACAAGCAATACTAACTGCTACTGACCCACATTCCATCTTATCAGCAACATAATCATGGATTTGTGTTGTTAATGACTCTTGCATTTGTGGTCTACGTCCAAACCATTCAACAATACGATTTAATTTACTTAAACCAATAACGTTTTCAGCAGGTACATAAGCTACTGTAGCATAACCTGTAAATGCTAAATTATGGTGAGCACACATACTAACAATAGGAATACCTGATTGAATTACTAATCCATCATATCCTTCATCATTAGGGAATACTGTAATGTTTGGTTCATCAGTAACAGAACCTACAATCAAATCCTTTAACCATGCTTTAGCAACACGACGAGGTGTATCTACTGTTTGACGATCAGCCTTATAATCAAACCCAACTGCTGTAAGGAACTGGGCATATGCTTCAGAAGCATTTTCGATCATTTGCTCAATTTCTTCTGGTGTGCGAGCTAGATTACCATTTGATTTTTCTAATAACTTCATATTTTTATTTTTATTTTGAATATAATTAAAGAGATTTGACATCCCAATATAATTGTCTTACTTTTGCTCCTAACTCATTATTATTTGGAGTACCATTAATAATATATTCAGGTACTAATATGGATTTATGAACACTACCTCTATCATAACAACTAGGACATAATTGCCCAAACCCTTCAATATAACCCATTCTCATATCAATATGAGTATTTTTATCGTAAGCGGTCTCTACCTTACAAATCATGCAATGATCTTTTTCCATATTATTTTAGTTTATTAATTTGTCTAATCATATTTACAGCACCAAATGCTGATAGTATAGCTATAACAACATAACCCCAGATAATTAACTCTTCCATATTATACATTTAGTGTTTTATTCCAAGCAGCAATATGCAATCTTGTTAAACCACGGAAACGATATTTTTTAGCCATTTCAAGACAGAATTGAGTACGTTCTTCAAATTCAGCAGCATCGTCTAAACCAGGCATACAAACAACGTTTTTAAGTGGAATATTAAATGGTACTACAAAGTCACGGAATAATTCTTGTACATCTTCTTCTGTGCTGATAACGAACTTAAATTGATAGTTCTTATGTTCCATAATACGCTCAATAGCAGCAGGAACAATACGTTGCTTTTCAGTCATACCTGAATTGGCTAGCTTAGGAGAACAGTTAATTTGGTCTAGTTGATTGAATAATTCGTCTCCAATATAGATTGTACCATTTGTTTCAATCTCACTATATGGAGTAACTGAAGTATCTAATTTATACCAGTAATATAGAAAATTACAAATGGCTTCTTGATGTCCTTTAATTGTAGGTTCACCTCCAGTCCAAATAATATGAATGTTACCATCTTTGATATCATCATAAATGTCCTGTTCTTTCCATCGATCGATTAGATATTGGAAATCTTTATCTTCACCTCTCCACAACCACTGGCTTGTAGAATCACAAGTCCAAGTTGCTTTACCTTCAGCATGAAGGTCACCAACGAATATTTCTCCATCTTCTAATGTTTGTTCTTTCATTAACTTGTTGGTAAACATTCTACTCATACCACAGGTAAGATTACAAACACCAAAACGTACGAAGTACGAAGGGACACCAGATGAAATACCTTCACCCTGCACACTGTAAAAATCACTACTGATTAGTAGTTTATTTGGATCAATTTTGCTCATTTAAATATTGTTTTTATATAATTGAATATAGGACTAAAATTATGCCATTCCAAAATAATGAACATAATGCTTGGATGTTTATCTCCGCAAAACCCTAATACGTGGATTATTTCATGCATGTTTAAAGTGAATTTATATATTCTTGTAATCTATCTTTTGGTTCCCATACTAGTTTTTCTAATGCGGAATCGTTTTCACGTAAAGTTTCTCTGTAGTTTCCTTTTTGATCTGACATGTATACTTTTACACAGTTAAATCTTTTAATAAACATATCTGCTACTTCGTTTATAGAATAGTTTTTACCTGTTCCTAATTCCCAAGCATCATTTTGTTTATGGTATGTTAAACCTATTTTATAAAGACCTTCTACTATATCATCTACATGAGTAAAATCTCTTTTCTGTTTACCATCACCAACAATTGTAATTGGATGGTTTTTTTTAATCTGTCCTCTCCATCTACCTATAACTGCTGCCCAATCTCCTTCAGTAATTTCTTTAGGACCATAAACGTTATAAAATCTAACTATTTCAACATTTAATTCATAAACCTCTTTATACATTTTACAAATTTCTTCTCCGATGTATTTGTAACATGCATATGGGGATCTATGTGGGTTGTGCCATCGAGAAGATGAACCAGCATATATTAATTTAGCACCTATCTGTTTTGCAAAATCACAAACAGCCTGAGTGCCCATTGTATTTACTCTAAAAGTTTCTGATGGATTCTCAAATGAGGGTTGTATTCTACTAAGTGCTGCTAAATGGTAGATTATTTTAAAATCTTTATCCATTAATGATATTTGTTCAATATCACCTGAATGGTAACTACAACCATCAATTTCGTTCTCTTTTGAGCCGCTATCATAGTTATCTAAAGATACTACTGTGTGTCCTTCTTTAAGCAATCTTGCTATAAGATTTGAACCAATAAATCCTGCTCCTCCAGTTACTAATATTTTCATAGTTTTAAAATAAAAAACATCTCCCCCATCCATAGACGAGGGAGATGTTGGGTGGTTGAATTAAGCAGTTGCTAATTCTGTGTTTTTAACACGACGACGAGTTAAATTATACATTGCGTTTGCAATTGGATCATTTACTCTACGTCTAAAGGCTGTAATGTTAGATAAATGACTAACAGAATAACCTGTTTCTTCAGATAATCTTGTCAAATCACCAATACGTTGACGGTGAGTGAAGAATGACAATTTTGCTGTGCGGTTTAAGTAGTTCGCACGTACTTTAGTTTGATAACTCATAACTATATTTGATTTATTGTTTACGAATTGTGTTCAGCTAATACTTTTTCTACATGAGCCTTAGCTACTTCCCATGTTACAGGACCTGTTTCGTCAGCATATGCTACAGGATCAGGACGTCCTAATCTAATGAATGCTTCAATACGCTCTACTGATGCTGCTGATTTATAATCAGAATACCATTCACCATATTCATCTCCTTGACAGTAGTAAATTGGTTTATAAGATGTATTAGTACGTCTATACACTTCATCAAAATCGAGATTCAAGATACCACAAGATCTTTGCCCATCCTCTAAAATGTCAAATTTATTTAACTCAAGATATGGAGTATAATGGTATACTAATTCAGAATCCCAGTTACCAATTTTAAACGCTTCAAAATCAACATCGCGGAACTCTTGTCTACAATCAGGATAAATTGCATGATCACCAGCATGAATCCCCATTGCGATTGCTACTGAATCTCCTATAGCACAATCATCACCAATATTTTTAGTTGCAACTGATAATGCTACAGCTTGAATCAATGAAGCAAATATTTTATTACGATTAGGTACAACTGTTTCTTTCATGTTGTCCTGCTCATAATGTCCTTCTGGTACATCGGAACCACCAGTTACTAAAGCTGAGTTTAATAATTGTGATAAACCATCTAATTTAATAATTTGAAAGTTTACTGTTGGGTAGAATTCTTCAAACCCGTTTGGAGCACGATCATGATGGAATACTCTTAATGGATTAGAGTTAATGTACTCTACTAATGATGTAGCACGCTCTAATTCTACTTTGTGTTTTTGACCATAATCAAAACCTAATGCTGTTACTTCATAGCCGCTAGCTAATAGGTGTAACAATAATGAACTACTGTCCATACCACCTGATAATGATAAAACTGCTTTTTTCATTCTAAATGAATTTATTTGGGATCGTATTTATTTATTAAACGCTTACTCCCGTTTAAGCGTTGTTGAATAATGCTTTAATCTTGAAAAACTGATCTAAAAACGGTTTTTCATAGGTAATAATAATGCCATTCTTAAATGGAGAATGAGCAACAATCTTAGTACCACGTCTCGCGTTTACAATCTTAGAGAAGTCATGTACTTGTTTGCCCAAAGCAGAACCTGCTGGTTTGCCTAAATAATCATAAAGTGAAATCATTGTTATCATAACTTTTTTATTTTATAAATTTTCTGAATTGTTGTACGTTGAATGTAATATCTTCTACCTGCCCACTCAAGTCTTTCTCAAAGTAATGCTCTAATTTTTCCTTTGGTTTCCATGTTAAACCACTATCAGTGTATCTTTGTCCTTCAGCACCAACTAAAATAGGATTAGACGTATCTACTGATTTAACAAATGTCCAATCTTTATATGACATAAACTCTTGTGGTAATGAACATCCTAACAAATGGTGGTAATGTGACTTTCTGATAGTATTAGATGCAACTAAACGTCTAATAAACTCCATTCTACCATACATTGCTGCTTTTAAATGATCCATTCCTTCATATTCATATTGGTATGCAATGCTTGAATGATTAAATGCAATATGAGTATAACCTAAATCAACTAATGTTTGATATGTTGTAATTAATTCACCCATGTCTTTACCTTGACATACAGCCATTAAATTAACTCCTTCAGGTAGATTTGGTTTATGATTAATCATCCAACTTTTAGCATTAACTAATGTTGTTGTTGAATCGTTCCAGGCATCAGGTACAATGAATATATCAGGACGAACTAAATTAATCTTTTCTAATAAATCTTCTGTTGTATGCAATACACCTTCAAATAAACCATTATCCATGATAATGAAACGTTTATCTAAACGTGATTTTTGAAAGAATATTCTATATTGATCGTACTGATCAATTAAGTGAGGTAAACAATAATCATAATCATTCCATTTATATGCATGGTGCATTAATGCTAAAGGTAATTCATGACTAATCTTCATAGTGTTTTAATTTTTTCTTTAATCTATTAATTCTAATTTGACAATACCATTTACCCATATTACCAGATGCATTTTTATATCTTTCTTCCCAATACTTAATACCTTTGTTAGTTTTAGCATTTGCTTTTTCAAGATAATCAATGTCCCAATAACTGTTATTTTCCAACATAGCTTCTTCCCAATATCCTTCAGTATAATGGGGAGCTTGTTGTTCATACTCTTCGCGAAGAGCTTTGCGTCGTGCTTTTTCTAGATTTTTACCTAGTTTCTTATTCATATATGGCGGTATTTTTGTTGTTTTCCATGAATTCTACTCTTACAACACTAACCCTACCATTAGTTTCTTCTTGAACAAATGTATTTAATTTTTCAAAAACATATTTTGCGAACTGTTCTGCGCCAACAGCTGGTAATATTCTAAGTTGAATAATACCAAGTTCACCCATTGTTTTAAACCCACCCAATGCTGGATCATCTTCAGTTATAATTGTAGTATGGTCAAACATATAGTCCATCCATTCTTTAGGGTTTTTACCATCAATGTTTCCTTTAGCACGTTTCATACCACCAAAATCCCAAACCCAATTACGTTCATCTAATTCACCTTCAAACCATACTCTAAATGATACTCCATATCCATGGAGGAATCTGCAGTGAGTACCTTCTGCTTTCCATTGACGAAATACTGTACTGAAACCGTCAAACAACTTTGTTGATTGAAACTTTGCCATTTTATTTATCTTTTTTTATTGTAATATTTGATCTGAATAAGATTCCTGCCATTAGATTTAATCCACATGCTTCCCAAAAATTAATATATCTTAACCCAAAAATATTTGGCATTAGTTGGTTCCATAAAAATTGTAGAGGTAGACCAAATAGCAAAGCAGCTAAGGCTAATAATCCTACAAGGTACAAGGCTTGTTCAATTGGTTTCATGTTGTTATTCATTTTCTATTTCGTCGTTATTTAATTCGTCTAACTCTGTTTGATTTACTATTTTCCAGTTTTTATCATCATCAATAATACTGTAAACTTGATCCATAATTTCTTCCAACTCTTTAGTTAATGAAGTAATGTCAACATCGTCTTCTGTTAATTTGGTTTGGATTTGTTCTGCTTTATTTAGTAATTCTATTAAGTTCATTTTTTCTTATTTGGAGTGAATTTAAGTATTTCCTCTGACAATACCACCCTTCCTTTAGTATCTCTTGGTTCATAAGGGCAATGTCTGCAATGATCACCACAGCAACTGCCTCTATTAATATGAGTAAGCGCAGTGAAAATCACGCGCTCACCCTCTATATAGTAATCAACTCCGTTTCTTAATTGCTTATCCTTCACAAGATACACATTCAGATAAACGTTGTAAATTGTCTCCTCTCAATACTGATTCGGTACGTAAGTAGTATAATGTTTTAATACCAGCTTTATGTGCTTCTTTATGTACTTGAGATATCCATTTTGGAGTGTCATTTGGATCAAAACATAAATTTAATGAAATTGCTTGATCAATATATTGTTGTCTAATAGCGTTTTGTTTTACTATTTCTAATTGATTAATTTCTTTAAATGTTAAGAACACTGATTTTTCTTCATCAGTTAAAATATAACTAGGAACATTAATTACTGATCCTTGATCTTTTAGGATTTGATCCCAAACACTATCAATATTATATCCTTTTTTATCTAGTAATTCTTCTAGAATTTTATTTCGTTTAATGAATACGCCTTTTGCTGTTTTAAGGTTATATACATTCGCTGGAATTGGTTCAATCGATGGTGACACACCTCCCGAGATATGAGCATTTGATACCGTTGGTGCAATTGCTAAATGGTGGGAATGTCTTAATCCAGTACCTTTACACCATTCTGGCTCACCGTATAGTTCTGCTTGGTCACGTGATGCTTTTAAAGTTTCTGTCTGGATAAATTCAGATATAACTCTAGTCAATGCTGATGATTGAATACTAGCAAATGGTATTCCTTTTGATTGTAGTAATGTATGCCATCCTAAAACACCAATTCCAATTGCTCTACCTTTAGTAGCAGAACGAACTGTATTTTCCATAAATTTGATATTCTTAGCTCTATCAATAAATTCTTGTAATACACCTTCTAAGAACCAACATGCTACTTCTGGTAATGTCATACCATTTTCGAATTTATAGTCTTTCCATTCATCCCAACGTGCTAAATTTAATGATGATAAACAACAAATAAATGAATGTAATTCGTCTGTGTATAATGAAATCTCACTACAAATGTTTGTCATTGATACATGAAGATTTAACTTCTTATATCCTTCAGGATTTGCATTGTTAACATTATCTTCAAACATGATATAAGGTTCACCAGTTTCAAGACGTGTTTTTAATATATCACCCCACAAACGCATAGAACGTTCATCCTTATTTTCTAACTTATCCATAAATGTATCATCAATAACAACACATTGGTGTAAGTTCAAACATTGACGATTAACATCACCTTTTGGTCTACGGATTTGTAAAAATTCTTCAATATCTGGGTGGTTGATACTTAGGTTAACAGATGCTGCACCTCTTCTAACTGATCCTTGGTTTGTAGCAAGAATAGTTGAGTCATAAATTTTACACCAAGGCACTACACCTTCAGACACACCATTATCTCTAATGGCTTTACCTCTACCTCTAATACGAGATACTCCAATACCAACTCCACCACCTTGAGATGATAATCTCATTAATTCAGAGTTTGCATCAGCAATACCTTCAATAGAATCACCAACATCAATACCAAAACATGAAATAGGCATTCCACGCTCAGTACCTAAATTTGATAATACTGGGGATGCTAAACATAGCCAGTTTTTTACTATCGCTTCATAGAATATTGGTTGTAAGTCTTTACGTCTTAATCTACGTGAAGAAGCTTTACTTACTCTTTTAAACGCACCAAATACATCTTCATCAGGCATTAAATACCCTTTAGAAATCATACTTAATGCTATTTCATCCATCCAAGAAGGAAAATCTTTACCTTTAACCCAGGTACTGGTGTCTACTTGTATACTCATCTTATAATTTAATTTTAAAGGTCTGACCAATCTGCGTTTGACTTTGAATAACTAGTCACGCGTCCTGCGAAGAAATCTTGGTGTGTTTTTCCACTTGTTAAATGTCCAAACCATTCCATTTGTTTTAGTAAGTTAGGATCAATATCATTGAAAATACCATTATAACCTAATTCAACCATTTTTTCATTTGCTCTTGCTTTGATAAATGTTTTTAGTTGAGGGATGTTTAAACCTTCAATATCTCCCATTTCAAATGCTTTATCAATAAAATCAAATTCTAACTGAACTGATAATCGACAAGCTTCTGCTACACCTGATCTCATTTCTGCTGTATTTAATTCAGGTTGTTCTTCTAATAATTTTTTAAATAACCAACATCCTGCTTTTGAGTGTAATGACTCATCTCTAACACTCCATTCTACAATCTGACCAGTTCCTTTCATTAAATTTCTTAATTGAAAAGACATCAATATAGCAAATGAAGAGAATAAATTAACACCTTCAGTGAATGCTGAGAATATAGCTAATGATAATGCTTTTTCTTCAATATTATCACCAGGTACTTCAATTAAGCGATCAATTTTTGCTTTTGATGCTTCGTCTTCCATAAATGCTTGGAAATCATCTAGTCCTAATTCTTCATTTAATCGAGCATAGGCTTCAGCATGAATACTTTCAAAATCAGCAAACACACGAGCCATAGCTTGAATCTCTGGTTTTGGGAACCATAATGATACTTTAGTAGACCAATAATCATTAACGTGTACTTCTGTTTGAGCGAATGATTTTAGAATATTTCCTATCAAATTCTTTTCTGAATCGGTTAATTTTAATTTCCAATCATTTAGATCAGAAGCCAAAGGTACTTCATCAGCCAACCAGTGTACTCTATGTTGGTCTTTATAAAAGTTGAATGCTTCTTGGTATTCAAATGGTTTGTAGAAAATACGTGGTTCAGTTATCATTTTAATGAATTTAATAAGTTAATTAATGTTGGTTTTGATTGCATACCCAAGGTACGCTTTACTTCTTGCCCATCAACTTCTATTACTAAAGTAGGAACTGAACGAATGTTATATTTTAGTGTTAAATCTGGATTGCTATCTACATCTATTGTTTCAAAATTAACATCTGTTAATTCTGATTGAACTTGCGCTACTAAAGGAGCAAGTTGCTTACATGGGCCGCACCAAGCAGCCGTGAACCTTTTTACCGTTACCATAATTTTTATTGTTGTAGTTATAAATATAGTATATACTATTGGTTTTTACTAAGCTCAAAAAACTTCTGTTGAAGATAATCTCTGTCGTCATTATTAACGCTACTGTATTGATTTACAGGTTTAGAGTCATCTTCATCATCATCGTCTAATGGTGTTTCGTATATATCTATTTTTCCGTTTGATGTATCTATTTTGGAACCAAATGTTAATCCGTCAGCACCATATCTATTTTTCATGACGTGCCAACGTCCTGTTCCGTTTACTTTATCTTTTCTTCCTCTAGCTAGAGATAAAATAATATCTCCAATCATAATCTTTTCATACGATCCTGCTGCATTATCACCTTCAATAATACTACTTTTAGCAGCACCTCTATTTGCTTGTGAAGGGGATATAACTGGTATTCCTAGTTCCTTAGCTAATGCTTTAGCTCCAACATAAACATCATCAATTTCTTCCTTACGTTCTCCATTTCTAGAACGAGATGAACTCTTAACATAATCAAGATAATCAATAATGATTAAATCTGGTTTGAAACCATGTTGCATTTCTAATTGTTGGAGATGAGCCTGAATTGTATCGAATGATGCTCTTTTAGGTGGGTATTCTTTAATAACAACTTTACCTCTAACTTTACTAATAGTTTCTTCAACTTTAGCTCTATTTTTATCCAAAGTATCAACAGGAATACCTGTAAATACAGCATCATATCTTTTACCTACGTAACCTTCAGCTAATTCAAGTGAATAGTGTACTACATTATACCCCATAGCAGCAGCATAAGCTCCCATATCAATAACAGCCCATGATTTACCACCCCCAGGATTACCAAATACTAGTACTAAATCACCTTTACCCATTCCCCCCTGAGTTAGACTATTGAATACAGGCCAAGGGAAAGGTATTGCATTTCTATCATCTATTCTGTATCTTGATTCAATATCTTTATCATATTCATGACCAATATTTTTATCTTCACCTGCTTTTAGAGCATTATTCATTAGTGTTTTAATACTATCATAATCACCCATTCCAAGCAAGTCAACAGAAGTCATGATTGCTTTCTTTACTTGTTGGTTTTTACAAAAATTAGTAAATTCATTTTCTACCCACTCTAAATCATTGGCTTGGGATTCTTTATAAGCCTCTCTTAGCCCCTCAGTAATAGCAATTTTTAAAACATCATTATCAACTTTTTTTACTTCAGTAGATAGTACCTCCATTGTTGGTACTGTATGATACTTAGAAAAATATGATTGTATTTCTTTAATAACCCATTGATTGGCTTGATTTTCGAAATATTCTTTTTCTAAAGAATCAGACACATTTACTAAGAAATTTTTCTGTGTTAATAGTGCTCCAATTACTTTCGTTTGAAACTGAGGTCCGTATGCTTGTAATTTTTGTAATGTTGTCATAACTTTTTAAATTTAATTAAGAGAATTTATATAACCAAAAACTTCTGTAAGCCAATTATCTACATTCGGTATTGATTCTCCCAATTTATCATTTACATATATTTGGTGAAATAGATACTTATTTAATTCATATGAATCGTTAAAAGCATCTTTTACCAATTGTTTATTTTCAGGTGATAAGAAACTTCCATCTAAAGACATTAATTTTCTATTAATTTCTAGTTGATGTCTTCTTTCTACTACTGACAGATACAATTTATTTTCATCTATTTTATTAGCAGATGACTCGATAATATCACTTAATTCTAATTTATTCTCACTGATTAATTCAGGAAATAATTTAAGTAACTTAACAGGTCCTAAGCCAGTAACCCCAGGAATGTTATCAGATTGGTCACCCATCAATATCTTGTAGTTAAGAAAATTATAACTACTAACACCGAATTCTTCTAATACATCTTTTGGTTTGTATACTTTCTTTTTAACTGGAGAATATACTTGTACTTTGTCTGAGATTAATTGTAAGAAATCTTTGTCCGCAGACATGATTGTTACACTTGTTGTCTCATTATACGCCTGGAATTTATTTGATAAATAGCCAATAATATCATCTGCTTCCAAACCATCAATACTAATAACAGTAACTGGAAGGCATTTAAGATACTGAATCAATCTTGCCATCTGATTGTTTATACTCTCTGTTTCTTCTTCTTTTGAAGAGAAAATAGAATAATTTGTCATGCGATTAACATGACGATTTGCTTTATACTCAGGGTATAAGTTTCTTCTAGCATTCGAACCACCAACACCATCAAATACAATTATCACTTTGGTTGGATTAAGCATTTTGATTGCATAACCAATTGATTTTAAAAATCCAGTTAGACCACCAATATGATGACCATTTGGATTAATGTGATTAATCATAGTAAACGACCTCAAGAATGTATTGAGGCCGTCTATGATTAAAATTGAGTCTAATTGTGTCCTAGTGTCTGGTTGAATACTTGAGATTAGATCAAAGTATTTATTCTTGGACATCTACTAAGTTTATTTCTTTAAAATTTTCTTCCATTTCATCCTCTTCAACAATATCAAAATCAGCTGATCCTAGAATTTGGAGCCATTCATTTGAATGTTCTTTTTTATAATTATCAATTGCTTTTTTATCATCAGGGATGAAACCATGAACTGTCATTGTAACAGTACCTTTTGTTTGTACTCCAGTAACGTGATTTTTATCAGCAGATATCTTAGTACGTTTAGCAAATTCAACGTCTTTACCATCTTTAGTTGCTTTAATTTTGCTAGTACCACTGTTTGATACATTACCAAAAGTAATTACAAAAGATGAATCGAAGAACATTGTATCACCACCTTTATTTTTTAACTTAGGTTGTTCCATAGGTGAATTTGGTTTTGCAACCCACACCTTATTAACTGCTACAAATGTATTTGTATACGGTTGATTTTCTTTACGAGATAAGATAATCTTTTGGTTGATAAAGTTACCAAATGTTTGAGACATTGCTCCAGCATTCCACTCATTGTTATTTTTATTTGATTCAACAGATAATCTACAAGGAATTGATCCTACTGAGTCCCACAGGAATAGTAGATCAAATGGTAATTTCCCTGCTGCTTGTTCACTTAACAAATCAGCTACGAAAGCACCCACATCTTCAATTGTGTTTAATGAACCTCTATCTACATAAAGGAAAAAACCTTTATAATCAATAACTTCACCTGTTTCAGGATCAGCTACAGATGTTAGTTCAAAACCCATTTGTACAGCATGTTCCCAATTCCATTTCATCTCAGTGATGATAAAAACTGGAAGTACACCCATTTTTTGTGCAGACACTGCTGCTTCAAGCATTGCTGTTGTTTTACCTGTATCTGAATGGCCTCGTAACAGGGTTATATGGCCCATAGGAATACCAGGAATCGACAATACGTCTTGGAATGCTTTTGAAAGCGGGATCCACCTTTGTGGTTTAAATTTAACAGATTGATCTAAGAATTTAGATTTCTTAAACGCATCAATGTTAAATGATTTCTTTAACGATTCGGATACAACCGTCGTTAAACTGTCTTTACTTTTAGCCATTTTAGCCATTATTTATTAATCATTAAATAGTGAATCAAACTTATCAGTTGCTGTTGCTCTTGGTTTTACATCCAAAGAGTAAGGTTGGATTGGAGAATTGAGTTCTTTCAAGAAATCATCTTCCTCATCCACAATTGATGTTGGAGTTGCTTCCGGAGTTGATTCATCTTCAGGAGATAGCCACTTCTGCAATATATCTTTTAATGCATCATAAGTGTACTTTCGATTAATAGATAAGATGTCGGGTTGTTCTTCTAATGATTTAGTTACAAGTGCAGCATCATCAGAGATTGGTGTGGATTTTGGTTTTGGTCTTAGAGTACATTTAATACCTTTTCTACCAGCAATTACATCTTCAATTGCTTCAACTGTAAAATCACGACCGTCTGTAATGTCTGTAAAATCACCGTAATCTTCATCACTAGCGATACCCATTAATTGGTCATTAACTAATTTACCAACTTCCCATAGACGTACACCTTGACTCTCTTCACCGCGAACGATTACTGGAGCAAAATAGCGTGTTTTAGGAGAAATTTTGTTGGCTAGAGTCCAATCATCTTTATCAGATGATTTACGTAGTTTCTTAGCAAAATCTGTGATTGGGTCTTCTTCACCCCAGTTACTTAGTGCTAAGATTGGTCCTTTTGAAAAACCATAGTGCATTTGAACTTCGCGCAATGGCCACTCTTTTCTAAAAGTGTTTGGGACGATTCTGATCTGGTGTTTACCTGCTTTTGGTTTCCAGAAAATTTTAGTGTAGTCGATTTTTTCACGACCTGCGCCTTTGTTGGCGTTCGCTTCAAGCTTCTGCTTGACAAAACTTAAATCCATATTGTTTTTGTTTTAATTGTAAGTCGTTCTATGAACGGAATATATTGTGAATCTATGATTCTAAATTTGGCCCTCCAAACTATTTGTTGAAGTCTATTATCCTATGGATTGCTGTATCTAATCGACGTAGGCCAGGGCCATCTGTTAATAAAATACAATTTTTATAGTCATTCCAATTTACGATAAAGTTCTTGTCCATCACACCATTATTTAAAGTTCTTATTAAAGTATTAAGAGCATTAATGGTGTATAATGTATTTGATTCTTTTTTACGATGTAACAAGATAGTATTGGCCATCGGTGCATCTTGTACGTTGCCCGAGTCAATATTATAAGTACACATCAATTCTTCGCTTTGTGGAGATTCAAGAATGAATATCTTGTTAAAGAGAATAGCGTAACGACGATTGATTGTGTTAACTGTATTTTCCAAATCCAATGGAGTTGTAAATGTACAGAATAATTTGTTCAAGTCTAATTCGTTTAATTGTTCCATAATAAATATTTATATTTTCTCCAAACCGTGGTACGATTGGCCTTGTTTAATGGTTACTGGATATTTTAATGTATTTATTATATCCGAAATTAATTCTTTATCTTCTTCACTATAATCAAATAAGAAAGCATCATAAGTATACAATACTAATTTTGTTTTTCTACCTTCTAATTCATTTAATACTAATCTTAATAACCCAACATTGGTTGATGTTTCTTTACTTTGAATTATATAATTAAATAACTTTGATCGAGTCATATCAGCGTCAAACATAAATATTTTATTATCTGTCACTAAATGCTTTCCATATTGGTACGTATCCCACATACCATCTATAAACATATCTACTTCTTTAAAGAAGGGTTTATTTTTATATTCAGCCCAAACACCACCATACAATTGTTTGAATGTTAATTCTTTGGCTTCTTGTTGTGTTACGCCTAATATTTCACCCAGATATTCATATGTGTTTCTATTTTTAGGAAATTCAAAACCTACTAATTCGCCAATTAATCGTGGATGATAACCCTGAAAATCAATTTCAATAAATTTATCATTTTCTGATTTAAAACAGGCGCGTTCACCATCATCTTTATTTAATGCTGCGAAATTAATGCTATTAAATGTATTAGATGGACGTGAAGTTGTGGTGTATAGATTATATTGAGTGTATATTCTACTGCGGTTTAAATTAAATTGTGGGGTTGTTAATTTCCCATTGTAATAATCGATGAAGCAGTTTTTATCGACCATTATGCCGTTTTTCTCAATATGATAAAATACATCTGATGTATAGAAATTTTGGAATTGAAACGGTGTATCACCTAATGTGTGTTGTTTAATGACAGGTAATGCCATATCAAATATAGCCTCACACATTTCATAATGTTTACTAATTGGTATTAGACAATTAACATTAGGTAATGAATAATGTTTGCTGTAATAATAATTAATGCAAGTATTGTCTAGTGATTTGATATCAACATGTTCAATAAAATTTACATCATATAATTTATCAGACAGTGGATATAAGTAATGTAATGCTTTTTTCTTATCTAATGTCCATAATTTATCAGTGTTATTTAATAACCAATCAGTTAGTTCTGATTTGTTTATTCCAAATGATTCATTATGGTTTAGGCAAAATATGTACCCCTTTTTATCCTTAAGTGGCCTAAGATATATTAAACTTAACTCAGTAAGAGATGGATGGAAATTGTCATTGAATGGGATGAACCGAATGAAACAATCTCCAAATGCGCGAGGCAATTGCGATGATTTTTCAACAATATAAAACATAACCTTTTTTTTGTAGACTTAAATGTAATATAAAAACTTTGACTTAAAAAGTTTCTTCTTGAAGATAAAGTTTTATTCCAGGCATTTTTTTATCGGCCTGTTCTACTTCATCTATGTTAAAAGTTCCCCCTTTTCTAAAACCTCCTGTTACATCACAATTTAATACTACTGTTTGGTATAAAGGATTATTTTTAACAGAATTATAAGTATCAATATTTATTTCTTTTATATAAACAGGAATAGTATGGATGTATTTAATAAAATATCTTAACACAAACTTTTCATCAGTTGATATATTCCCTTCTTCATCTTCTTCAGGAATGACATCATTTAAATTAAAATAATATCCATTTACTTTATTATTTTTAACTAAACTAGATGCTAATATTAACTGTTTTGATCTTCCTGTATATACTTTTCCAGGATATGCTTTACCCTTCACCTCACAGTAATATCCTGTATAGGGGTTATAATTAGAATCTAAATATTTTTCCCCTGATGTATAATTTACTTTTGCTACATTTTTAGGTACTCTCATTATAAATTTTTAAGTATATACTGTTTAATTGTTTGTCCTTCAGATGGGGCTTTTGTAGCACGTCCTTTTGAATCTTTTGGAGCAATTTCACCATGTCCAAAGATTTGACTCTTTTTAAATCCTAAAAAGTGTATAAGGCGTGCTGCTGCTATCACCTGAACTGGTAATACATCTGCATCATTTAGTGCTACTACCTCTACTCCTATTGATTTACCATTATAATTTCCAGCATGCCATCCTTTAGCTCCATCTGGCATAAATCTATAAATTCCTCCATCCCTTCCAATTACATATTGTGCTGGTAGGCCCCTATCATAAAAAGTTCTGTATGTGTGTATTGATCCTTCACGTCCGTCTCTTCCAGTGCTACCCGCAGTGTGGTGAACTACAAATGCTGTTGGGGGTGAGGAAATAGTACCTAAATTAAATCTATTTAATTTTGTATCATCAATAATTCCCGCTTCTGTTAATAGCGGTATTTTTTGTTTTGATAAATCTATATCTGATGTTCCTTTAATAAATTTGTAATTTGGATAGTATTTAGAGAAATTTTGAGTTGATACTGCTTCTCCTACTTTAACTAAAGTCCCTCCTTCTGCATTTTTTACATTTTCTTTCCATGTTCCAGTACCATCTGTGTAGTTAGAACTTCTTAATCCTCCACCACCATTTCTAACTTTAGCAGTAGCACTAGTAACTCTACTTCCTTGTAAAGTAACATCAAATAAATCTACTTCTTCACCATCTGGGTCTTCTAGAATAATTGTTTGTCCCTCTAATTTAGTTGTCCAACCACTGTCATTAATTGTATGTCCTATACCTGTTAAAATATATCCTAATCTTCTACCAACTTCACCATCAGTTTTATATCCTTTAGGAAGTAAATCTGGGTGGATATTAAACATATGTCCTATAATTAGATTTGATATACCATCTATTTCTAATGATAGTTTTGTTGGGATAATTGCTTTAAATTTAATTGGATTTGCAGACAATGCTCTAAAAATTGCTATAACATCTCTAAGAGCACCTTCATATTTAGATGCTTCAGTTACTTCAAAATCTGCTTCAAAATCACCAATCCAGCTTTTACCCATCCAACTAATAAATTCATATATAGGTAATAAATTAGTTAATAAATTTTCTAATTGAATAGCAGTGCTATCATCAGCACTCGTTGTATTCATAGCATTTATTTTTTTCTTTAAACGGTCTTTTACACCTTGGTTAAAACCAACCATAGTATCATTTTCTAAGCCTAATTGACCACCCCCTGTTTGGGCTCCTATTGCTACGATAGAAGATTGTTCAGAAAATATTTGTGATTCTAATGAATAATTTCTTACAGTAGACCACAAACCATTATATTTTCCTGTTGGTTTACCATCTTCTGAATAGAATGTAAATGCATTATTATAAGCATCTGCTTTATTTTGTGTATCTACAAAGTTGATGTCTATAATTCTAGCTATATTATCTACAGGATCAACGTGTATATCAAAATTATTTACATTTCCTGTCGCAGTAGATATATCTGCTAGCATTTTCTTTAGAAAATCATACAGATTAATAGTATTTTTTTCAGTTTTATCTCCTCCTTCTAATCCAGGGTCTTTACTTATTTTTAACAAATAACGTAAACTAACATATATATTTCCTATTTGACCTAAACCTGCTTTACAAGCGGCATCGGGAGTGCCACTATCATCAGCTACAGAAAATGGTTTTAAATTATCCATAAATGCAAGAGCATTTGCGGCACCTTTTTGAGCATCTTTTACTTCTTTTGTTTTTCGCTCTAATTCAATTTGAGCTGTAATTGTTGCTTTTTTAGTTTTAATTATACCTAAATCTGTTCCTTTTAAATTCTTTAAACCTAAAGAAATACCTTCTATCTCTGATTCTAGAAAAGATGCATCTAGAAAATCATAAAATTGTTCAAATTGATAATAACCTTTTCCACCTGTAGATACTTGTGGGGTAATAAACCCATCCTTTTTTTCAACCTTTACTGCTAATTCATATTGTCTTTGCAATTCACGAGCAGCCGAATCTACATCAATGCCTGCTTTATTACAAGCATCAAAATATCTTGTAAGAGAATCTGCAATAGTTTTTTCATCACTATTATCCTTCACACCCTCAGGTATTACTGTGTTATTTATTACTATACTAGCAGCAACTTCTACTGTAATTTTGGAGCCTAAAAAATCCATAGTTTTACTTGTACCATCACTATTCTTAACTTGAGGTCCTGGGTCCCCTACAACAGTTGTAGTTGCTGCTGATCCTGTAGGGGTTGAAGCTAAATCTTCAGGTAATTTAAAAGCTCCCCAAATATCATTTTTAATTAAACATACTGTAGGATTTACAGATATTTGTAAAGGATGGCATAAGCCTAATAAATAAGGGGCTTCTGGTTTTTTTAAATTTCCAGAAGACATTTTTACTCCATTTTGGTAAGGTCTATCACTTGTTGTTACACCAACAATTGGTTTATTTCCATCTTCTGCTACAATACCTACTGTTATATGGTTATTTATTAACTTACATAAAGATTCTAGTGTAATGAATTTTTGACGATCAGTGTCGTCAAATTCTTCATCTTCTTCACCTTCTCCGTGTAATTCAATATCCATGGTAAACATATCATATGTAACACCATATTTATCAGTTACTTCATACTTAGCACTTTGGTTTTCTGATTCAACAGAACACCACAATTCGTATATTAATCCTGAAATAAAGTTTCTAGAATAGAATTTTTTTAGATCTTCTGGTTTTGGAGTCTTTGCTGAGGGTGTTATTTTTAAGTACCCATTAGCTTCTAATGATATTAATGATAAATTAGCTGCTGAGTAGTTTATTTTTAATGATTCTATCATTTCACCGATAGAAATCAGAGTTGTTGAGCAATCATATCCTCCATCTGGTCTTGCAGACCATTTATAATTTTTTACTATACCTAAGAATCCACCATAATTTCCCTGTGCTCTTTCCTCTTTTTCAAATAATTGTTGAAATACATTTTGATAATCTTTATCAATGAGGCTGCTATCAAATATATTAAATGGAGTTTCTGGGGTTGTTACTAAATCTCCATTATTATTAATATAAGCAGTCCAACCCCATTCTAATAATACAGAATAACCTGGTCTCATGTAGAGTAATTCTAAATCTTCTAATTGAGTTATATCCCAACAATTAAAATTTATTGTTACTTCTCTTAATGAACCATAAGCACCTTTGGATTTAACCTCAGCACTTGTAATACCAGGCATTGGTCTAATACCATACAAATGTGTTTTACCGCTTGGTGTTTGCAATGAATATGCATTTTCAGGACCTTTTCCTACACCACTTCTTAATTTATCATTGTGTAAAGCACCACCTAATAAAACATAATTTTTAGCTAAGGCTCCACTATCTCCATTCACATCAACAGATGAAGACATTCTTAACCATGCCTTTGCACCGTTGTGGATTGATATGTCTGTTAAATTACGTCTATTAAGAGCCTCTCCTCTTTTTAAGAGTTGCTGTTTGATATGAGACGGAAATGATTCTTTAAATATAGACATAACATTATTTGTAATTTAAATCGTCAAACATTTTTAATACAGCACCTAAATCTGTTGGTATTCTTAATTGAGTACCTGGTGTTAAGAACATAGATCCTTTGTTTATATTATTGTTTGCTGATGATATAATCCACCAATATTCTGGGTTTTTGTAGTATGAATAGGCTAATAGATCTAATCTATCTCCTATTGTTGTGATAACATAGATATCATCCTCGGTTAAAGGAATGTTTGGGTATTTCTTTAACTTAAGGTATTTAGTACCTGTTGGTGTTTGTATAATATCTCTTGTTGTGTATCTCATTATCTAGCTTGTGATCCTGTTAAAAATCCTGTTCCACTCATTGGGTTATCTAAATAAGATAAAAATCCACCTTCTTTATATGTAGATAATTCTTTTCCAATAATAGTAAAACTAAATTGTGCATTTATATACATTGCTAATTTTTCATCTATATCCCAAGATGAAACATCAGGTATATCAAAAGAAACTGATGTTAATATTCCTGGTTCTGCAACTAAGTAATTCCCTAATGTTACTTTTGTAATTATTCCTCCTAATCTATTATTACCATCATATTTTCCAGCACCTGCTGATTGTAATTGACTTAATGCTCTATGTTTTTCAAGTAAATGAATTCTATTAAAACATGGGACTTGTATGTTAAAACTTACATCTCTTTTATGCTCAGTGAAGGTATAAAAACTCTCTGACCTTCCCACATATTTTACTGGGTTCCAAGTTGAGTTTGAATTATATTTAAAACCTGATAAATATGCTGAGAATACTACTGTTCCTAGGTCAGTAGTGTCAAATGGATTTATTGGATCGAAAGTTACTAGCATTATGTTTCGATCAATTCTATCAAAGTTGGGAATCGTATCTCGTCCACTAAAATATTTAAAAGAAGGTTTACCACTACCCTTAATCTTTGGATCTCTATCTATGGTAATTTCTTCTGTTTTAAAATTTGTTTGATTTATTTCAGTTTTTGGAGAATCAGCCATTTCTCCATTTTCATATATTGTTTTTAATTTATTTTCTTCAGGAATGTTCTTTACATTTACAATAGATGCTTTAACTAAATTCTTCTTTGCACGTTTACCACTAGCAACAATAACTTCATCTAATTTACTAGATATATTTTCCCAGTCAGATAATTGTTTTTCAGCATCTGCTTGAGATATTTTACTAGTAAATGTTTGAGTGCCTGTAGGATCATCTCCTTTTTCCCCTATAAAAGAATCTCCTGATGTTCCAACAAAAGTTGTAATCTCTCTACTTCCACCTATATACTCTGTATTTTCTTTAGTATATTTTAATGCAACAAATTTATCAAAAGAGGCAACTGTAAGTGGATTTATTGAAGGGATAAAATCTGTCGCTTTGACATCTACAAAAATCTTTCCATTCCCAATATCATCTTGTAATTTACTTGTTGAAACTTCTGTACTATAAAAGAAATCATTTCCTTGTCTTTTTCTACCTAAGGCCTTAAATTGATCAGTTTCTACAACTTTATTTAATGGGAAGAGGGGTGATAATGGAGATGAAATAGATCCAGTAGTCCAAATTTCTTCAGATGTTTCAAATCTGCTTTGTTCGGTTAATGGATTAACAGATATACTTCCAATTATAGTTTGGAATTGTGATTCAACAAGAGCGTCATTTATTTTTCTTTTATCTTCAGTAAAAGTATGTCTATTGATAGTAGTTCTTCCTATACCATATAATGAATTAGGACCTCCATTGTAACTATCAATAGTAAATTGACTAAGTAATGCTTTTACATCTAGTTTATTTCTTTTAAAATTAGTACGATCAAAATCAGTACGGATAAATTTTTCTCGAAAAAAATCACCACCAAATTCCTTAGAATATTGTCTTAAAAGTTGATTAGTAGCTCTGTTAGCTTGTCTTCCTTCTCTGTTAGTAGCTCTGTTAGCTCGTCTTCCTTCTCTGTTAGTAGCTCTGTTAGCTCGTCTTCCTTCTCTGTTAGCAATTCTATTTTCTCTTCTTTCTTCTTGTAAATCAAAATCCTCACCAACACCTCCTATATTATCTCCTAAATTGAATTTATCTGTTAAAGCAACTAATCTATTATTATCAGAATTTTTATTATTTTCAGCAACTACCTTAATGTATTTAATACTATCATCCGTTACTGGGAAAAGACCATGTCTTGTTAAGTGTCCACCGAATGCCGTAAGAGGGATTTGACGAAGGGTGTTAATACCTAAATTATATAAACGAGTTGAACCAAGCAACCCACCAAGACTTTTTTTAGTTTCAAGTTTTGGATTAGATAATTGCAATCCAACTTGTTTAGCTAAAAATAAAGGTCCTTTAGGTAAGTCTTTAAAAAATTTACCTATACGAATCGTATCAACTATTGAGGCATTTAAAGCTCCTATATGTCCCCCTCTAATTAAACCATCATCAAATTTAGTAAGTCTAAATCTAGTAAGGGGTTTATCTAAATCTTTTAATTCGGTTTTTACATAAGGTTGCCCACTGTTACCCCCGTCTGAAGTATCATTACCGTACTTCAAACTACGTAGTTTGGTAGCATTTAACTGTGTTATTATAGGCATTCCTTGATTTGTTTATTAATAACGACCGTCAGTCGGACCTAAATCGCTATATTTACGACCTGATTTTGATTTGTATTGTTTTGCACGTGGGTTGCGTGGTGCCTTAGGATCTAATTCATTTAATGTAGATTCTGGTCTAACTTTAGAAGAACCATTAAAGTCAACTAATTTAACTTTAGGATCTGTGTGAATTGAATACTGATTGTGTAATTTATCAGTTGCGGTACCAGCAAAATATCCAAATTTTCTAGCTTCTAATCTATTAGCTGTCAAACCCAATTTGCTTTTGTCTTTTTGATTAATGATTGCCATTTTATTTAATTTAAAATTGTCTATGTATAAATATTAAATTAGGCCGTTTTGTAACGTCCGTTCATATTTTGTGTTGTACCTACTTTCACACTATCCATCATTACTATACCTTCTTTATTGATTAATTGACCAATAGCCGCTTTAACTTCATTAAGAGCTGCTACTACTGGTGATAAATCAATAGATACTCCTCCACCACCACTTTCACCACCTGCTAAATCTGTGCCTACTTTAATTTTACCATCGGCCCCATACATTGCTTTATCTTTTGGATCTAATTGTACAGAACCAAACTCTCCAGTCATTACAGGGCCTTTGCTTGGATCAACTATACCATCTTTCATAGCCATATAAGTACCTAAAGAAGCCATAACAGCTGCTAAACCTGCTATAATCCATACTGTAGCAGCACCAAATGAAGCGGCTTCTGCCGCTGTAACTGTAGCAGCGGCTGTTGTAGTAGCTAATGTTGCTTCTGTACCTCTTAATGCTAACATTATTGGGTATTTTGCAATCTGCCCTACTAAAGATAATAATCCTATTCTAGAAAGGAAGGCTTTACTTCTTTCAACAATTAAATCTTTAAGAGCCCAACCGTATGCTATTGCTTTAGTAACTAATGATTCCTTTTCTAAAGCTGAGTTTAATTGTCTGAATGATAATTTTCCTCCTTCAGTAGCTAATCCTATTGCTGCTTGAGCGTTACCAAAGGTTGTTGCTACATTTTCTGCTATTTTACTTGTTAAAGAAGCTGCTTGGTATCCTGCTTTTCTACCCATCAATGATGCAGATAACCCTTCAGTTACTGCTATTGCTTTACCTATTCCATTTATTGCAGCCATTGTTCCATAGATACCTAAAAATAATCCTCCTATTATTTTGATAGGAGTAGCCATATAATTGATTATATTCAAAGCTCCACTTAATAAATCTAAAAAGGAACCTAAAGGACCTGCTAACAAATCTCCTACAATTCTTTGTAATTTCTCCATAGCAGCATTAAACTTATCTTGAACATTTTGTCTTTCAAGAGCTTGTGCTGCTTCTTCTTCATTTATTTGAGCTAAAGATTTACCAGATTTAACCGCTTCTTCTCTTTTTCTTAATTGTTCAGCTAATTTATCAGATGTAGTTCCTAAAGATTGAGCATAAGCGTTTTGTGCTAATACATTCATTTTAGAGAACTTAACAGCAGTCATGCCTTGGTTTGCTAATTCTTGAGCCACACCCGCCATATCACCTTGTAAAGCTAATGCTCTAGCTCTTTCTAAATTTAAAGCTTGACCTGTTAATAATTCAGCTTTTAATTCATTTTCAATTGATGATTCAAAATTTAATAAAGATTCTGCTTGTGATTTAGTATCTTCTAATGTAGTACCTAAGGCTTTCATAGCTACTACAGCTCTAGCTATACGCTCAGGATTATATCCTAAATTAGCAGCTAATTGACCTGATACTTTAACAGCCTCAGCTAATGCTGATCTGAAATCAATACCAACTTTAAGTTGGTTTCTTGCTGTTGCTAAACCTCTAACAAATGATCTATATGTTTCTTCAGATGATTTACCAGACAATGCAGCATATCTTTGAACTTGAGCTGCTTCATCTGCTTGTAATCCAACCTGTTTAGTTAATTTAATTTGAGTTTCAAGCTGGTCTGTTGTAAATTCATAAGCAAATCCAGTTGCCTTTACTAGTTCACCAAATGCTTGAGTTAATGTGGCTGTGTTTACGTTTAAATTTTCAGATGCGTTTTGGATATCAACCATCTTTTCTCTAAAAGCATCAGCTCTTTGAGTTCCATATCCTAATTGTTTTCCTAATTCAACTGCTTGTGCATTTGCATTTAGAGCAGCTTTAAAGAAGAAATTAGCAATCTTTAATAATATAGTTAATTGGGTAACGGGATCTTTTAATGCTTGTCCTATTCCAGAAACAGTTCCTTTTATTCCTGTCATTAACACATCCCATTTACTTCCTTCTTTAGCAGTATCTCTCATATCTTCTTTTAAATTTTCAAAGAAAGTACTACTAATACCTAATTTACCTAAAGAACCAACAATCCCATCTACTATTTTTCCAGATATACCTAATTTTTTAATAATTTCCTCTTCATCTTTTAATCTTTTTAAATTTAAGTCTTGAGCTCTAACTAAATAATTATTATTTTTATCTAAAAATTTTCCTTCTTCATCAAATAAACCTAATAATTCTCTATATTGAGATATTTCTTCTAATTTTGATTTATTTTTACTCTCAATTGCTTTTTGTTCTTCAGCGTCTAAGGTTTTTCCTTTATATTTTTGATCTAAAAAAGTTTTACTTTTAGCTAATCTATCAATCTCTATTTGAAGTTTTTTTCCATTACTTATTAAATCTTGTTTAGATAATCTACTAATATCTTGAGAGTCGTATTTTAATTTATCAGCTAAACCACTGATTTTTCTAAAACTTGAATTAATATCTTTAGAAGTAACATTAGTTCTAGATAGATCTCGTACAACATTTTTTAATTGATCGGCAAGATCTGTAAACTCATTATTCATTTCAGCAAAATGGCGCTGAGCATTAATTAATTCTCTATTAAACTCTGTTGTACTTGCTTTAACCTCATCCATTCGCTTTCTAAGTTCAATAGCGTTTAGACCTGAGTCTTTTAAGTACTGTTCAATTTGTTTTAATAATTTCTCATCCATGAGTAAACAATAATAGGTAATAGTTACCTGTATAAATATAAAAAGCGCCTATTTCTTAGGCGCTCTTGTTGAATATGTGGGTTGTGATACGTTTGGTGTTAATGGTTTAGATGATGTTTGTGTTTTATTTTCAAGCTGTTTATTTTGTTTTTCTATAGCTTCATTTTCATCATCGTAAAACTTTTTCATTTTATGGAACGTAAATCGACGCAACCATATCGGCATATTATACACTGTATTCCAATCATATCCACCTTTTCCATGAAACACTATTTCATGGATTTGGTCAAATATCATAGGTCTATCTTCCTGAGTCAGGCCAAAAAAAGTTAATTCCTACTGGAATAGAAATGCCCTCCTCTGCACCTTCAGGGTAGTGAGTCATATCAATATCTGGTTGGATTTGTGCATAGTACTCGCGTAATGCTCTAGCATCTTTTGCTGTTAAACCATTATCAACAAAATCACGAATAGTTGCTAATTCTCTATCACCATTAACTGATGTGATTATATATTTTAAACGAGTTGTGATTTCAAATGAACCTTGTGGGTTAATTTTCTTTAAACCTTTAATTTCAGCATCAATTTTTTGTTCATCACCATGTGTTAATAATTTAAATGTTACTGTATTTCCAGATAAAGGCATTTTAAATGTAAATTCATTATTACCTTCTTCAAATAATGATAAATCAACTTCTTTTTCTTTTAATGCTGATAAATCAACACTTACTATTTCTTCAACACCTGTCTCGTAATTATAATTTTTAAATTGATATTCAGCACCATATCCTAAAATACGAGCACCTAACAGTATAGCGTTTTTATCGCACACTAATATATCATTAAAACTAACTGGTGTTACTATTAATGATTGCATTACTCTGTTGAGTACTGATCCATCTTTAATATAATTAGCATTAGTAAGAATATCTTCTTCTTTAGCTGTCATATATTTCATTTCAATTTCACCTTTAGAAAGTGGTGAGTCTTTTGGATATAATAATCCTTTTGAAGGCAACGAAACCGTTTCGGTTGGCATTTTAAAATCGCTCATATAACATTTTTATTTTGTTCGTATATAAATATATAGAAAAAGAAAGCGTCTGCAAAGCAGACGCCTCTAAGAAAAGAAATATGAAGGGAATTAAAAATTCAATACACAGTAATCCATAGCAACAGTAAGGGAAATGTTAATTGCTGCCTCACTAGCCCAATCGTATTCACCAAAGTTTGCAGTTTTTACATATGCACCTTTGATTATCCATTCGCTAACGATGTCACCTACTGGACCTAATACATTCAATACTAAATCTTTTTTATAAAAATCAGAATAACCATCACGGCCTGTTACTGATTCGTGAGCCAAACGAGCCCATTCCATTACAGCTTGAGCACCACTTGGAGTAATTGGATCATAAAGTTCTAAGTTCATATCTTGCCACTTAACTTTACCTTTTACTTTACGGTAAACGTTGATGTGGTCTAATACGATTTCACCTGCATCAAATTGAGGTGACGCTGCCTTCTTAATCAAGTATGCTGGGATACCGTCTACATACATGATGAAACGATTCTGCACCTTTGGTTCGAAAGCGGTGAACATTATTTGGTTTGCGTCTAATACAGCCATTTTATGTTAAATTTTGTCTATTAATAAATATTATTGTTTATAACTCTTACGCTGGGAATGTTGCCCCAGTTGGTAATACTGTGAAATCTAACACAATGAATTCTGCTGTTTTACTTGGTTGTAAATAGATTTGACCAACTAATTGGTTTCTATCGATTACATCAGGTGTGTTATTAGAATCATCCATTACCACTTTATAAGCATATAAACCTTGACGTTGTACTACTGATTCTAAGTAAGGGTTTGCAATGCTCATAAATCTGTTTCTTGTAGCTGCTGTATTTTGTTCAAATACTAATGAACGACCTACTTGACCTAAGAAACCTTTCAAGGTAATCAACAAACGACGAACGTTAATTCTGTCTAATGAAGTTGATTTTTTCTGTAATGTCTTTTGACCAAACGCTACAACACCTTCTCCAGGGAATGAAGCTAATGGGTTAATGTTTGTATCATATAAAGTATCACGATCTTCTTGAGATAATCTTCTTTCAGCTCTTAATACTGATCCAATTCCACCACGGTTTAAACCTGCTGGAGCGAACCATTCAGCACCTACTTGGTCGTTGAATGCGAATACACCACCCATTACTACAGATGGAGGACACCATACAGCCTTACCTAAGTTATTGCTAAACAATTGTACCCATGGATAATATGCAGCACCATAACTTGAACCATTAGCAGCAGCCGCTGTAACAGCAGCAGCTACGTTAGCTCCATATGCTGTAGTATCGATAATTGCCATTGAATCACCTCTACCTTCACATACTGCAATTACATCATCTGAGATTGAACTTAAAGCACCAGTACCTAATGTTACACCAGGAACTAATAATAAGTTAAAGCTATAATCATCTTTATTTGATAATAAAGTTAAAGCAGATGTGTAATCAGCAGCAGCAAATCCTTGACAGTTTGTAGCTGCCGTGTCATTTGCTTCAAAAAATACAGCTGTTCTGTTAGTTGCAGCTACACCACCACTAAATGAACCACTACCTGCTGCTGGTAAATAACCACCAAAAGTTGAAGTTTTATAATTACCTAAGTTATCAATTGAATCGATAGTGTTGTTTACTGTTTTAACACGTACATGTGAAGAACCACCTTGGAAACTACCTGAAATTTCTACTAAGCCTTTTGAAGCATTGTAAACAGGTTTTGCATCACCTACTACACGAGAGATGAAGTTTGGTTGAGCTGGGTCTAAAGATAAGTTTGAGAATGTTTCTAGAACATTTTTGTTATTTGTGTTGTCATCACCACGACGAACTACTAATGTAAATGTACCTTTTGTACTGTTAACATTAGTTACTTCCCAACGTACGTTCTCTATTGAACCAGAAGCTAAAGCACCTGATACTTCAGAACCACTGTTGTTTGCGATATCACCCCACTGAGTAGCTTCTAAAACAAAAGAAGCAGTTGCGTTTGATGTTGCTGCTGCTGATGAGCTAGCATAAGTGTCATAAGAAGAGCCACTAATAATTTTAGTTACTAACAATGAATTTCCACCATTGTTGAAATATTCTTTAGCAGCAAGTGATGTAAAATATTCATAGTAGTTACTTCCACTTTTGAATATATCACCAAAAACTGATAAATATTCACTATAAGAAGTTACAACTGTTGGGGCCATTGGGTTACCTTTAACTGTAGGACCAACAATAGCAGCTCCAACCTCTTGAATACCTCTTTGTACTAAACTCTTGTCGTTTTCGCGAGTAAAAACGCCTGGAGAGATAATTTTTTCTGCCATAGTATTTTTTAATTAATTTGATTTAAATTATTCTGATAATAAATATTCGGAAAAATACGTAACCGATTGGGGTTACGGTAAGATCTCACCTGTCTGGATGTCTAGATTTCCTTCTCCATATTTTTCACGGATCTTAGTAAGATAATCATCTTGACGTTGATAGTTAGATGTTATATCCCCGTATAATCCTGTTAATTCATTATCAATTGTTTTTAATTGATTTTCTAATTCGTGTTTTTCATATTGCAATTGACCAATTTCAAATATTGTTTTTGAATATTGATCGCGAAGCTGAGTAAGCTCAGTCATTTCTTGTTCTGTAATTTTCTTCATATTATTTTTCCCATTTATTTTTTGGACAACTTTTTTCTACAGGGCTAAATACCTTTTTATTTAAAGGACACCCACAAGCATTACAATACCAGAAATTCATTACTTCTTGATGGGCTTTATGTTCACAACCATCACATATTGATAGTCTATGTTCTGCTATTAATTTTTGTTCAGGGGTTGGATTAGCTGCTGCTATCCATGCTTTTCCTATTTCTACTAGTTTGTTCATATAACTTAATTTAATAAAGAAAAGCCCCTAAATTAGAGGCTATTTCTTCACTTTATATAGAGGGGATTAGTCTTCAACTTTGATCAATTGGAAGAATGTTTGATAATTACCTTCTGTTTCTACATGAGCGAAATCGCTAATATTGAAAGGTTTATATTCTAATTCTCTTTCTTGATTCAACAAATCATTGTATTCCTTTTGGAATTCAAAGAAATCTTGGTTTGGTTCTGATTTGAATTTTGGGTTACCTTCTTCGTCGACACCATCTTCTTTTCTGATAGATGGAGATAGTTGGTATCCACCACTTTCGTCTGTTGAACCATACTTCATAATCAATTCATCACGAAGTTTGTTAATTGATTCTTTTTCAGAAGTCAATCTTTTATTTAAATCAGTGATCCAATATTTAGTAATCATATTAAGTTTTTCACTTAATAGACCTTTAGAAATTGTTTCACCTGTTTGTTGGTTTACTAAACCATTAATTTCAGCTTCGAGATTTAAAAACTCGAATAATTTTAGACTAATTTTTTCCATAACTGTAGTTGTTTCTTATTTTGTTTTCTTTGTTGCTTTTGTTTTTGGAGCTGCTTCAGGTTTTGTTTTAGGAGCTTTAGAAGTTTTAGCTTTAGCTTCTTTTACTACTTCTTTAACTTCTTCAACCACTTCTTTTACTGCTTCAATTTTTGATTCAATTGCATCAGGAATGTTGTTGTTGTTTGCATCGGCTATTTTACCCTTTCTCATTAGAACAAAGGTAACAGCGGCCACGAGTACTAATACGATAATAAGTGTTAACATGTTTTATATTTTTTTGTTCGTATATAAATATATAAGAAGATCCAAAAACGCAATCTTATAAAGAAGAAAGACGAGTTTCTATTTCCTGTCTAGCAGCAATGAATGCTTCTTCTGTTGATTCTTCAATAACATTATTAGCTAAATCCTCAGCTATTTTATTATAAAAAGAAGCTGGAGCTGTAACACGGATTGAACAGTCATTAGGTTCGTTCATTAAAACGATAATTTTTTGAGTATCGGTATCTACCGATAAATGCATTTGATTTCTTTTGTAATAATTTATCATAAATTTTTATTTATTAAGGTTGGGGAGGTAAACATGTATTACAACTATAATAATAACATGGATTTGGATATGGATCACAATCATACTCATAACAACTACAATAATAACTACTACCACATCCACAAGAAGCACTATTAGACTCTATAAAAGTACTATAAGTACCACAATTTCCATTAGCATATACATAATATAGATCACAACCACTACAACTAGTATTGAGAAATGTTCCGTCTGGTTGGCAGCTACTACAAGCTGTTATAGCTGTAATCATACCTGATGAGTTGACTGAATATACGTTAGTTCCATTAGAAACCCAACCAGCGCTTACAATAGTTGTTCTTTTCTCATCCGTGTATAAATAACACCCCACTGATAAAGAAGAGCAATAAGTATAAAAATATAAACATTGAGCCATAATTTAATTTTTTATTTTAACAAGTTCCTTCTCCTCCTAAATAACAACACACACAATCACCTGTCCCAGTAGCTGCTAAGGTACAAGCCTCACTAGCTGAAACTGAGCTATAGCATTGGAAATTTGGATAAGCTACTAATGAATAAGCTTTAACATAATAATTAGTATTAGCTTGAACAGTAAATGTATAAGATAATGATTGAAGAGTTGATGATGTATTGTTAAATGGTTTAAATATTTGTTGATTGCTAATTAAAGTTCCATTAGCAGATACTTCTAAAAAACCAAATCCTGGGGCATCCCACCCATAACTTGGTCCATCAGGATTTATTAGTCCAAAATTTGCTTGAACGTAAACACTATTTCCTACCCTAACGGCAGCACTCATTTGAGGTGAATATTGTGGGTTTCCAAAGAACATTCCATCTAAATTATTAGCAGGATCTAATCTAAGCGCGGATCCATTAACAAAACCAAATAAATCCACATTTTGATAAGGATTTGTTTCTTGACTCATCTCAAAAATAAGAGATGAATTACCACCAGAGTCTGATAACCTTGTAGCATTTAAATAATTGTAATTACAAGTAAAGTTTGGGGAAGGTCCTGTATATAAAGTATTACCAATTTGCCAACTACTATTAGGGATAAATGACCCACCATCAGGTGAATCCCCAGTATAAACATGAACTCTATTGGCTACTTCTTGTCGAGTTAAACAACGATTAGTAGCAGGAATAGATTGACCTGCCTTTAAACCAAGTAAATTGGCAGTTACCATTTCTTGTAACTCGTTTCCTGTTATTTGAAAATTGCCACTTTTCATTATTTAGATTCTAATTCTTTTATTCTAGCTTCTAATTGTTGAATTGCTTTTATTAACACACCCACTGTTGATGGAACATCCATCGTATTTTTCTTTGGAGTAGATAGATCTGATGGAGTATCTTCAGCTATAAAACCAATGTGAGGTCTATTGTCTTTATCATCTTTATAATTAAATGACACTACATTAACTTTATTTAATATATCTAAAGCATCACTTTCATAAGGAATAATATTATATTTTAAATAGCGAGAAGAAATTTGGTAGAATCCTTCAGCTTCAATAGTATTTCCACTTACTCTAATTTGTGAATTAGTTGTGGCTCCAGTTGAGGTACCATTGCTGATTAATAAAGCATTATTTGTTGCTGGTGAAATTGCATTAAACCCAGGGCCTGTTGAACCTTGGTCGCCTTTATCACCTTTGAATCCTTGAAAGCCTCTATCACCTTGATCACCTTTAGTTCCTTTATCACCTTGGTCACCTTTGTTACCTTTATCACCTTGGTCACCTTTGTCACCTTTTAAACCTTTATCTCCTTGGTCGCCTTTATCGCCTTTGTCGCCTTTGAATCCTTGAAAACCTCTATCGCCTTGATCACCCTTATCACCCTTATCACCTTTTAAACCTTTATCACCTTGGTCTCCCTTATCACCCTTATCTCCTTTAAATCCTTGATCTCCCTTGTCGCCTTTATCGCCTTTGAATCCTTGGAAGCCTTGGTCTCCTTTGTCGCCCTTGTCACCTTTTAATCCTTGAAATCCTCTGTCGCCTTGATCGCCTTTGTCGCCCTTGTCACCTTTTAATCCTTGTAAGCCTTGTAAGCCTTGAAGACCTTGGAAACCTCTGTCGCCTTGATCGCCTTTGAATCCTTGGAAACCTCTGTCGCCTTGATCGCCTTTGAATCCTTGGAAACCTCTGTCGCCTTGGTCGCCTTTTAAACCTATATCACCTTTTAATCCTTGGAAACCTATATCTCCTTTGAATCCTTGAAATCCTCTATCACCTTGGTCGCCTTTGAATCCTTGAAAGCCTTGATCGCCTTTTGATCCTGTTATTCCAATATCTCCTTGATCGCCTTTTGATCCTGCAGCTCCTTGAAAACCTTGAACTCCATTAGTTCCATTTGTACCCGCAATACCTTGAGGACCTGTTGCTCCTTGTGAACCTGTATCTCCTCTATCTCCTGTTCTTGCAAATGTAACAATTATATCTAAATTATTTGTAAATGAACTTACTCCTGATAACCATGTAACAGGTACTCCAAAATAATTTGTGTTGTGGGTGTGAGTTCCAGTTATTGCAAATAAAGCAAAATTTGTTGTACTACCTTTTTCAGTTACAGTAAAGTGTCCTTTAATTGCTGATGTTGAATCATCAACTGTTTGTAAATAGTTGTATACAGAAACACTAGCATCGTCTACTTCACTTATATATAATTCCGTGACTGATGATAATGTTAAGTTATTAAATTTTAATTTTCCATTTCCAGGAATTGTATTTGAGGTGTTTGTGCTGAATGTGTAATCAAAAGCAGCACCACCAAAATTACCTGTTAAACCTTGAGGACCTTGTGTCCCTTGAGGACCTTGAACTCCTTGAGCTCCAGTTCCTTGACTACCTTGCCTTCCTTGAGTTCCTTGAGTTCCTTGAGTTCCTGCCTCTCCATTATTTACATATCCTATAGTAACTAATGATCCTTCAACACTATTGTTAAGGTTACCGTAACTTGAAATTAATACTAAATTACATGATCTATATGTTTTTCCATCCCCAAGTGTAATATCATATGCATTGCTAACAGTGTAAAGACCATAACCCCCAGTCTCATGAACATTTGAGATTCTTAAAATTGTTCCAGCAACAATCCCAGCAGTCCATGATGTTGCATTTCCAATTTCTTGATTCGTTTCGGTATATGATATTTTTGAAGTTCTAGAAATTCCAATGTTTGTTAATGTTGAGTACTGACTAGAATTCGTTGCTAGCTGTCCATCACCATACGTTTCGTATTCATAAACTAGCGCATTGCCAGCAGGATTACCCATTGGGCCTTTAATACCTTGATTACCTTGATCACCTTTAGCCCCTTGATCACCTTTAAATCCTATACTTCCTTGTGCACCTACAGTGCCTTGATCACCCTTATCACCTTTATCACCTTTAAATCCTTGAATACCTTGAATACCAATAGATCCTTGATCTCCGGTGTCACCTTTAGCTCCTTGAAAACCTTGATCACCTTTATCTCCTTTGTCACCTTTTGTTCCTTGTACACCTATGCTTCCTTGTACACCGATTGGACCTTGAATACCTTGGGCTCCTATATCTCCTTGATCACCTTTTGATCCTATACTTCCTTGCGCACCAATACCACCTTGTGCACCAACCCCACCTTGAAATCCTACTGGGCCTTGTACGCCTATAGGACCTTGATGACCTTGGTCGCCTTTTGATCCTTGAACTCCATTTGAACCTTGTACACCTTGAGCCCCATGATCACCTTGATCACCTTTAAGACCTTGTATACCAATACTACCTTGTACACCAACAGGACCTTGATTACCTTGAGCTCCTGTTATTCCTTGAGGTCCTTGTGCACCTACAGTTCCTTGAATACCTTGGGCACCTTGAGCACCATTTGATATTGTAATTTGATTTATACTACCACTTAATTCGGTCCAGTTATCGTCCATTTCTTGCCACGTAAGTGGACGACCTAGAGATGATCTTAAAGATAAAGCCATAATTATTTTTTAATTTGTCACGTATAAATATGAAAGGGGATGATTGCTCATCCCCTTCTAAAAATATATATTAATATTTTAATTAACAGTCTTCGTAGCTACCAGTACCGAATACTTCAGCAACTTTTTCTTTTAATTTAGCATAACCAAATTCAAAGATATTTGCTTCTTCTACTTCAGTAAAATCTGGAACCATTACAGTAACGCTTTCAGAAACTGTAGTTTCTACGTTAGTAAAAGTAACACTTCCTGATGCATCTACACTTTGAGAAGGTACATTTACTGTTCTGTAAACAACACTTTCAGATGGAACTCTTAAATCAACATATAAGTTATCACCAATTTGTTGGTTACGAGCTATTGTTCCCATTCCTCCAGGACCTGGGTACAAATTAGATGCTGATGTTGCTGATTCTGCGTCTAAAAATAATTGAGTTTGAAAATTAGCAAATCCACCTTTCTGAATTTGGTAATTTGTAATACGAAGGTATGCTTCGCTTGTGATACCTAAATCAGTACCAATTTGAGTTGTAATTCTAATTGCCATTGTTGTATAGTTGTTTTTACGTGAATAAATATTAGCGATAATGTTCTCCCCCAAGCCATAATACAAAAGATCTACGAGTTCCTACAGTTACTGGTGAAACGCGGTGCATCATATATGAAGGAAATATAACTACTGTGCCTCTGCCGCGAGGAGCTGTGATATGTCCTTTACCTCCTTGCCAAATATCTAAATCTCCACCTTCATAATCATTAGAATCAGATAGTTGGACCGTAATAGACACTTTACGGAGCGATAATATCCCAGGCCCAATGTCTTGATGCCAGATGTAATGTCCTCCTTCTGAAGCGTAGTATTCAGTGTATTGTATTTGTTCTGGGGCTGAGTGTAAATCAAAATCCCATAGAGATTTGTTAGCTTCAGCAGCCATATCCATTAATTTACCGTATAACCAATTCCATTTCATATTTTGTGGAATCCATTTAATAGATGATGAGCGAGCTTCTTTATTATCACCACCAATTGTAGTAGCTTGAACAAAATCAATTTCAGCGACATCATTGTAAATTTTGTCTAGTTCTTCATTATTAAAACCTTTATCAAAATAATAATAATTTTGAAGATCAACGTGTTTTTTAGAAAATAAATAGCCTGTTTGTACCATTTTTATATTTTATTCTGTTTCGAAAATATTCATTTTACTTGAGTATGGCTCTTCAGCCCATAAATTTATAGCAATTGCTCTTCTAGTTCCTGTTAAAACAGTATCAACTCTATGAGGCACTTTTCCAGCATCGAAAATAATTAAACGATTTGGCCTACACAATATAATATCAGGAGAGTTAGATTCACCATCAGTATAAACATTTAATGCACCTCCAGTAAATTCTGATCCTATTGGGTAATAAACACACCCAATTGTAGGTGTCATTCTATCTCCTGTAGCTTTTCTATATGCAACATCATCATCATAATGCATTTCTAGATAATTTCTAAATCTCCCATTAGGATCTGCTTCTTGAACACCTGTCCAATATTCAAATCCATCAATTGTATATAGTTTATTAAGTGGGCAATTATTTCGCCAAATATATTCTATTAACTTCTTTTTAACAGTGTTTACTTCATCATTCCACCACCCTTTCCAATAATAATACACACCAGGATCTTGAAAGAAAGTGGTATCATTTGCAATCTCATCTAATAATGTTTGATCTGTTATAAAATCATCAAATACTGTTATCATTTTATTATTATTGTGGGTTATAAATATAATTTACATATCCTTCATCTTCACCAAATCTACTTTCAACCCATAGTGGATGTGATGGATTTTCTTTGTAAGCCCAATCTTCTTTTCCTAATTCTTCAAAACGTTTAGCTATTCTTTCATTATAATGGTACATGATCGTTCTTACTCTACGTTGAATATCTGCACGAGATAAATCATGGGTATTTTGACCTGTATGGTTGTTATAGATAAATTGGATGTAACCAATTTTATTTATTTTACAAATTTTGGTGTGTAAAAATGTTCTAACTATTAATTCATAATCATCAGCAATCGCTAAATCTCTATTATGTCCACCAACAGCAAAATATGTATCTCTTCTCCAAGCACGAACGTGGTTTGGAACACCAACAATATGTCTGATTGTTTTAGGATTAATGTTTTGTGTAATTACAACATCCCATTCAAATCCTCTATATTTTTCTTTTCTATATTTACCATACCCAAAAGCAAATCCATCATCATATGTTAATGATTCCCAATTTTCATCTATTTCTACACTATCATTAAAGAAGAAACCAGCATCTGGGTGTGCTTTTGAAGCATTAATTAGATCCATTGTACAATTGTCTGTTAATAAATCATCATGATCTAATTCTGCTAATAAGAATCCTCTTGTTAAACAAGCGGCTCTGTATTTTGATTCTCCAATAATCCCTCCTGTTTTTTCTCTAAAATCATATACTTTTACTCTTGGATCTCGTTTAGCAATTTCTTCTGCTATTTTAAGTGTTTTACCACCATCAGATGAATCGTTAACCATTACCCACTCCCAATCTTGATAAGTTTGTTCAAGCAGTGAACGATAAGTATTCCATAATTTATTTCCAGTATTATATATTGGAGTAAAATATGACACTAAATGTTCATTTGATGCTGTTAACATTTGATTCATAGCTACATTGTAAGCTATATCTCCATTTTCAGTATCATCTTTTTCAACATTCAACCATCTTTTTCTTACTTCTAAAGGTTGATTAGTTAAATTAGCAAATTCTGAAAAATGTTTTCCAACAGTGATAATTGAATCTGGTTTGAAAGATGTTAATAATTCTTCTATATTATAATCATTTAAAACATTTAATACATCTAAACTTATGTCTTCATACCCCAAATGTTTAGTGCTTTCTAATTTTGATGTACCACCTACATAAAGTACTTTAGGTACTCTTGCTTTTTTCTCTTTTGTTAAGTAATTATAGTAACAAAGTTCTGAATGAATAAAATGAAATTTATCTGAGAATTGTTTGTATAGATTTTCAATAAACACACCATCTCCACAATATCCACCTTCATATCTACCTTGTGTATATAAACTTTGTTTAATAACATATTGAGCTGAGTCTATGTGTCTTAATTTCATATGTTCAGGTCCTACTTTTCTAACATCTAGGCCTGTAAAATCTTTCTTATTAACAAATTGCTCATAAATAAAAGCATCTTTATCAGGATTAGATTCAATTTCTGATTTGATAGTATCATAAAAATCAGGATGAATAATATTATCATCATCTAATATAACAACATAAACATCTTTATGTAATTTATCAATAATATCACTTAATTGAGGATACAAATAATCAGATCCATCTCCTTTTATAAAGTGAAATCTAGTATTTGGGCTTTGTAACTCATTCAACATTTCAGCATCAATGTCTTTTAATGTTGTTGTATCAAAGATAATATGCCAAACTACATTTATCGGACTTGGAAATACCGATTTTTTTATTGTCAATAAGTTTTGCTGACGCGTACAACGCGTTAATATATGTAATGTTACCATTCTACGTCAAAGAAAAATAGGTGAAAGAATCTTGCATTTTCGATTGCATCTCCAAAATAACCTGTTGCTGCGTGGATTGTTTTTGAATCAAACATAACCAATCTATTATAAACGTTTGCAACAGTATCTACTACTTCATATGTTGTTGAGTCATAAAAATTCATATTATTACTCAACCCTTTAAAGGTATTAAAATAATCATCACCTCTTGTTTCATCAAACCTAGTAGCACCTGTTATTTTGCTTTTATATGTAGCTGTACCTGTTTGAAGTGGGGCATCTGGTGTTAAATACACCATTGCTGCATATGTTTGAGAATCAACGTGATAAACGATTGGATCTTGAGAAGTACAATATTGAAAAACACCATTTGCGTATGATTCGTAGTTCCAATTTGTAATCTTTTTACCTAAAATTTCTTCAAATTTTTCTTTAGTACCATTTAAGATAAATCTGTCGTAACTACGTTTTCCTTTATGATAACCTGATTCTTTAAATTCTAGATTGTTCATAGCATAGTTTCTAACCCAATCAGGATCACTGTAGAAATTATCTACTACTACAATACCTTTTTTAGATACAGGGTCAAACCCTGAATGGTAAACTACCCATTTTTCAAATATGTCTATGTTATTTACAACAGAGTTGTCTTGTAAGATAAGACTAACAGGTTTGTTTAATTCCTGTTTTGTAAGAAGGATTTTAAATCCAATTTCTTCTGTTGGAATTTGAGGATAAAATTCCTTCACATCTGGTCTTGATTCAAATCCAGGAGAAATAATTTCCTCACCAATTAGAAATGCTTTAATAGGTTGTATTGGGTGAGACACCCACCCACTAATGGTACAAACATCGTTATTAATGATAACTTTATCAATGTACCACAATACACCACCAACGTTGGTTAAATGATTAATATGATCGGCCATAAAAGTAATTATTTTATGGAATGTACGATGAAACTATTTGATATCCAAACTTATTTGTTATCTACTAGATAATTTATTTGATTTTTTAGATCTTCGATTTGTTGTTGTTGTTCTTTCATACCCTCTACTAACAAAGCTACAAGTTTTTCATACTTAATAGTCTTGTATGTTTCAGACATTTCTGGTATAAAATCTTTAGCTTCATCTGGGTCATTACTCGGAGTATTTAATTGTGATTGATACTCAGTAATAAATAAAGGTTCTACAGCTTCAACTTCTTGTGCAATAAGACCAATATCTTTAGTACCTGCTCTTTCTTTTACAATGTTTACTTTTTCATCATTCCATGTATAAGTAACACCTCTAAGTTGTTTAATTTTATTTATTGCATTATCAATTGTAATAATATCTTTCTTAAGTCTAGCATCTGAGTAATAGGCAATAACATCACCTGTTGCATATAAAGTACCTGTTATAACTACACCATCACTAGCTGTTCTAAATTTTTCATTACCGTTATTGTATAGGTATTGAGCAGCATCTACATATGTAAGTATTGACCAGTTATTTAACCAAAATCCTGTAGGCCCAGACGCACCATTTGTATGCATCATTAGACACATACCACCATCTACTCTCCAACCAGAATATCCATTATTACTACCACCCATATACCAAGCGGTATATGAGCTTGTATTTCTATGTAAGTATTTAGCATTATCATTATAATCATAAAATGTTCCAGCATACATTCCATTAGCTGTTAACCAGTTACCAGAATCATCACACCAGGATCCCCAACTACTTGATTGATTTAAGAAACCAATTCGATTTGAGTTACAATGAAGTTCTCTAGTACCTTCATCACTATCAGTCATATAAATTGAGGACGCATTTGTACCTAATCCTACAGTTAGATTACCGTACATGTATGAATGTCTAGATGAATCTAATCTAATACCCCAAGAACCAGCATTATTTAATATCCCAACGTTGTTACCTGTATCTGCATAAAAGCATCCTCTAACAGCACTACCAAAACCACCAGGTCTCATATTAAGTTGTATCCAAGAATTATTAGATGTAGCAAAATTCCATTCTCCGGTAGTTGATCCATAAATGTGAGTATCAAGGGCTGTGTTATATAAACCTGTATTAGAATTCTGATTTCTAAACCAACCATTATTATATACGTTTGCAAATGTTGGGCCACTATCAGTTCTGACATCTTGGTTCATATTTGCAGCATTTGGATCTGACGCTGTGTTTAATAATCTTCTCCAAGAAGTCCATGAAGTTCTACCATGGTTTGCTTCAGACCTAACCCAAAGATTTGTTCCAGTTCCACCATCATAATGTCCACCAAGTTGATACATATTATAACCATTGTAACCAGACCATGTAATAACATGATTCCAACCACCACTACCTGTATAACTAGGGTGCATAAAATCAACTCTTAATCCTCCACCTGCTAAACCTTGATCTACTAAATTAACAGGAGTTTCAGAAGTTAAATAACTACCATATTCATAATAAGCTCTAAGATATTGACCGCTTGTGTCTTTTCTTGAAAAAGAAGATGCGTGTAAACTATCTACTGTATCTGCATTTGATACAGATTGAGATCCTATATTGCCAGAGTCAATTACATCATGCCAAGTACCAGAACCTCTATATTGCTTAAATCTACCTTCTGCCCAAAAGTTACCACCACCATTAGCATAGTAATCACCGTTTGTAATAATGCGGTAGTTAGTATTAATAGCCTGACCAACACTTAAATAATCAGCATGTATGTGGTATACTCTAGAAGTACTATTTGGGTCTACATAATATCCTGTATCTTGTTGATCATAAAATATATTAGCACGAATATCACTTGTGTTAATCTGGCTTCCACCATTAACTGTTAATTGAGCATTAAAATAAAAATTTGATCTATCAGTGTATATATGAGCATGACCGCTATTAGCTGGTCCAAACCAAATATAACCGGAGTCCGTATAAAATCTTACACCCCATGTACCGTCTCCAGTAAATCTTCCACTGTTTGTTGAAGTGCCAAATCTAACTGTATGTAATACAGATGTGCCATTAGGATCTGCATAATATCCTGTGTCTTGAGAATCATAAAAAATAGGAGCACGTAATGAACCTGCGGCTTCTAAGTAAACATCAGTATAAATTCGTCCATCTTCTATAAGCATTTTTCTATTTCCAGCATACATCATACTTACACTATGGCTAGTGTAACTACCTATGTATACTGAACTAGGAGTATGCACATACATACCTGCTTCTATACCAGGTGTTCTAGCATGTAATACAAATTTAACGTGAGGACCATTACTAAATCTAATTTGTGTTCCCCATCCTCCTGGATCTGACCAATCATCACCACTATCTCCAACATAAAGGTTTCTTAAACGAGAACCTCCTGCTGGGTTTAAGTAATATGCTCTATCATTGTTGTCATAGAATATTGTTCCATATACAGCCCCTCCAGATTCTAAATAAGAGGATGCATACAAATAATCAAAGCTTCTTTGTGAAGTTGTAACGGCATTACCACTAATATTTGTTTGATCTCCTGTATTAGTTCCTGATAAGTTAGAACCACTAACTGTTCCACTTACAGATAAATTACCATCCCTTGTTAATGTAAATCTATCTGCTGCACCATCTGCATGGAATCCCATATTAAAATTGGTGTCCATAAACCACCACCACCCATATCCAGAGTTAATGCTATTAGAAGTATTTCTTACTTGCAATTGATATCTCTGATTAGAAGATACAGCAAGAGGATAAGCTGCACCTCCATTTATTGTAACAGCACCCGTTACTATACCACCAGAAAGAGGCAATGCGTATGATGAATAGTTACCTGCGTGTAATACTATATTACCATTATATGTCATATTCCCAGTATTGGGAATAATAAAATCTGTACCACCTGTAGTAGTAATACGCATTCTGTTACCAGATTGCATTCTAAACCAAGTATCAGTACCATCAAAATCTATTAATGCACGACCTATTGTAGCACTTGTACTAAATGTAACAGCTGTAGATGTACTAGCCCCTCTAGCAGTAACAGTAGCTAATGTATCAACATAAACATTTGGACCTGCTGCACCTTGTGCACCAGTATTACCTTGAGGACCTGCTACTGATGAAGCAGCACCAGTACTACCTTGTGCACCAGTAGCGCCTTGTGCACCCGTTGCACCTTGGGCTCCATTTGAACCATTAGTTCCGTTTGTACCAGCTGTGCCTTGTAAGCCTGTCGCTCCTTGAGCTCCATTAGTACCATTAGTTCCGTTTGTACCAGCTGTGCCTTGGTCGCCTTTAAAGCCTTGGAAACCTCTGTCACCTTGGTCTCCTTTGAATCCTCTGTCGCCTTGATCGCCTTTGAAGCCTTGAAAGCCTCTATCGCCTTGAAAACCTTGAGATCCTTTATCACCTTGAGAACCTTGACGTCCTTGATCGCCTTGAGCGCCTTGTCTTCCTTGATCACCTTGGAAACCTTGGAAACCCCTAACTCCCTGATCGCCTTGAAAGCCTCTAGGGCCTTGATCGCCTTGATTTCCTTGAGAACCAGTTGCACCTTGTGCACCAGTACTACCTTGAGCACCTGTAGAACCTTGGATACCTTGAACAGACATATCTGTTGTAAATGACCAAGTTCCTCCACTACGTAAATACAATTTACCATAGTCAGGATCTGATTGTGAAAGTGAGCCTCCTACTAATCCGAATTGACCTTCGGGGCAAGTATTGTCTGCTAATAATGCAGCTACTGAGTTGTATGTTTGATAGATTGTGAATCCTTGGCCTGTTATGCCTTGATAACCTTGGTCGCCTTTAGCACCTTGAGGTCCTGTAGAACCTTGTGCACCGACTGTGCCTTGAATGCCTTGTGGGCCTTGATTTCCTTGATCACCTTTAGCACCTTGGAAACCTTGATCGCCTTGGTCACCCTTAGCGCCCTGAATGCCTTGATCGCCTTGATATCCCTGATCGCCTTGGAAGCCTTGTATTCCTTGGTCACCTTGGGCTCCTTGAATGCCTTGGTCGCCTTGGAAACCTTGGTCGCCTTGAAAGCCTTGATCACCTTTAGTACCCTGAATGCCTTGAAATCCTTGGTCACCCTTAGTGCCTTGACGTCCCTGATCACCTTGAGCTCCATCAGCTCCAACATAACCATCTTGTCCTTGAAAACCTTGGATGCCTTGTGGGCCTTGTGGACCTTGGTTACCCTGTGATCCTCTTGAAGTATAGTATATCTCCTTAGTACTTTCATTAAGTACTAAATATTTGTCTAATGAACCTGATGTGTCTTGGGGAACTACAGGTAGTCTAAAACTACCTGATACTTCTAATGAACCTGTAACTGACGCGTTGTGTATTCTCATTATATTATATCGGGGTTATTCTGATATAAATATTGAGATATACTTGCTCTTAAATGTTAGTTAACAAATAATATTATTTTTAACAGATGTATGAACAATACCCAACAACACTTCCTGGGGTTCCGTTACTAAAGGAAACAATTTCTGCATTAAGATTAAATGTTCCATTAAGTGGGGTAGAACCAATACTATTACCTCTTAACCATCTACCTGTAGTTGTTTGGTAAACAGTTATAACCTCATTACAACCACAATACCAATCACCAAATGATTGATATGAATCTAATGCTGTAGCTGTTACACCATTCATAGATTCTGATGAATATCCATAAAATTCACTCATAGCATCTGGTGTTGAAAAACCAGCAGCCGCGCTTAGTGTTCTAAGACTGTTTGAACTAGATCCTAATTCGGCTTTGATTTGTGATATGCTTATTGCTCCTGATGATTGTAATGGCATGATTATAAATATTAAGATATAATTTTAATTTATTCTAATCTTAAGAAATAAATATTACCATATGCTGTATTTCCACTATTGTAATATGATGTACATCTTACTAATAATCTATGTGTTCCATTACCTAGATTATCATATGTAAATTCAAATCCTCCAGTATTCCAACCATTATCTTGATAACTAACATTTCCAAAATTTGATACACCATAAGCTGGAGAAGTCATTGACATAAAATAGTTAGCAGTATCTTTTGAAGCGGCATCACCTAAAGTTACCCAAAAATAAGCTTTAGTATCATTAAGATTAGTAAGGATTGATCTCCAGTTATTATCACATGGTGTAGCAATGGCTATCATACTATATCCATAAGGAATAGTAGCACCACTAGGAGAACCTGCTGTTATACTTGCCCAAGGTTCTGGTTTGACATTTCTAGCAAATAAAGTATCTGTAGAATAGATATTACCAGAAACGTATAATCTATTTGAATTTGAACTATTTGTTCCTATGCTTACATTACCATCTGAAAATAAACTCAATGCATTTACTGAATCTTGCCATTCAAAACTTAATCTTTGATTATTACTGCTTGGTTGAATATCCCAAAAACCTTGAGCTCCAGAACCTAAACGAACAGCAGGTCCAACACCATCAGAAGAAGCGTATGATAAATGTAAAGGTGTTGCTTCACCAGCAACAATCGCCTTTGTTGAGAATAAACTTTGAGTTGTAGTAATTGAACCTGATGCATTTATAGTATTAGAGAATGTAGTAGCTCCATTATTAGATATTGTAATAGCAGATAACAAATTACCAGCATTAGCTACTTGTAAAATCATTCTACCACTATGAGCTCCATTTGTATTAGCTTGTATATCAGCATATATTCCTGCATAATTTACTGCAGCATCTACAGAATTGTTAAATTTCATATAGAAGTTTTGACCTACACCCACACCATTACTTTGTCTATGTTGTGAAATAAGTCCATGTGCGGCATAACTTACAGTTAATGGTTCAACTGGAGTATTTGTTCCTATTGCTACACGTCCTTGATAATTTATAACAAGAGATGGAGTAAGAGTTCCACCTGGGGTTGGGGTAGTTTCAAACCATAATCCCCCTCCAAAATTATTAGGAGCACCATCATCATAAATAACACTTCTTATTCTTGAACTTTCAACTAATCCACTTACATAACTTCTATTTTTAAATAAAATAGCACCACCAAAAGGCCCATAAGGAGCATTTCCTTGTTCTGCTGTAAGTGTTAATATGTTATGTGGTAAAGTTCTATCAGCATCAGCTGCTCTACTGAGTATTTCTACTTTTGTATTTGGGGGAGTTGTTGTCCCAATACCAACACTACCATCAACAAGTAATCCCATTGTGTTATTGGCGGATGTACTTGTACCATTAGTATTTTGTAAATGGAAATAGGTATTAACAATACCTGAACCAGGACCAGTTCTTGGAGTTAAATAAACTCTTGGAGATGCACTATTATAACCTGTGTAATATAGTTTAACATTATCATAAGAAGAATTATCCCCAACATTACCAAGTCTTAAACCTTCAGATCCTCCACCTATACTAAGCCATGAACTAAATGTAACGGCTCCGGTACCAACAATTCCTCTACTATCAAGTGTAATCTGACCACCACCATCACCATTAATTACAAACTGTCCACCATTTGTTGAATGTGTTTGGATATATCCATATCTTGTTGCACCATTATTACTATAAAAACCAAATGCTCCATAGTTATCAGATGATCTTCCTTTTAAAATATACCCAAATAATCCTGTTGCAGAAACACTACTTGTAAATACAGCACTAGTTCCATTTAATTGACCAGTCATTGTATCTCCAGTTCTAGCTACTGCATCTAATGAACCCGCTGTACCTTGAGCTCCAGTTGTACCTTGAAATCCTTGAGCTCCAGTTGCTCCTTGAACTCCAGTTGCACCTTGAAGACCTGTAGGGCCTTGATTGCCTTGAGTACCTGTAAAACCTTGAAAGCCTCTATCGCCTTGAGCTCCAGTCGTTCCTTGAGGACCTATAGGGCCTTGATTGCCTTGAGGGCCTATAGAACCTTGTATACCAGTTGCACCCTGAAATCCAGTAGAGCCTTGAACACCAGTCGCACCTTGAGAACCAGTTGCACCTTGAGGACCAATAGCAGCCACACCATTTACCAAAATTGAACCTGATACATTTAATGAACCAGTAAATTGGTGTGTATCATCAGCACTATCACCAAACTTTGTTGAGCCTGATGTATATAGTATTGATGATGATACTATTTCTGAATGGTATTCTTGTGCAGTTAATCTACCTTGTACGGTTAAATCTCCTGTTAATGAACCTGATCCTGAAACTGCAATGTCACCAGCTGCAGTTAATAGAGATGCAAGGATTGTATTTTTACTTTTGGCCATTATGTTGTTACCTATTTAATATAAATATTGAAGTTGATGTATTTTAATCTATCCTATTATCTATTTATAAGTTGTTTTACTAAATCTTTAAGTTCTTCTATTTCTGTCTTTTGAGATTCGATTTGGGTTTGTTGTTCTTTGATTGCTTCGATGAATAGACCTGCCATGTTACCATACTTTACACCATATTCATCAGTATCATTTGCATAAGATACAGCTTCTGGTAGAATTTCTAAGACCTCTTGTGCTATTACACCTAGATTTCTTTGTTTAGAATCATCGTCTATTCTATTATAAAACACACCACGCAATCCTAAAACTTTATTAAGAGCTTGATCTATAGTTGTAATATTTTCTTTCTTACGTTTATCTGAATATGCTGTAATGTCTGATGTTGCATATATTTGACCAGTTACGTATAATTTATAAGATGTACTAAAAGATGTACTACCTATAGAGCAAGTTCCTGCTTCATGGTTAATATATACATGACTTGTATTAGGGCAAGCAAGGGCATTGTAACCACCAGAGTGTATTGTTACAGAATAAGGAGAACCAGCTTGTGAATAAATATATTCTCCTGTGCTAGCGTTACCAGTATCAGTCCAAGCTATCTTAGTACCTCTTGCAAGAATAACACCGTAGTTGGTACTACCATCTGCAACACCATATCCTCTAATATTTAATCCTCCATCATTAGAATCAAAATTACCTATTGATAGTTTTGCAGGAATAAGCACATTATTATTTGCAGAAAGAACAATCCCGTCATCACGATATCCTGTTCCTATTCTAAAAAAATTACCATTACTACTATAACCATGACCAATTGAAAAGTTTGTAGGTCCTTGAAATCCTATAGCTCCATAGTATTGACCTCCACCATAATCATTGTAACCAAAGCGTATTCTATCTACACCACTTGGTGTTGTGACATAAGAATATACAGATTGTGCATTAAATAATCCATCTGTAGTATAAGAACCAAATCCACAACTAAAATTAAGTACTCCAACAGATGTACGATTACCATTAATAGCTCCTGTAGTTAAACTTGCACTACTAAGAGCTCCTGTAACTTGAGCTGTACCTCTAAAATAATGGGTAGCACTTGTTCCGTTAGAATTTCCTAATATTTCATAATAAGAATTACCACCGTTAGCACCAATTGCAAAACCCTCACTGCTATAATGAGCATTAATATTAAGAGAAGGTCCTGTTATTATTGCTCTTGCAAAGTCAGGAGTTCCGTTTGTTCTATATATCTTCCAGTTACTATCAGAAAGACCATTAAATAATAAACCAAAAGTATTATTAACTCCTATATTACTTGCAAAAAGAACCGTCTGATTGGTGTTTATTGTTTGAGCAGTTGAGCCATTAGTTTTAAACTGTATAGCATTAGCAGAATTTGTCTCCATGGTAATAAACCCTGTACCATAACTAAGAGCACCAATTCCACTATTCCAGTTTATTGTAGTTCCTGCATATACATTACCATTAAAATTTGCTTGATTATTGGTTATAGTTAACCTTGTACCATTTCCTGTTCTAAAATTCATTTGGTCAGGAGAGCCTGCACCTGAACCAAAAATATTGATAGAGTTTCTATCATTTTCTGAACCTGCTGCATTTAAGCGTAGCCAACCATTTGGGCCTGCTCCATTTAAATAAACAGCGTTTGAAGCACTATAATATGCTAAGGCTCCGTTTTGCTCATATAAAGTAGATTCAACAGAACTTATTTTTAATCCATCACGTATTGTTGTTCTACCTGATGTTTCTATTTGTAAAGCAGATATATCATCTGTTGCATTGTATATTACAAACCTATTACTATTTGCGTTTGTCTGATTTATTAAATCCCAACTTTTGCTTCCTGCTTGAGTATTTGAAAGTCTTATATATCTGTTATCAGCACTTGCGTCTTTAATAATATTAAGACCAGGGGATGCACTTGTTGAAATTGTAACTCCTCCTGAAAATGTAGATATTCCGCTATTTCCGTCAATTCTAAATCTCTCGGTAGTAAAAGCAGTAGAACCATTCCATTGTGTTGTAGACAATGTAAACACACTTGAGGCGGCACCACCTGTTGAATTATATGTATTCCTTAATATAACAGGATATTGTACTCCATTCCAAACTTGAGTTAGGTTTAATTGAGATGATGTAGATGAACTTGATGATCCAAGAATATTTAGTACAGTAGCACCTGCATCATTTCCTGTTCTGTTATTACCAAAAATACCATCTGTTGAAGCAGTAAAATTTGTATAAACAAGAGTATTATTTCTTAAAAAATCAGCAGTTGTCGTTCTTCCTGAAGAACCCCCACCATTACTTACTTGAAATCTAAATCCACTTCCACCTGCTGCAGAAGATACAGCAGTCTGTATTGCATTTTGTTCTGCATTATTTGAATTAAATCTTGCTACAAAAGCATCTGCAAACGTTCCATCAACACCTCCATTAGTAGCAAAAACAGTACCTGTAGAAATTAAATTACCAAAAATATTAACTCCTGAAGTTGTTGTCTGTAGTCTTAATACGTTTGAAGCATAAAGAGATACAGTATGGTCATTTAAATCATCTGAACTATTTGTAACTATAATACAATTAAAAGCACCTGATAAACCCCCTCTTATTTGAATACCTCTATAAGTGTTCCATTTTATTCCATCAAAACTACTTGGGTTTGCTGTTCTAGAACCAGGACCCCCATAGTAATCGTTCCACAATATGTGATTAGCATCTGTTCCTGAGTTAAACCAAATACCATTGTTTGTTTGAGTTCTCTGTAATCCAATTCCTCCAGCACCAACAATTAATTGACCAGTCATTGTATCTCCAGCTCTAGCTACTGCATCTAGTGATCCTGCTGTACCTTGAGCACCTTGTGCTCCTGTACCTACAGCACCTTGTATACCTTGGAAGCCTTGGAAGCCTCGGTCGCCTTGATCACCCTTGTCGCCTTTAAATCCTTGAAATCCTCGGTCGCCTTGATCACCTTTATCTCCCTTATCACCTTTAAACCCTTGAAAGCCTCTGTCACCTTGGTCGCCTTTATCGCCTTTATCACCTTTAAAGCCTTGAAAGCCTCTATCACCTTGGTCGCCTTTAAAGCCTTGAAAACCTCTGTCGCCTTGATCACCTTTAAAACCTCTGTCGCCTTGGTCGCCTTTATCTCCCTTATCGCCTTTTAGTCCTTGAAAACCTTGGAAACCTCTATCACCTTGAGAACCTTGACGTCCTTGATCACCTTGGAAGCCTCTAGCACCTTGGTCACCTTGGTTACCTTGATCTCCTTTAAAACCTTGTTGGCCTGTAGAGCCTTGAGCGCCTGTTGAACCTTGAATCCCTTGTACAGACATATCTGTAGTAAAGGACCAAACCCCACCGCTTCTTAAATATAATTTTCCATAATCTGGATCTGATTGAGATAAACTACCACCAACCAAACCAAATTGTCCATCGGGACATGTATTATCTGCTAATAATGCAGCTACTGAGTTATATGTTTGGTAAATTATGAATCCTTGTCCTGTAATACCTTGGTATCCTTGATCGCCCTTAGCGCCTTGAACACCAGTAGCACCTTGTGTACCTACTGTACCTTGTATTCCTTGATCACCTTGGAAACCTCTATCGCCTTGGTCACCCTTATCGCCTTTAATACCTTGAGGACCTATAGGACCTTGGTTGCCTTGATCACCCTTAGCTCCTTGAAATCCTTGGTCGCCTTGGTCGCCCTTAGTTCCTTGGATACCTTGGTCGCCTTGGAAACCTTGGATACCTTGAAATCCTTGATCTCCTTTAGCACCTTGTAAACCTGTTGGTCCTTGGTTACCTTGAAATCCAGTTTCACCTTGAGGACCTACACTTCCTTGAGCTCCAACAGAACCTTGAGATCCAGTAGGGCCTTGAGCGCCAATAGCACCTTGATTACCTGTTGCTCCTTGAGCACCAACAGAACCTTGTGCACCTGTTGCACCTTGATTACCTTGAGAACCAATTTCTCCTAAGTAATTATTTATTTCTATAGTATCGCCTGCAGCAGCACCGTTAGCTAAAACAACGGTTGTACCATTTGATGCTGTATAATCTACTCCTACTGTTTGTTTAACACCGTTCCAGAATACATCTACTAACCCAATATTATAACCACCAGGCACTGTAAATGTTGTTTGATTTAATGTTGTTGTAAATACAGTTACATTTCTTGCTGATGCACTTATTGCTCCTTGAGCTCCAGTTTCACCTTGACTACCTTGAAATCCTATAGGACCTTGAAAACCTTGAGCACCTGTTACTCCTTGATCTCCTTTTACTCCTTGAAAACCTTGAAAGCCTCTATCACCTTGAGCACCTTGTGCTCCGTCAGCTCCAACATATCCTGCTTGGCCTTGGAAACCTTGGAAACCTTGATAACCCCTCATACCACCAACAGTAGCAACTGCAGTACCTGCTACAGGAACTGCAAAAGTAATTGTTATTGTATTAGAGTTTGTTGCTACAGTAGGAGCAACTAAAATTTGATCATCAACCCCATATAATTCTACTACAGGATATTTTTCATTTAAATTATGTGTAAACACCCATGTTGTTGAGGCAGCAAATGTTTGTTTGGCTGTTCTTCCATCTCCAGAACTAGCAGCTGTATTATCAATCCATACAGCTCCGTTTTCAGTTATTTGTAGAACTTGTCCTACAGATCCTGTACTATTAGTATAGTCACGAACTGTATTTGGTAGTTTTAAACTACCACTTAATTCTAAAGCTCCTGTGATGTTGTGAGATGAACCTGAGATTGAAAGTGATCCTGTGTTTTGGGCGTTTGTTGTAAGTATTTCTTCAATACTTTCGCCTGCGGATCCACTTTTCTCAAAATAAATTTTACCGTCGTAGGTATTCATTGCCAACTCACCTAACTCCAACTGCTCTGTAGTTGGTTTGTTGCCAGTGGTTGCACTCCTACGTAACTTAACAATTTGCGCCATATCTATGGTCTGTTTTTAATTTAGTATGTACTAATATGTCTTATGATCTATATAGATCGTGTATAAATATTTACTTAGAAGCTAACTGCGATTCTAGGTATGCTATTTTTGCATTTAATTCTTTGATTGCCTCAATAAATAAACCAGCAAAGTTACCATAAGCAACACCATATTCATCTACATCTGCAGCATATGTAACAACTTCAGGTAATACTTCATTTATTTCTTGTGCAATAACCCCTGTTTGTCTTCCTTTTTCAATATCATCTATTCTGGTGTAGTAAACTCCTCTTAATTGTAATACTTTATTTAAGGCGTTATCTATAGTAGCAATATCTGTTTTTTTACGGACATCTGAATACGCCACAACATCTCCTTCAGCATATAAAGAACCACCAATGTAAGCTCTGTAAGAAGAGGATGTTGATGAGGTTGATATACCAGTACAGTTATTTCCTAAATGGTGATACCAATACCATCTTCCATTATCTTCTCTATATACTCCCCCATTACCTCCACTATCATACATCATTCCATTTACACGGCTGTATGAACACCATATACCATCATATCCGTTCTTGTTACCATTAATTCTAAACTGAGTATAAGTTGAACCGTCGTTTGGATAAAAATGTCCTCCATAATTGTTAGGCCAATACAAACCGTATCCACCATTAAATTGCATCCATGTATTTGTCTGGTAGTAAGATGTTCCTGATTTATTTGGAGCATCCATATTTCCTGTATGGTAAACAGCATTACCTGTAGATATTCCTCCACTAGTACCATTAACATAAAGCATACCTCTAATCTTAGTATTACCAGATGTATCTACTATTAATCTACCATGATGAGCATCATTACCAGACCAACCGTCACCAACACCATAGTGACCATTACCATCTTGTTGGTCACTATAACCTATACTAAAAATACCTGGGTTTAAGTTAGCTATACCCATTGTCCAAAGTCTATAACCACCACTTATGTTACCACTCATTACAATATAAGCTCCATGAGTGCTATTATTCCCAGCATAAGCATTAAGATGTAATCCAGGATAATACTCTGCATTAATAACTAATGCTTTTCTTGCATTATCATTAATAAGTCTAGATGTATTAGTAGAACCTACAAGTAAAGCTGCTCCTGAAACTGCATTATTTACTATAAGTCTACTTAAATTAGAAGTATCATTAGGATCTAAATAATATCCTGTATCAGCATCGTCATAATATATTGTAGCTCTATGAGAAGAAGTACTACGCATAGAACCATTAGCATTAAACTCATGTCCTGCTCCATTACCTGGTGCATTACCTATGTATGTAAACCCATAGATCCAGTTAGTTCCACCTGCTGTACTAATACCATTAGGAAAAAATGCAGAGTTTGCAGTACCCCATGGATTACCATTACTTACATATCCTGAAGGAGCATTAACACTTGAAGCAGTAACATTACTAAATCTAATTGATGGAGTAACCGAGTCTGCAACTGTATCAAATGATGTTACAAATGTTATATTCCAGTTGTTTGAAACAGTAGCAACATCGCTTCTTACATATCCCCCTTGAAAATCCATAACAGAAACTTGAGGATAAGACCAAGAGGTACCAGTCTCACCAATCCACACACAATCATAAGTACCATCGTTACCAAATCTCACTGTTTGAGGTATAGCACTAACACCCCCCATAAAATGAGCTGCTCTATGATAAGCACCCGCAGCATATGAATAGTTACCTATTGTATATTCTGAAACAGCATCGTTAGTATAATTATAGATTCTAACCTTCATAGACCACATACAGTCATTTCCTCTAAAAGGTAATCTAATTTTAATAGCGGCTGTAATTCCCCCTCCATTAAAACCATTAGATGCACCTTGTGGAGCAAATGTTCTTGATAATGTAGCTTGTGAAGAACTTGATACAGAATTTGTTCCAAAAGCACCTGTTTGTAATCGTATTGTTCCAGCTAAATTTGCAGAAGTGCCACCAGCATTGGGATCTAAGAAATAAGCTGTATCATTTGAGTCGTAGAAGATAGGAGCACGCATAGAAGCATTTGCTTGCCACACACCATTATTTAATATCCACCCTGCAGTATATGCTGCTCCAAAATCAGTACCACCAACACCTCTTCTAAACACCCAACCCCTACCATCTGTATCCATAGTAAGATAAGTATTGTACCCATCTCCAAATCCTGTTGGGTTGGAAAAATATCCTCCATTTGCTTTAAATCCTATTGCAGATGTAGTTGTGTTACCACCACCCCAGAAAAATATTTGATTATCAGATCCTGTACTATTATTATCACCTCTAATAGCAACACCATACATTCTACTTATACCTCTACCTTGGAAGTAATATCCATTATCATAGTAGTCATAGAAGATATTTGCATACATACCTGCAGATGTAATAATATTATTACCCGTAGTATTACCTCTTCCTGTAACACTATTAAGTGTATCTGTTTCTGTATATGAAGTTATATAACCAGGACCATTAGTTAACTGATTTAAATTAGTAAGATTACCACTATGCCACATTGTTACCCAACCACCCCATGTACCAGCATCTGCTGATCTCATGTATAATCTATTTCCTCCAGTATCAAAAAATAATTGTTGGTGGTAATTACCAGGGTGAGTATCTATTTGTAATAAGGCACCACCATTATGTACAACAGTTGGTCTATTACTCCAATCGCCAGTTGAACCTCTATATAAACCTGTACCATTAAATGCATTTACATTAACACCAGACTGAGCTGCTTGATACATTGGAGTATAACCAAGAGCAGTTGTTACATTTCCTGATGTTATACCTGTAATATAACCCGGGCCGTTAGTTAATTGATTCAGGTTGGTAAGATTACCACTATGCCAGTTTGTACTACCAGCAATTGATATATTATGTTCAAAATACCAACCATTGTAGGGGGAGTTATGAGCAAATACTCTACTAGTAAGACCTAAGTCATTACGTACTAAAGCAAGATGCCAAGGAGAACCATTAGCAGTTGTTAAAGTAAGAGGTTGACTACCACCTCCATTAATAGTTATGGGACTAGATGTTGTAGCTCCTCTACCTGTAACTGTAGCTAATGTATCAGATTCTCCTGTTATATAGCCAGGACCGTTTGTTAGCTGATTTAAGTTGGTTAAATTACTTGTATTCCATACAGTAGAATAACTAGATAAAGTTCCTATTCTTACTGCTCCACCACCTCCCCAAGCTCCAGGTCTTAAGTAAATATTTCCTGCTGCTTCAAAAGCCATATGGTCTCCTACTGAGCCATCTCCATCGTTTTGTGTTCCTAATCTTAAAACAGAAGTTTCACCTCCTGCTGTACCATATGTTGAGTTATTATTATCAAAAGTTACGTAACCATAATCTGTTCCTCCTGTATCACTTCCTCCAAATGCTTCTTCTCTACCAAAGAATATAGTTCGACCTGCATCTAAACCTATATCAGCTTGTACTCTTAAATTTCCGGTAAATGTACCTCCACCAAATGGATTACCTGTTGCTCCTTGAGGTCCAGTATTACCTTGAGGTCCTGCTACTGTTGAAGCAGCACCAGTATTACCTTGAGCGCCAGTATTACCTTGAGCACCTGTAGCCCCTTGAGCACCTGTTGCACCTTGAACACCGTTTGTACCTGCTGTTCCTTGTAAACCAGTAGGACCTATATTTCCTTGATCTCCTTTAGTACCTTGTAAACCAGTAGGACCTATTGGACCCTGGGTTCCTTGATGACCTTGTTGACCTGTAAATCCTTGATCGCCTTTATCACCTTTTGCTCCTTGAACACCAACAGCCCCCTGAAGACCAGTTGGTCCTGTAGCACCTTGTAAACCTGTAGGACCTGTTGGGCCTTGGATACCTTGAAGACCAGTTGCACCAGTTGCTCCAATAGTTCCTTGTAAACCAGTAGGGCCTATAGGACCTTGAGCACCAATTGAGCCTTGAGTACCCGTTGTTCCTTGAAGACCAGTTGGACCTTGACTTCCTGTAGTTCCTTGCAATCCAGTAGGGCCTGTTGCTCCTTGAAGACCAATTGGACCTATAGATCCAGTAGTTCCTTGTAAACCAGTAGGACCTATTTCACCTTGAAATCCAAATCCTTGGTAGCCTTGGAAGCCCATGTCACCCTGAGAGCCTTGAAATCCTTTATCACCTGTTGGGCCTTGAAAGCCTTGGTATCCGTCTCCTTGATAACCTTGGAATCCCATATCACCCTGAGAGCCTTGGAAACCTTGATCCCCATCAGCACCTTGAGAGCCTTGATATCCAAAACCTTGATAACCTTGGAAGCCCATATCGCCTTGAGGACCTTGAAAACCTTGATCACCTATAGAACCTTGGGATCCAGTAGCACCCTGTGCTCCATCAGCACCAATATAGCCATCTGCTCCTTGAAAACCTTGATCGCCTTTAGCACCTTGAGGACCAACTACTGTTGAATTTGCTCCTTGAAAACCTTGGTCGCCTTTTATTCCTGTAGTCCCTTGATTACCTTGTGGACCTTGAGATCCAATTACAGCACCTACACTAGTTAATACATAAGAGTAACTTGAAGAACCTTCTGTATACCAAGTTATATCATGAGAGCCACTAGATTCTTCTACAACATAGATTTTAACAATCATTCTGTTTGTTGGATCTATTACTGTAGATGGTAAAACTATATCAGCAAGTGCTTCAACAGTTGTAGATGAATTTATCCAACCTATATCAACAATACCAGAAGTAATTATAGGACCTATTGGGGTGCCTGTTGAGGTTGCTAATTGTATTGTAACATAAGCATCAATATTATTTCCTTGAGAATCTTTTAAAAAATGTAAATGAAATCTTTGAACACCTGCTGGGATTATAGCAAATCCTAATTCAGGAGTTAAAAATTGACTTACTAAAATGGGAGTTGTTCCTGTTGTAGTAACTGTTACTGTTTGTTCTACAGTTGCTGTTGGGTCTTTTGATAATACCTTATAAGGAGATACATCAGAAGATTGAGATTGGTTAAAGTAATATACTTGTCCTGCACTTATACCCCCACTACCTTGATAACCTTGATTACCTTGGTCGCCTTTAATTCCTTGAATGCCTTGGAAACCTTGGTCGCCTTTAATTCCTTGAATGCCTTGGAAACCTTGAATGCCTTGAAAACCTTGGTCGCCTTTAACCCCCTGTGCACCTATTTCACCTAAATAATTATCTATTTCTATTGTATCACCAATACTAGCAGGGTTTGTTAATACTACTGTTGTACCATTTGATGCTGTATAATCTACTCCTTCAGTTTGCTTAACACCATTCCAAAACACATCAACCATAGTTAATGTATAACCACCAGGTACTGTAAATGTTGTTTGCCCAGCAGTTGCAGTAAATATAGTTATATCTCTAGCAGATGAACCAACTGCCCCTTGAGCACCTGTTGCACCTTGACTACCTTGAAATCCTAAAGAACCTTGAAAACCTTGAGCACCATCTGCTCCAAGAAATCCATTAGATCCTTGGAAACCTTGGAATCCCATAACCCCTTGAGCACCAATCGTACCATTAAAGCCTTGGTCACCTTTGTCGCCTTTATCTCCTTGAAAACCTTGGTCGCCTTTTGTTCCTTGAATACCTTGAGGCCCAGCTATACCTTGAAAACCTTGATCGCCTTTTATACCTTGAAAGCCTTGGTTGCCTTGAAATCCTTGAACACCAACTGGTCCTTGATTACCTTGAGGACCTTCTATACCTTGTGGACCTGGAGTACCTATTGATCCTTGTGGACCTAATGGACCAGGGCCTCCTGAAGGGCCTGTTGCTCCTTGGGCACCTTGGGCTCCTGTTCCTCCTGTTTCACCAAGAGTTACAATAGTTTCAACACCGTTAACATTCTTTTTAAGATAAACCTTACCATCGTAAGTATTCATAGCTAACTCACCTAACTGTAAGTCAGCAATTGTAGGAATCTTTCCAGGCGTAGCTGTTCTACGCAGAGTAATAAGACGAGACATAAGCGCTCAATATTTTTAAGTATATACTTGCACCTTGCGGTGACCTATCTATCAGGCATATATAAATATAAAAGGGCTCCGAATTGGAGCCCTAATTAATTATATATTTAAATTATTATTTTAGAATGTACCGCCGTCTATAACATTAGTCATTGTCCAAGCGCTACCATCCCACTTAGCATACTGATCAGCAGCTGAAGGAGCGGTCATTGAAATTATTTCACTTGAAGCATTACCATATATTAAAGCATTTGTTGTTAAAGAAGCTGCATTTTGAACTGCAATTCTTTTTTCTGATCCTAATGGACCTGCTATCCAGTAATCGTTTGTTGTATCCCAAAGTAATGAACCAGATACTGTGTTTGGAGAGGTTGGATCTTTAACAACCAAACCGGCATTTGCAACACCAGTACCATTTAACGAAATAATATTATCGCCAATTTCAACTGTTGTTGAATTTACAATTGTTGAAGTACCATTTACTGTTAAGTTACCTGCAATAGTAACACTTCCTGAGAAATTAGCTTCACTACCTGAGTGGTATAAATTTCCATTAATGAAAGTACCGTCAGGAGCAGTTATATCTATTCTTTCATTAGCACCCCCCGATGTATCAACTTTTATATAAGTTGTATCATCACCCAAATAAAGCCATCCAGAACTTGCTGTAATATGAGTATCGGTAGGAGATGTGTTATATATTTCTAAATATCTAGCATCGTTTGTATCTGGTTTTAATTTGATACTTCCGCTACCTATTACTACTGACGTATAAGCCGAACCAGTAACATATAAATCAGTTTGTACTGTTAATGATTGACTAACTGTTACATCATTAGGTAAACCAATTTGTACTGTATATCCGTCTGATCCACTATTTAGAGCTAATGTAGTTTCGATCTCATTAGCAGTTCCTAATACTTTTAAATTTTGATTTAATAAGTTAATTGAACCACTTAATCCACCATCACCATATACTAATAAACTTGTAGCTAATCCTGTTAATCCAGCACCATCACCCACAAATGAACCACTGAATGAACCACTAGCTGATGTAAATACACCTTGTTGAGCATAAATTGTTCTCCATTCTTTACCACTAGCACCTAAATCAAAATTATTTGCTGAATCTGGTATAATAGATGAACTAATATCTGCACCAAAAGTTACAAAATCTGTATCGGAATTACCAACTGTGATATTACCACCTAAAGTAATGTTACCATCAATTGTTGCGTTACCACTTAAATATAAGTTAGAACCTGTAATTACACCTGTAGTAATACTTGAAGGAGTAATTGCACTTCCACTTACAGCACCTGCTAAGTCTAAACGAACATTACCAGCTGTTTTTAAAATGTAAAGATTTTTACTACCAGTTTCATAGAAAGAAACACCTTCTAATTGGCTATAGCTAGAAATATCTGGTGCAGAAGAACCATAATATAATTGAGGGACTGCTTTATAAGAGCTTGAATCTCCAACGAACAATACAGGGCCTACTAGGTTACCTATGGAGCCTGTACCTAATATAATTTCACCAGCATTTATTGGTGTTATATTACCGACATTGGCTATCGAACCGCGACGGTGTTTAATTATTTGGGCCATACTTTTTATTTATAATTTAATGGAATTATGTCTATTAATAAATATTAGATTAGAACGTACCCAAGTCAACTGATTGAGGGGTTGTTTCGTCTCCTAAAGTATCTATATTATCTATTGTTAAAGATGCAGAAGATATTCCAGGTTGATCATGTATTACAGCATCTCCATATATGGTTATTGCAGGGATTGATGATGTTTGTTGGTAAAAAGTTGCCGAACCGCTAGTTACGATTAAATCACCTTCTATTATTAATGAATCTCCTGATAGACTTAATGGGGATAATATTTGCTCTAATCTAATTCGTGCCATTTTTATACTATTTTACCTATTACTATTATTTGATCTGCAGGTACAAATTCATATTCTAACAATGTAGGATTTATTGTTAATATTGAATTTGATCCTACAGTTTGGAATGATATAATTGCTGATAAAGGTATATAAAGACCATTAGCAGTAAATGTAAAGTTTGATAATGTAGGAAGTGGAACTAATGAACCTTGTGGTGGGTTTAATATACTAACTCCAGCAAATACTGCTTGATTCGATGTTACAGTTGTAGCTACTCTTGTATTATTTGTTTGTAAGTATTCAAGATCACTAGCTGCTACACTTACAAGAGTAACATTAGTTGATCCTTCAACAAATGATGTACCACCACCTATATTTGGTCTAATTCCAATTGTTTGTACTTCTTCAGCATCACCTGTTGTAGTTTCTAAACCGAATACTACTTGGGATTTAGAATAAAACATATCACTATTAGCTAATTCTTTATTAATAGAATCAGGAATTATATATCCATTTAATGTAATACTAAATGTTGTTTTTGCAATTCTATCATTATCTGATTCTACTGCTACTGTTGTAGCAAATGAATCGATTTTAGATCTAAATTGAAAACGTTTTGGATCACCCCAATATGAATCAGAAGCAAATTCTACTGCTTCAACAATTTTATTATTTTGTTCTACATAGTTTGTAAATATAATACATTCATATGTTACAGTAACGTAATCAGGTACTACAGATACATAAAACTGAGATGATGGAACTTTATTTGTTAATATTGAAAATTTATCATAATGGTTTTTAGCATTATATTTTGTTTCAAATACTTGAAATAAATGAGCTTTATTACCATCTATTTTATTACCTAAAGTTCTATTTTTTTCAACATTATTACGTCTGAATACTATAATAGGAACTCTAACTTTATTGTTAGAATCCCTTAAGAATCCATCCTGTTGTATTGATTTCCATCTTTCAGGAGAACCATATATTATAGGAACATTAATCATTTCCCCATCTTGAAAGACTTGAGGTTTGATTGTGTTGTTAAAATAATATATAATAGCTCCATCTAAGTCTTGTAAACCAATGGAAAAATCTTTTATTTTATCGTTTTTACGAGAAATTTCTTTAGCACGATTTTGAGTAAAAGAAGTAGTAGAAACTGGCTTGCCTATTGATTTATCATAGGCTGTTATTTGTGACTGTGCAGCCTCAAATGGTTTTGTTGTTTCTATGGATCTTTTTCTCATTATATTCTACCTTGCTTTTCTAAAGCCATTAATTTATCTAAAGCATTCATCGCTCTAAATAATTGATTGTATAATTTACTAATTTCTTTCGCTGTAGCAGCAATATCCTGATTTGTAGAGAATGTAAATACATCAAATTCTCTTTTATTTTGAATGATATTTCTTTTAATACCATCAATTTTAGGTAGATTAATTACTTGAGAAGCAGACATTTCAGGACGATTTGGATCCTGAGGTAATGGAACTAAAAGTCTTCCTGTTTTGTATAATTCTCTTTTTTGATCGGGAGTTAAGTCTGAAATAGTTACTTCAGGACTTCCCATAATTTCGTCTAATATATCTGTTAATTTCATAATTAATATTGTCCTACTTTTTCAATTGTTTGTAATCTAGGTAAAAATTGCAATAAACCATCTACTTTGTGAGTAGTGGATGATGCAATTTTAATTTTTTGAATATCTTCTTCTGGTGTTGATGATACAATATATTTTAATTTTAATAAAGCAAATTCAGCTACGTTAGTTGCTTTATTGTCTAAAAAATCACTTTGTTGTACAGTTACAACTACAACTCCAGGAAGAGCTCTAACCTCATTATAAATCAATACTTGATTATAATTTGAATTAGTTTTTATCAATACTTCTATTCTGTATATAGATAAAATTTCGTTTAATATATTTTCTAGTTTTATCATGATTCTAATATATTTAATCTTGTCATTCTTGTTAAAGAACAATTCAAGATATATATAATAAGGTTGCCAGATGCATTTGCTGATTGAGCTGATACAGGTGATCCTGCAGCTGTATAAAACTGAGCATCTGTTGATGTTACTTCGTAATATCTATCTCTATCAACTACTATATCTCCCACTTCTGGAGTAAAGTTAAATTGTTCAACTGTTAATTTTGGTATGCTTATTGTAATATTTTGAGTAGGGTCGGAACCATAATCAGCATCTACATAAGATAAAGCAGTTCTTTCAATTAAACACTTTATTTCCATTGGAGGATAATACCATTTCTCCATTGACTCACCATACATATTAGCTACTGTATTGTCTAAGTCACATTTAAAATATCCTACCTTCATGCCAGCAAAATTAATTGCTTGTTGAACAGTAGCTGCTGCTTGACCACCAGGTCCTGGAGCAGGAGATGGTGGAGCCGGGGGAGGAGTTGGACCTGAAGGAGCAGGGGATCCTACTCCACCTCCTTTTGGTGGTGATGGTATAAATGGAGCCTGTGAAACTGTTCCTCCTTCTTTTATAATTCCTTTAGCCATTATTTAATATAAATTGGTAATGGAATTGATGCTAAAGTATCTTTTAAGAATCCAGCTTCTTGTTGTTTTCTTTCAAGTTGACTCTTACGAGAAACTTCATTTAACATTTCTTTTAATTCCAAAATTAAATCTTCTTTTTCTTTTCTAGCATCTGTAATCAATTCAGAACCATTTATTGGTCCTATACCTTGAATACTTGTACTAGAATATTGAATACGAATATGTGCTTCAACTTCCCTAGCTAATGCTAAAGTATATTTAAATATCCACATTCTACCAACAGTATTAATGTTCATGTATACAGGATTTCTGTAAGGAACATTCATTACATCAGTAACAACATTTTTTCTTCTATCTCTTAATATATTATTTTTATTGCTTTTTTTAACATATTCAAAGAATAAATTTAGATCAATAGAAGGTCTTGGGAATATTCTTAATTGGTTATTTTGTAATTCAAATGAATAACTAGCACGTCTAATAGTATCGTTTAATTCAATTGATTGTATTTTTTGTAAATCAAAATTCATAGGCATTAACAAGAAGTTAATACCAGGAGAAAACTGACCAAATCCAAATGTTTCAAGTAATGATTGAACACCAGTACCTGTACCAGCATATGGATCGAAATATCTTGCGATTGCTGGAGGTTGTTCATAATATACTCTTCTAACTTCAATTGTATCTCCAGGTTCTAATGATTCAGAAACAGCAGCCCAGGCATTTAAATCATAATCCTGTTCACCAGGAATTAATTTTAATGAACCCTTTTTAATATCATAACCACCACCCACATTAGCTTCAGCACCATAACCATCAGCAATAACTGATGTTATAGTTGTTAAGTTGTTGCTTAATACTTTATCATTAAATGTTTCTAAAGTAGTTTGGATATAAACAGTTGGAATTTCACCATTTGAACCTGTAAATCTTGCACCATTACCCGCAATATTAGGAGTAGTAGTAAAGAAATAGATATGAGAAAATCCTTCAGGAATTTCATAATTAGATCCTGATGTTACTCCTGTAAATTGTGCTGATGTTCCGTTAATTCTAAAATTAGTAATATTAGAATATGATAATGAAGAAGAAATATTTAAAGTTGTTGCAGTAGATCCTGTAGTAAATACCATATTAGTGCCAAATGAAGCAGAAGATACTGCTGTTAATTTAGCTGCTATGTTTGCTGCGGTTGCTGCAGGTGTACTTCCAGTTACAATATAAAAATTTGTACTAGTGTCAGGTAAACTACCAGAACCAATATTAAAAGTTGTAATAGTATTATTACTACCTGTTACAACAAATGATGTTGAACCTGAGGTAATACTAACGCTAGTTGCATCCCATGATGAAGTAGCAGCATTGTAAAATGGTGTAACAACTGTTGCACCACCAGTTCTGTTAAATTGATTATATACAAATTGGCTCAAATCCATTACAAGATTGCCCGGTCCTGTATATGTTGGATCAACAAACCCAGATCCTAAAGTAAATGAGTTAATATAATTAAAATCAGGCGCGATAAAATCGTTTATAGAGGCGGAAATAACCCAGATCTCATTATCTACGATAGACGCTGAATAAGACTGATTAAAGTTTACTTCAGCAAAATTCGCTGGTCTTGGAGCAGACCAAGATACTGGAGAACCAATATCATCACTTAATATATGTGTGTATCCTATATTTGAAAATGGAGAGGTTTCTGAGCCTTCCATGTTAATATAGTTGTCTCTGATTTTGTATTGGTAAACTAAATTACCATATGTAGTAACGGCTTCTTCAAATGCAGCATATACGGTTAAATCACTAATGTTCAATGTTGATAAACCTATACCTGTACCTAAACGTTGAGCAATATATTTAGCAGCACTCTTAGCGTCACGTAAGAATTCAGGATCATCAGTATAATATTCAAAAGGACAATTGCCTTTTACATTAGAAAGGTATGATACATCACCACCGTAATTATCATATAGTTGCATTAAGTTAATCGCCATTATTCACTAGTATTTGTCATGTATAAATATTGAATATATTACTTCCCATATTCATAATCCAATATCTTACCAACTAGGTCCGATCTATGGTTTGTTGCTAATTTAATCCACTGAATTTCTTCAATTTTTTTAGATAATTCAATAGCATATGATAATCCATTTAATTCACCTGTTGGGTTTTTAATATCAGTTTGTTCATTATCCCCATTAATCACTATTTTACCGTTTTTACCCAAACGTGTTAATATAGCTAACATCTCACCTTTAGTTAGGTTTTGAGCTTCTTCAACAATTAAAATATCATCAATTGTTTTACCACGAATAAACTGGACAGGCAATGCTTTAATTTTTTCGTCCTGTACCAATTTTGCAACCTCATTTTTATCAGAACAACATTTAGATAAATTTTCTAATAGAGCTTCCATATATGGATCAAACTTTTCACTTAATGCTCCTGGTAAAAATCCCAAACTTTTACCTACCTCAACAGCAGCACGTGTATTGTATATGCAATCTATTTGTTTTCTTTTAAGAAAATCTAATGCTGCTTGAGCACATACTAATGATTTTCCGCTCCCTGCTCTACCTGTTATTATAACAATTTGGTTTTCTACTATTAATCGTTTTGCTTCTTTTTGTTCTTCATTTAATTGAACTGCGTTAATTGATTTAATTTCACTTTTGCGTTCGCGATTAGGTTCTCTCATATGTAACGGTTGTTTAATTTCCAATAAATATTAATAAAAGAAGCCCGACCTTACGGGGTCGGGCTCTTTATAACTATAATACTGAGACTATAGCGGGGTATTGTTTAATTAAATTAAACAGTTTCTAAACCGTGAACGATCACTTTACCATAGAATTCAGGACGAACCATTTTCTTAGCGTAACGAGTCATCAAACCTTTACGTGGAGTGAAAGTTGTTGGATCGTATACTAATGGAGTCATCATTACAGGGATATAAGGAGCAAATACAGCACCAGTTTCTAAGAACTGAGCACCTTTGTAACCCATCAAGATGATGTTTTCAGTGAAGTAAGGATTTTTGTAAACTTTGTAACGGCTGTTTAAAGAACCGATCTTTTGGATACCGAAGTTGAATTCAGCTTTATCACCATCACCATCAGAAGCAAATCCTGGGATTGATTCTAAGATAGTTGCAACAGTTGGAGATACTACTAAGAAGTTAGCACCACCACGTAATGTTAATTGGTGAATTTTGTTAGATACTTTTTGTAATTTAGTACCTAAAGTTTGGAACCAACCACCTTGAGTGTTGAAGAAAGTGTTTGTTAAAGAAGCGAAAGCGCTACCGTTCCAAGCCACGTTATTCTGAGCTGACCAATATTCAGTAGTTGAAGTTGGTACGTTCTTAATCAACATTTCTAAGATTTCTAAATCGATTTCCATAGAGATGTATTGGCTCATTAAGCTAGTTAATTCAGCTTCAGCGTCGATTGAATGGTAAGCATTCAAATCTTGAGCGAATTCTGGAGTCCATTGTGCTTTTAACTTACGAGTTTTAGCAACAACTGCTTCAGACTTCATGTTAACGTCTAATGAAGGGATAACGATTTGAGAAGCGCTGTTAGCGTTAGGTACGCTGTAGTCAGCTCTATCTTCGAAATCACCACGAGCGTTATCACGGTTAGCTTTATTGTAGAATAAAGTTACAGTACCGTGAGCTGGAGAACCAGTTGCGATGAAAATTAAATCATTACCAGATACTTTAGTGTATTGAGGTAAGATTGTAGTTTCGTCGAAGTTAGAACCACTAACGAAACAAGCTCTTGCAGCTTCTAAATCTTGGTCAGTTTGAGCAGCACCGTTAGTTACAGTGATTTTCTTTAAAGAACCTGTAGCTACAGTTGAATCGAAGTTAACGTCAGCTAACAATACAGATGAAGTTGCAGCAGTTAAAGATGCAGAGAATTGGTTAATTGAATAACCGAATTTACCAACACCATATAAACCTTTAGTGATGTCAGTTGACTTTAAGTCAGAAGAAGCACCATATAAAGATCCAGCAAATGCTTTCTTATCAGTACCATACTTGAAATCAAGATAGAAGATAAGACCTGAAGGTAAGCTCATTGATTGAACTGAAACGAATTCTTTTGCGCTAATATCACCGAATACACGACGAACTAACGGTAAAGCAACTCCAGCCCAGTTTTCACCGAAACCAGCAGTGAAAGTAGCAGCACCACCACCTAAACCAGTTTGGTTGCTTTCTACTACTAATTGCTTAGCTTGGTTTTCTAATAAGATAGCCATGTTGTTTTTCTCAACTTCGCCTTTAAGACCTTCTAAAAGGCCAGACTTAGTCCACTTAGAGACTAAAGTGTTAGCTGTATCCATTACGCGAGCGTATGGGTTAGCTGATTCTAATAATTGTTGAATTTCCATTTTTAAATGAATTTGTTTTGTTTTTAATATTTTGTTATACCTGCTAACTTTTGGAATCTAGAAATTTGTTCGTTTGTTTCAACGATTTGTTTGCTAGGTGCATTGCCAGCTGGTTTTGAAGCGAATCCTTTAATGATTCCTTCTTTTACCATACCTTTAGAAGATTCTTTAGCTTCTAGAGACTCGTTAAGAGCTTCGAATACTAATTTAGCTTCGTTTGGTGTTGATGCTTTATCAAAGGCGTTAATTACTTTGATTTTGTTGTCTTCTGATAAGTTTTTAGCTTTGAAGATCTTGTTAACATATAATAACTTAGCGTTTAATAAGTTAACTTCGTTTAATTCGTTACGTAAAGTTTCGATTGTAGCAATTGCTTCGTCTAATTCTTTTTCGTCTTTTTTAGCTTTCTTAGCTTCATCTACTACATCTTCAGTTGCTTCGTTTTCGTCTAAAGCATCTAATTCAGCTAATAGTTCTTCTAAGTTGATTTCATCTTCTGATTCTTCTGATTCTTCTTCAGTACCATCTAATTCAACAGCATCATCATCCATCATTTCTTCTTCATCTTCAGCACCTTCTTCAGCACCTAATTCAGAATCAACAATGTCTTTGATAATGTCTTTTAAATCTTCGATAGATAAATCAGCTACTGACATTTCTTCTTCAGATGTTTCATCTTCCATTTCTTCTTCAGTTTCTTCTTTACCTTCTTTCATACCAGCAGCAGCACCAGCTCCTAACTTTTCTAACTCAGCATATGCTTTCTTAGCAAGTGGTCCACCTTTTTTAATTAAGGCTTTAATACTATTGATAAGATTTTCTAAACCAGCACCAGCTGCATTAGATGGGTCGTACCCACTACTTGCTCCTGTCATTTCGTCGATTTCTTCCATACCTTCTCTCATACCAGAAGCGGCTGCGGCTCCTATTTTTTCTAATTCAGCATATGCTTTCTTAGCCATAGGTCCACCCTTCTTAATAAGAGATTTAATACCGTTAATGATGTTTTCTAAACCAGCACCTGCTGCATTAGATGGATCATATCCACCGCTTGCTCCAGTTACTTCGTCGATTTCTTCATCAGAACCTTCTTCAAGTTCTAATTCGGCTAAAAACTCGTCTAAATTTAACTCTTCTTCCATGTTTTCTTCATGGAAAGTTTCTACTTCTTCGATTTCTTCTTTGATCTCATCTTCATCTTTTGCCATTTCTTCTAATTTAGAAGCTAACATAGATTGTAAATGAGGAGTCAAAGTTTCTTCAAGAGCAGCTTTTGCATTAACTAACGCAGCTTCGCGGATAGTTTTTGCTTCAGCAATTGCTTGCTTAAATAATTCTTTGTTTGTCATTTTGTCCTTAAATTTTTTTCGGAAATAAGCTTATTAGAGGGGAAGCTTAATAGGGATTTGTATAATACCTGAACTACAATAAAAAATGGGTAGTCCATTTTAGGCTACCCATAAATATATGTAGATACGAAAAACCATGAAAAGTTTTAAGCAGCTACTATTTTTTGTGCTAGTTGTATAACTTCTGCTGTTTTAAATGCTGCTGCTCCTCCTTCTAATCCTTTTATAACTAAATTAACGGCATTAGCAGCTTCAAATCCTGAGGCTACAGCAGCTGCGGTTAATATAGCGGCATAAACTCCATGAGCGGCATCATATAACGGTGATGTTTGATCAAATGGGTCTTGATTACCAAATTTTTTAGGATATGCTTTCTTTAACACATAAGAAATTGCTTCAATATATTTGTGTTCTAAGTCATGCCCCTTTTTTTGCAACCATTGTCCTACTTGTGTTTGTCCTACAGCTCCATAAGAAAAATAATTAGCAGCTCCATCAACAGCTTTACCAAGTAAATTTATTAAACCTGGAGCACCTGCAGTTAGCGCAAATAATGTAAGTGGTCCTAGTTCATTTATTTGTCCATCTTTAGGAGATGGTTTTATTGTTGATGCTGCAGATTTAAGATCTCCTAGTATATCTAGTAATCCTTTTTCAACTCCTTGCCCAACATTAGCTTCTACTTCAGTAATAATACCAGCTAATTGCTGCATTCTTGTAATTTCATTGATATTAGATTTCATTTCTTGAATTTTAATTTTTGTAGTAGAAATACTATTTACTTTTTCTTCTATAGATTTTATAGTTTTATATAGATCTTTTAAAAATTCTTTATAACCTTCGGGGTTATGTTGTTTTATTTTAGATAAATATGTTAAATATTCTGACAGAGCATAATCTGAGTCGGAAGGTGTTCTTATTATTTGGCTTACAAAGTTAAATATTTTTTGGAAAAATTTTCTACTACCTGTTCCATCTATAAATTCTTTTGTTTCAGTACTAATAATTTTAGTTTTACCTGCAAAATATTGTAATATATTTGACAGTGCTTTTTCAATCCTTTTAATATCTCCGGGATTATTTGTAGTATTTAATACTCTATCAGTTCCTGTTATTAAGGATTCAAAAAATTGACCAGTAAATGTTTGAAATTCAGCCCATGATTTGTAATAAATAGCTTCATCATTAGGATCATAAGCTTGTTTTAAATAATGGTGGTTTAAGGCAGGATCTTTAGCATGTATTAACTCATGTTTAAGGGTCTGTCTTAACCTTTCAATACCTGTATTTTCATTTCCAGTAACAGTTTTATAAAGTCTTTGATCAAAGTCTTGAAAACTATTAGGTCCCGGAAAAAATTGTTTAAAATATATTTGATTTATAAAAATCCAATTATCTGTTCTATTATTTTTATCATACGTAGAAAATTGACCTTTAGCATTTTTGTCAATAGCACCAACACCAATTTCTACTTCTCCTTTTTCACCATCAGAATAGATGTATGATATTTTACCAGCAGACCAAACCTCTCCACTACTAGGAATATTTTTGGTTTTAATAATCTCAATTATTTCTGGGATTATTGTTTCTAGTTGTTGTCTTTCTTCAGGGGTAAGAGTTAAAGTTCCTTCTTCAATTATGTCTAGTAACTTTATCATAATATTAGCATAAAGGACAAACTCCTGTTGCGTTACAAATAATTTCTGTAATTAATCCGTTTACTTTGCTATAGTCTTTACTAGATTGTACTTTTTTACCTTCAGATAATGACATATAAGCACCCGGAGTTGATGGTACTGATACTAGATCCCAACATAATAATTCAAAATCGTCTTGTACCTCTACTGTTTCACCCAATTGCTTAACACTACCCATACCACGAGATGAAATACCTAATGGAATGCCTGCTAGTACAATTTCTTGTGCAATTTTACCTGATGGTGTGTTTAATAATTCTAATTCACCCATTACATCATTACCTTCCCACCAAACCTTAGTGATTATATGAGAAACGTTATTTAAATTAATAATTGATGATTCTGGGTGGTCTAATTCACCTGTTGCTGTTCTAGTAGCTACAGGTCCTTTAGTATACATTTCTACTTGTTTTCTAAGAATATTCATAGGATAAACACGACCATTACCGTTTTTAACTTCGGCTTCTTGTAATTTACCTTTGATACGCATTCTAGTACCAGTTCCTTCTTTACCTTCAGATAAAGTAAGTTTAGCTACGTGGAATGGTGTATGATCTACTAATAGTTGTTTCATGTTTATTTACTATTTTCTTCTGCTAGTACTTCACGTACAATATTTTCTAATGTTGCTTTAAATTTATCAAAAGCAGCACCTACATCTACTTTACCAATTGGTCTTAATGGGGTTAAAATATATGCGGTTGTTGGTAATCTATCATCATGTTCTTCTACATCTTCTTCAACATTAAATTGTAATTTGAATTTTTCTAAAAGAGTTGATGGTAATTTTTCCCAATAACCATATCTTAATACGGCTCTATCACTATGTCTACCAATATTTTGTAAAATAAATTTATTTGAGTATGGATTTAGAGTATTATTCATCTCAATAAATTTTGCTGCTTGTTTAACAGTGTCATTTGGTTCTTCACCAGGAAACATATTTAATTTAGTTTCTTGAAGATTTTTTACAAATTCTTTACCTACATAATAGCTATCACCTTTTACTCTAATATAACCACCTTGAATGATTGGATTTTTTTCAATTCTTGCAGTTCCATATTCTTTTTCACGTGGGGTTCTTGAACCAGCACCACTTTGTCTATATCTAGAATTAGGAATAATCACATAATCAATTTCAAAATATTCAGGAGTGTTGTCAATTACTTTAAATTCAATTGAAGATCCAGTATCACCCATATTTTGTCCAGTACCACCATATACTTTGTTAGCCCAGTCTAAATTTTCTTTAACAACCTTCATACCATTTTCTTTATCAACTAATTCACCTTTCTTTGGTGCTTTAGGAGATTTAGATTTAGCTTTTGCTTTTGGTCTTTCTTGATGAGAATCAATACCAGATAATTTTAATTGGCTATAATATGATGGATTTTCTTTTAAATGATCCATAGCAATTTTTTCTGCTTTTTTAGGATCATCTGTATGTTCCATTTCAACTTTAATACCCATTGCTAATTCAACAGGATTACATTGATATTCTTCTTTAGCTTCAGATAAAAGACCTTTGTTTTTTAAAATTTTAACTGAATCAGTAAATGATGTTACATTAGTAATGTATTGGGGAAATGTCATACGAACAGCTCTCATAAAGTTAGCCTGAGATAAATTTCCTTCTACTAATTGGTTGTATTGATTTTGTATACTTTTCATATTCATTTATATTTTATCGGCCTTGTCCTCTATATTTTTTAGGTTTTTGTTCTGTTGGGCCATAAGATTTTTTTGCTTTTCCGCTTATCTTTTTACCAAATGAAACCTTTTGAGAAGAAGATGATGATTTTGTTTTTGCCATTATTGGTTCAAGTTTTTAATTTTATTATTAAGTTGATTAACCATTTCTGAAATATTAGCAACATTCTTTTGGGTTGCTTTCCAATATCTAATTCCATCTTCTCCTTCACTTAATTCTTGTTTCATACGAGATGTATATTCAACAATACGATCAATTTCTTGTAATTTACGCTTTACTTCACGAATTGCTTTATGCAATTGTTCAGATTTAGTTCTGTATGTTACTTCTTTTTTGAATTTACCATAGGATACTTCATTAAGTACTCCTTGTTCAATCATATCGTTTAATTTCATTTCGTATATTTTTTTATAATCAAACATTTTTGAGTTTTTTGGTAGTGTTAAATCGGCTACTGTCCAACCCATTTTCTTTAAAAATTTTACTGCTCTATTATCACCTTTTTTCTTTCCAAAAGCATAAGGAGTAGCATAATTTTCACCATACCCGGCATTAAAAGTAGCGCCACTACCTGTTACATTTTCTTCGCTCATCATTATTTCACGAGCGTATGCTTTAACAGCAGATTTTAATGCTGCTTTTTTTTCTTCAGATATTCCTGATACTGTTCTACCTCTATAAGTATTTTTTAAATAATCAACCATTTCTGCATTCATATTAAAATCTTGCTCTAATGGTTGGTTGTCTGGTTTTGATTCTATTGTTTTAGACATCATTTGCATGAATCCATTTTCAACAGTATCATCTACTATAGCAGACATTGCATCATCAATATCTAATTTATCTAACCAAGTATTTGTTTTTTTAGTATCAGGTTTAGATATAGCTGCTCTTATAAACTCAAATGTTGTTTTAGCATTTGAAGCACCAGGTATTAATCCTAATAATTGATCTAAAACAAATGATTTACCTTGAGATACTATAGCTTGTCCTTTTTGTTTAAGAGCAATAGCTTTAATAGCTTTTTTTAAATCACCATATGTGTTTAATTCTAATGCCATTATTTATAGCCTAACTTAGTTAATACTTGTTCAACTTGGCTTCTAACAGCAGATTTACTAATTTTACCTGGTTCAAATCCTAAAGTTTGGAACCAAACTTCAAAAGCTCCTGGAAATTCTTGAATACTGTTAATATTTTTAGATTTGCTAGCTACAGTAGTTGCTGATGCTTGAGCTCTACCTAAAGCAGCAACATCACTAGGTGTATTGGTTACTGGGGCTTCATTTAAGTTTTTCTCTAACTCATCAACTAGTTGATATACTATTGATTGTTGAGCTACAAGATATCCTGCGTTAGCTTCAACTTCTTTACCATATCCTCTATAAACACTTCCTTCTTGTCTAGCTATAATACATTTTAATCCATCAGGTTTTATGCTTATAGTACTTTGTGTAAAATTATCATCCTTTGTATTTACTCCTTTTGATAATCCACTATTTCTGTTACCAGCAAATTCTTTAGCTAATTTATGTAATTCTTTTGCTTCTTCAACTGATATAGTTAATTGATTGTCTTTAAAACCCCCACCTAATACACTTAAAGTAATTTGTGTGTTTCCTTCTTTACTGGTGTCTTTTTGTATATCTAAAGTATCTACAGCTTCTTCTAACTGCGATTCATTAAGTAATCCAGCCAATTGCTGCATTCTTTTAATTTCGTTAAGTTGGTTTTTCATATTATTTAACAGATTTTAATTCGGCTACTAATTGATGATAAGTCAATAATGTAATTATATCATCATCTTTAACACTTTGGTTTTTATCTAGAGGTTTAATTAGATTAACTACTTCATTAATTTTAATTTTAATAGTATTATCTTCAACTTTTTCAACTAATTTAATTAATTGTTTTTTAATACCATCTATATTGTTGTTAACAAAATCTTTTAATTTTGTAGTACTAGATACGTTATTAATAAACTCTTTTAATACTAATTTTTGATCTAAAGTTAAATCACCATACTTTTCATTGAATTTTTCAATAAGCATTTTGTAAGCTAAAATACGAGTGCCTTTATCCATTTCACTGTATTCTTCCATTACGCGGTCTTTAACTTCTTCTTTATTTACTTCTTTACGAGTAATATGTTCAAGTAAAGTTACTTTATTATCAATAACATTAGCTGGGTCTACAAATTCTAATGTAGAATAAGCTTCCATTAGTGTATAAACAGCAGCGTGTTGTTTGTAATTGTTTACTTTAGCTTTAAAGAACTCTTCTAAATTATAATGTGACTTAATCTCTTTGATTAAGTTATACTTTTCTTTGCGAAGAGCAGTGCGATTTAGACGTGAATGAATTTCTAAAGTAGTATTAATTAATGACTCAGCTTTACCTTCAGAAATTGTTTTATTAGCAATTAATGTTTGGTATAATTTATATTCCTTAGCTAATTCAGATTTGCTAAAATACTTTTTAATTAAAGGTAAAGATGCAGAATCTTTACCAGAAATAGTATCGGATGTTACTTGTCTCAATAAGAGTTCAAATAAAATTCCAGTATTTTTGTATTTGTTATGTTTTATTTTCATAAAAAGTATGTAATCACTGCGTATAAATATGTTATTTTTCTATACCCTTGATGTTATCTTCATTTAATAAATTAGATTCTACAGGTTTTGTACTTTCGTATAATGTTACTGTCTTTTGTTCAGCGGCTTCTTTAGCTTTTTGTAATTCCTTTAATGCTAGTGGTGAACCGCCTTTATATGCTTGTTGCATTGGGTTTTTATCTTGGGTAGCAGTCATGTTGTATTCCTTACTACCAATTGGATCTTTACCAAATGAGCTTTTCTGAGTGCCAAATATAGATGCTTTTTGTGTTGGTCTACCAACTGGATCTTTTTCATCATATCCTACTGGTACTGCTCCGTTACCGCTTCTACCTTTACCATATAGTGAAGCTAAATCATGTGGTGTACCAAATGATCTACCTGTTTTAGCTGGATCATTACCTTCATTTTCAACTTGTTGAAGTCTAAATGCACGTTTTTTATCCTCTAATACTAAATCACGATATTCATCTACTTGATCATCACTGAATTGGAATATTCTATCGTATATAAAATCTGATGGGATAATACCTGTATCAATAGCATCTTTAGCTAATGATACTTTTTCTTTCCACAATGCGATTTGTTCTTGTTGATATATAATAGATGGTGGTGTTAAAGATAATTCAAAGCTTGTTAATGAATCACCATCAAACCCTTGTGTATATAAATGTACTAATGCAATTTTATATAATTCAGATACAAGTACCTTTTGTATACGTTCAATTGTGCGAGCAAATCTAATATCTTCAGCAGCTAATGTTGCTTTACCAGTTAAGTCTTTTTCAAATCCGAAGAATGCTTTAGGTACCTTAAGGGCAGCTAACATTTCATCACGTAAGAAGTTTACATCCTCAATACCATTGTATTCTAAACCTTTTAAGGTATCAATTTTGGTATTTTGGTTTGCACCTCTAACAGGAATAATAAAGTCTTCTAATGAGTTTTGAATATTAAAACGTAAGTTGTATTCACCTGTTTGAGCATCCATAAATGGAGTCTTCTTCATTTTATTGGTGATACGCTCCATGTAGTTATCAACTTCGTGTGCTGGTATTCCACCAACGTCTACATAGAAGATACGTTTTTCAGGCGATCTCATAATACGATGAATTAACATCGCATCTTTCATCAATGTGTATTGCTTATAAACCTTACGAGCTGGTTCAATAAATGAACGTCCATAAGGTAAATAGTTAGCATCAGCATATAATCTAAAATGTGCTACTTCATAATTCTCAAAACGCTTTTTCATGTTACTCTTATCCATATGGATAGTACTTGCTAATGCGTTTGGATCGTATTCGTAATAAACCTCAAATGGGTTTTCAGGATTTAAACCTTCTCTTCTAGCTAATTCATATGAAGATAAAGGCATAACATTGTATACACCTACCTCACTATTAATTTCTAAGAATAAATAAAAATCTCCGTACTTACACATCTGACGTGTCCAAGGCCAAAGATTAAATTCTATGTTTAAGATATCGTAAAATAAATTGTAAAGTACTCTTTGTACTTTTTCATCTGAAGAACGAATTTGTAATACTTCTCCAGCTTCATTCTTTAATGTAGTTTCATCAGCAACAATGTCAAGAGCAGAAGCAATAATTGATTCTGAATCCATTGCTTCGTAATCATTATATAATTGTGTTCTTAATGTCTGATAGTTAATAGCAGGATTGAACATAGCAGACATGCTAGTTCTGTGTAGACGTGTAAAACGGTCTACCAAGCTATTTGTTTGTGCACTTCCATAAGCTTGAGTGCGGTCGGTATCAACCACTTTTAATTGGCTTCCACCAACGTTTCTTACGATAACGTCAGTTGAAAACAATCTTCTCAGCCTTGAAAATAAATCTGTATTAGCCATTTTTTTATTTTAGTATGTATAACAATAAATATTCTAACCCAATAACCATCGTATATCTTCTGCATTTCCGTGGGCATCATCTATTTTGTATGGATTACCTCCAGGTATCCATTGCCCACCCCCATACTGCTGATCTCCAGTTTTCCTAAAGTTTAATAAACTTGCAGTTGCTAGATCACGACCTATTTGCGCAAATCTGGATGCTGTATCTCTAATAAAGAGACCCATTGATAATGACAATACTAAGTCATCATTATATCCGTTTTGTGCTTGCCCCTTACCATGCATCCAAATAAACACTCTTAATTCCTCAAGTAAGCGCTTTGAATGAAAGGTAAATGACTTATCTCGAAGGTACGACTCCATCTTTGAGATAACAAGTGGTCTTGTCTTTGCTGATGTAGTAAATCCAGGAACTGTTTGCCCTGAGTCTAATTTTGATAGATATTTGTCAGCACTTAATTCACCATATGAGCGAGGTGAATAGTATAAATTTGCGTACTCGCGGTCTATAATAGTATTTACGACATCCCAACCGATATTAGCATTTTCCACTACTAAAAGCGCATTATTATATTCAGTAGCCACCGATACTAACATATTTCCGTACTCACGTGTGCCTATTTGGGATTTAAACTCAGCTACTTGCTGACATGCTTCTAAATCAATGACTTGGAATGCAGAATAGTCACTTCCATCTCCACGGGCAACGTCGGCTGATACAATGTAGTTTTTATTATAATCAGGATATTGCCAAATCCAAAAATCACCTCCCATGAAACGACGTTCAACAGGATCCATTATAAACCCTTCATAATATTCTAATGTTTCTGGGTCAATTACTGTTGCTCCTGAGCCTAAGAAGTCACAATCATATTCCTGCGCAAAATCTCTTGCAGTCATATTTTCTTTTTCATTCTTGACCCAAGCACTATCTCTATCAGGGTGAACATCCCATTTTAATTGGATAGGAACAAAACTATTTTTACTTAATTCTGCTTCAACCCAGGTTTTGTGGAACCAATTACCTACACCATTTGGTGAAGATAATGCTACGCAACCACCACCTGTTGAGATTGTAGGTTTGATTGCGGTATATATTTTATCAATACCCTCAATAAACGCAGCCTCATCCATAATCAACCAAGATACTGCAAATGAACGACCAGCATCACTAGAAGCAGAGGTCGCTTTAATAAACGAACCATTTGATAGTTTTAATGATGTTTGGTTTGATGCTACTGGTTTAGAACCCTTTAACCATGAAGGTAAGTTATTGTACATGAATTGAACTTTTTCAACCATGTTTTGTGCTGTTAATTGCTTAGTTGCAATACACAATATTGCTTTATCTTTATGAAATAACATTAACCATAAAGCATAACCAGCACACAAGGTAGAAATACCTAACTGACGAGATTTATTGATAATATTATAGTCGTTTGCTCGAAATGATTTTAATACATCTTCCTGGAAAGGATATAAATGAAATAAAATTCTACCTTTAATTGGGTGGGTGATAAAACAATATTTTCTAAAGAAATGGACAGGATCAGAAGCACATTTAATGTATTCCTGTTTAATTATGTCCTTTATATTTTGATCGCTCATATACTAATTGTTGTATATAAATATATAAAAGAAACCCCAACTTACGTTGGGGTCGGTCCTACAATGCTATTATAGGAGGGGCATTTATTTAACTAACATCAAGTAACCTAAACCTCCGATTACTATGTAACTTCCTATACGTTGGAATTTTGATTTTGCTTTTAATTTCTTTAATTGCAAGTCTATTTGGTTATATTGATCTTCCCAACCTGCAATTTCCTTATCTTTATTTGTTAAAATCAACTTATATTTACTTTCTTTATTTTCAAATCCAGTAATAATATTGTCTTTAACAGTTATTTTTGCTTCCAATGTAGTAATAGTACTATCTTTTAATACGATAATTTGTTTAGTACCATCTAATTCTACTAAATCTTTAGCAGCAGCAACTAATACTGGTTGTGCTAAAGGTAATGGATTAGTTACTGTGTCTTTAGGGTAACGAGTATTAAATGAACTGATTAATTCATGTTCTGTAAAAGTATCAACTTTGCTTTTTTCTACTTCAATAGTTTCAACAATCCTAATTACTTTTGCTTTTTGGTGTTCTACCTTATATGTTAACTCTTCACTAACATAATTTAATGAGTCAATAATAGCATCATCTTTTTTAATTTCAGCAAATAATGAATCATTTACTTTATGTAAACTATCCATTTCAACTAAAAATGCTTTATGATTAGCATTACTACTACATTTTTCAAACAATACACTACCTATTGCTATAATAGCTACTACTATAACAATTTTTGGCAACCATTTTTTAACTAATAACATCATATTTTTATTTTTTGATACCTGCATAATACTGCATTCTGTGTTTAATACCTTCATTCAAATCATCCATTTCATCTTCGTCCTCAAGTGGATTTTCGATTGGTGGTAGAGGAATATATTCTTTGCCTGCTTTTTTAGCAATATCTTTTTGTAAATATTCTGATTTAGCAACTAAAGCATCAATTCTTTGTTCTAGGCTTGCTTTTAAATCTGTTAAACCTTTAATTTCTCTAGCAGTGCTACCTACGTCATTAATATCACCAGGTGTACTTCTATATCTCTTAGTTTTTAATAGATTTGATTTAACACTTCTTAAACGATCAGATAATTTTGAATATTCCATCCAATCTTGATAATCTTCATCTGAAATAGTAACTGCTGATTTTGATCTGCTACCACCTGTCATTTCAGGTTCTGGTTCTTCTCCTGAAGCTTTAGCTGCTGCAAATGCTGCTTCTACTTCATCATCTGACATTTCTTCTTGACCTGATATTCCTAATGAATCTAATTCACGTGATGTAAACATACTACCAGCTCCTGCTCTTCTACCTCTTGGATTGTAATACAATTCTTCATCACCAGTCGCTGTTGTGGATGCTGATGGAGTAGGCCTTGGATTTGTTAATCTTGGTGCTGCTTGTTCTGATGAAGAAACAATAATACCTGCATCAACCAATTCCATAAAATCTTTATTGATTGGATTTTGTTTATCATAACCCATTTCACCAGCTACGTTCATTTTTGATACTGCTGATCCTGCTGCTTGAATAGCTGCTAAAATTTTAGCTTTTTTACCAGAAAATCCTGCAATTTGTGCATCAGTAACATCATCTGCTAATTGATATCTAACACCAACATTTGCCATTTCGTCCAATTCTGTTGAAGACATACCTGGTTTTGATAGTTTAGTAAGTTTTAATTGTGCTGCTTGTATATTTTTATTAACAGCATTTATTTCAGCATCTTTTCCTGGTTTATCTACTGGAGCTACTTGTTGAGAAGTTAATTCTTGTTTTTTCTTATTAAGTGCTGCTATTTTAGCTCTTTCGGCAGCTAATGCTGCATTTTGTGCTTGTTTATCCTCAGCAGGACCTTCTTCAATTACTTCAAGTAATGCTTCACGGATAATATCTTGCAGTTCAGATTTTTTCATAGTATCGTTATTCATAATTTTATATGTATAAATATTAAAGACTTTGCAAAATTGCAGCGATACGTTCTTCAGTTGTACCTTCGACTTTAATTAATTTATTAGGTTTAAACTCATCTAATGATAATTGTATAGCTACATCTATTTTTCTGCGATATTCTAAATCAGTTTCACGTACACCATTATCTTCCATTTCAACACCATTTGGCGATACATAAATAACTAAATCATAATAACTACGAAGATGCATAGCTGATTCAACAAATGAGCGTTTTTCCCAATCTTTTATAGTTTTTGATGATAAAGTAAATGAACATACATCCCATACTGTACGATCTGTAATGATTTTAGGTTGTAATAATTCACTAGCACGTTCTGCTAAAAATATAAATTGACCTGGTAATGTTGAATCTGTATTTAATGGAATACCTAGCCCACTAAGATATCTACTACGTTCAGTTTGTACAACATGATCTTTAAATTGATCAGTTTCACCTAACGCTTTTGCTAATGTAGTTTTACCTACACTCATTGTTCCTGCTAATCCTATTCTCATTTATTTCTATTATTTATTTTTTTCATTTGACGTGCTACTTTCTTCTGCTGTAAAGCTTCTTTAACTTGTTGCTTCAAACGTTTTTCAGCACCTGGTTTGTATTTGATATCTACCTCAATTGGTCCTTTATCAAATTTATCCAAATCATACTTCCATGTTTCAACAGTATTATCATCCTCATAAACTCTACTGAATTTACGAGGTTGATCTACTGGTTGTGATTCTTTAGGTCTACCTCTTCTCTCTTCCATGCTTAAATGTATGAACTTTATTTTGCCTAAACTCTAGCACCTGCTGCTTTACCTGCTGCTGTTTTATGGAATGGTTGTCCATTGCCATCTTTTTTTCGATCATCCCATTGTTCTTTGGTAAATTGAAAACCAAATAACCAATACTCGGCTGCGCGTTTATTACCTTGGGGAATATATGCGGGACCGTCCCAGTTATGCATTTTTCCATCTAAATAGTATACTATACTACCGTCTGCTGTTTTTATTCTTTTTGTCATTGTTTTATTTTAAAAGTGATTCTGCTACATAAATTCCGTGTGCGCCTGATACTGTAATACCACGAGCTGATAGTGCATCTCCTACAAAGTGTACATTTGGATATGTTGTTAAAGATAAATCATTATAATTAACTAATGGTTCGGGTGAAAGATATTTTACCTCAGGCATGTATATACCCCAATCATTTTTCATTTTTGGAAATACTATTTGCATATTAGTAATAAAATCCTCAATATATTGAGCATATTCTTCACCTAAAGCATTGAATAAAACATCCATTGTATCTACTTGCACAGCTGATACTGTATTATTTTCTGATGTAGTTCCTGGTTTGCGAGTTCTGTTTGGTGAATAATAAGTACCTGTTCCATCGATTTGTAGTTTTTGTACTACATCTCTTGACCATGCAAATGGATCTTCAATACCCTTAATTTCCATCAGGATACCAAAGTTAGTCATATTATTTCTAAATTCTTCACCTTTCTTAGCGTGACCATTATAACTAATATCACCATATGTTTCTTCTACAGCAACATAAGCAGCATTATTATTCGTGCAGAATGAGCGTAAAGAAACATTATCAAATTTCTGATAGAGTTTAAAATCGTAAGATACATCTATTAATTTTTGGAAATATTTTTGTGGCGCTTCAAAACGAACACCAATTTGTACTGATTTAGGTTCGTTAGGTAATTCATATTGGTTTGCTAGTTGTTGAGCAAAATCAATACCTGATTTACCTACTGCAAATATTAGTTCATCATAATTATAGTATTCTGCTAGTTTAGGATTTTCACATACTGTTGTAATATCTTGTTTCTGGAAATCAATGTTAATAACAGTTGTATTCCATTCAAATCTAATACCTTTATCTAACAAATACTGATACCATGTTTTAGCAATTTCATGTAAGAAATTAGATCCAATGTGCCATACAGGAAACATTCTTAAACCAAAGTATGGTTTGATAAATTCAGGTTCTTCCTGAGGATCAGACATGAATATTTCTTCTGGTTTAGGGTGAAAACGTCTAAAATTAGAAATAACCTGGTCCATTAATTCCATTGCTTTTTCATCACCACAATACTTAGATAATTGACCACCGATTTCGGTGTGATATGTTAATTTACCATCACTCCAACCACCAGCACCTAACATACCTGTCATTACTTCTTCAGGTAGGCGATTAATTGGATCATTACCTTTATCTAAAATAGTAATAAATTCACCAGGATATCCATTATCTACTAATTTAGTAGCAGCGTTAATACCTGCTACCCCCGCACCAATAATAACAATATTTTTATATTGTTTTTCTGGCTTCGTTCTTATAATCCTTGATGTTGATCTAGGAGTATCAAACAGCTCCTGTGTTTGTCTAAATGAATTTTGATATTCTCTCATAAATTTTTATTGATTGTTAAATATACTATTTTGTTTTGCCATTACCAAAAAAGAGAGGGCACACCTTTTGGGTGCGCCACAGCTGCATTAATATTGTTTCGATGCGACAGGCTATGAATCTGTCTATATGTTTATTTTTATTGTAATGTTGGGGTTTTGTTATAATCAATAACTAAAGTTTTTCCTCCTTTAGTTGGTTCTAATTTTGCTTGTTTTAATGGAATTGTTCTAAAATCAATTCCGTATTTTTGATTTTCATGACGTGCAATTGATATAATAGGCATATCGTCAGGTTGTAAATCATCTTTATCATTCATATTTCTAGTAGTCTTAATGGTTAAAATACCATTTTCAAGACTATAATCAGTTGATGAAAATGAACGTTGTACTATTTTAGCTTTATCAGGGCCAAATGTAATATTTTCTAAATTTTCTTCTATTCCTGGGTAATTAAGTATGAATATTCTTCCATATCTTCTTTCATCTTCAGGATCTACCATATCTAGTACCTTAGGTTGGAGTGGGTTTGGTTTTATTTGTAACTTAGGTATTTCACCTTTTTGTCCACCCTCAATAAATTTATTCAACAAATCATTAAAATTTTTTCTTTCACTACTCCACCAATAAGGACCGTCTTTTTTTACAGATATGTTTTGTTCACCTTCTGATGTTGTTAATGATACATCTCCTTTAAAACCTAATTTACTACCTTTTACCCCCATACCTTCTGCTTTTGAAACATCAGAAATGAAAATTTCTTTTCCTTTTTCATCAACAAACTTAACATTTATAGGACCACCATTTTCTTCTACAAAATTATTAATAGCATCTACTAACTCTTTTTCATTAGATACTCCAGCTCCACCTGATGTTTGGCCACCTAAATTAGATGATTTATAAATTGTACTTACATTTATTGATGTTTCTTGACCATTTAATTGTCCTATAATTTTTACATTACGAGCATTACTAACATTTCTAATAGCTCCTATCAGATTAGATTTTTCTTCTGGTTTATCTGCAAAAAATGTTTCGTTATTTACAACAATGTAGTCTGCTATGAAATCTTCTTCACCTTTAGAACCTAATTTAAATGGTTCTAGACTATAAAAAATATCAACAAATTGATCAGGACGTTTTTTAATTGTATTTAACGATAACATAGCTTCTTCTAATTCTATTTCATTAATTATTTCTTGTAAAATAGATAGCTTTTTAGGATTGTTTAAATCAACAATCCCATCATGGCAACGAAATGACCACTCATTTAATATTTTATCTATAACTGTCATATTATGCTTCTGCTGGTGGAGGAGTTTCTTCTGCTGGTGTTTCTTCAGGTGTAGCTGGGGTTTCAGCTCCTGATAAATCATTAAATGCTGCTTCGCCAGCATCTGGTGCTGCAGGAGCTTCTGGAGCTGCTGCGTCTGCAGGTACTGCTGCATTTGCATCTTCTTTAAGTGCAGGAGATAATGATAATAAATTTGATACAGCTTGGCTTGCTTTATCTATAGCACTACCCATAGCTAAATCATATCTTTTACCTGCTACTTTAGCTATAAAAGTACCACCTGAGTATACTAATTGGAAATCTAATCCATTGATTAATTCAATATTAAGTGTTGTTGGTTTTGGAGCAACAACAGTAACACTGCTTAAATATCTACTAAATGAAGGAGACATTATTGATTCAACAGCATCTTTTAATTTAGGAAAACGATATATTAAATATAAAGATTTTTCAGCACGCTTGATTGCTTGCTCTTCTTCTTGCAATCTTTGTCTGATTGCTTTTTTAATATATTTTTCTAATAATATTTTTTTAGTATTCTCCATTATTTTCCATTTCGTTAGCTTCTTCAGTTAAATATTGTTCTATACTATTCATATAATCTGAAGCTAAAGTAATATATGCAGATACCCAACCTGGTAATTGTTGGTTAGGTTCGATCATTTTATAAATTTTAGAAGCATTTTCTACCATACTTCTTAGTTCACTTTTAGCCATTGTGGCTTCGTGATCTTCAGTTTTAGGCCAAGTTAAATGAGTTTCTTTAACTAAAGCTACAGCAATTTTTTTACGACGATTAGCAAGATAGGAATCTGTCTTATTTACTTTACCATCATTGTTGATATCTTTATCTTCTTTACCCACTGGGTCTAAGCCTTCTACTAAATTTGATAATCTAATCATTGTTATTTCATTGATTGTTTTGTAGCAGTTGCGTACATAACTTTTTCAGCGTCTTTACCATATTTGTCAAAGCCATCTGATTTTTTCATTGCTTTAACATTTTTTTCTTTTTTAGCTTTTTCGCTCTTAGTCATCTTACGCTCTTTAACTGGTTTGTCCATTGCTTTTAATTGTTCTTCAAGCTCTTTTTTCTTAGCTTCAAGTTCAGCAATGCTGTTATCCATATCATCCATCAAATCACCAATAATTTCTGTATCAACATATTGATTAATATTTGTTGGAATAGCAGATTTAATATCGTTAGCTTCTTTGATATCTTCTTCGATTTTAGCAATTTTTGCACTAATTGCTGCTTTATCACCAGCCTCATCGATCATTCTTAAACGTTCTCCGATAGCTTCTTTAATTATTTGGCGTAATTGAGTAGTATTCATTGTATGTGTTTATATATAAATATGTAAATTTTAATCTAAATCTTGTAATCCGGTATCATCTTTTGTTAAATCACGAGCAATATCTCTTATTTCCATCTCAGCCCAACGTTTTTGAGAAGATGTTAATGTACCGTTGATTGCATTTTCAACAAACGGAAAAAATTCATTATCAGATAATTTATAAACAGATGCAAAAAACAGTTCGCGAACACGTGGATCATCCACATCCGATGAAATATATAAATCATTAATAGCATCATATATGAATTTACCATAACGTAAATCTTCAGGTTCATTTGAAACCTTATCTACAGCATTAATAATTGATTGATTTTTTTCTTTATCTGATCCGAATCCTTCTGTACCTACGATTTCATATAATCCTTTTATAATTTCATGAACTAACATAGGAAAACACATTGCTTGTGCTTTAATTATAAATTGATCATTTTCATCATCGTATTCCATTTCACTTTCACCACCCTGCATTTTAGCACCTTGTGCAATTGCTGCTAACATCATTGCAATAGCATTATCATCATCATAAGTACCAAATACTAATTTTAATATTTCACTATATTTGTTTACTAATTCTGGATTGATTTGGTCAATGTATTCTTTGAATAGCATAAATGCAAAAGCTCCTCTAACAGATGCTCCTTGAGTAATACCGTTAATAAGACGACGTTTTGCTTTCATCTTTTCAGGATCATCTTCACCAAAATCAGGTTGTGAAGGATCTTCATTGTTAGGATTCATCTCAATATCCATATCATTACCTATACTAGCAATAATTTTAATATTAGCATAGTCAATAATTGGATAAGCATCAGTAACCATTTGGATAGCTATTGCCTCTAATTCATCTCTATATCCTTCTTCAGCAGCTATAATTTGGTCTAATACTTCTTTAGAGCGCATCATTGTTTGCATTAATGGTCTATTACCAACCATTTGGCGCAATGATTCACCAGACTTACCTTTCAAAGCAGCCATGGTGTTAGGTGAAAATATTTTGTCGTATTCTACTTCTAATAATTTTGCCATTATTTTCTAGATTGAAATCTTTTAACAATTTTATCTACCATTTCTTCTTCATTCATTGAAGCCTTTGGCTTTGGTTTAACATCAGGATTTCCCAATGGACGACGAGGTTTTGGTTTATCAGTACCAGGTTTAGCTGGTATTGTTGTAGGTTCTGGGCTAACGCTTGGTTTTGAAGGAGCTACTGCTGGGCCTTCAGCTAATACTTTCTCTATCACTTCACGGATAGTTTCTTTTAATTTACTTATTTGCATTCTTTTTTTCGTTTATATGTTTACGAAGTAATTCTTTAAATTCTTTTATATGACCTGGATGGTCTGCTAGGTATTCATTCACAATATACTGATGTGCTTCTGCCAATCCTCGTTGTTGTAACGCTGTTAATAAATCTGCAGGTGAAGCTAATGGTAATGCATTGTTCCCACCCTCATTACCTGTCAATATATAGTTACTATTACCGGGTTGTACGTTAATAGATGCTATTACTTGTTGGTTAGCTAATCTAATAATATAAATTTTACTACCACCAATTTGAATTACTCGTCCTACTCTACCTGATGTACCTAACAAGTTATTACGACGAGCTGCACCTCTATCACCATTTGGATCAACACGTGATGCATTATTAACATTTAATCTTCTTAATATAGCTCTTGGTAAACGTAAATATGCTGTTTCTAACCCAATTGCATTCATTTCTTCACGAACATTTATATCACCTGCTGCTGGAGCTGCGGCCGCCTGACGAGGAGCATTAGGTACACCTGCTGGTCTACCTCTTCTACCTGTTGTTGTACCTGCTGCTGGAGTAGCAGCTGGAGCTGCAGTACCTAACATTTGTGCTGCTTTAGAAGCAGGAATATTAGCAACAACTAATTTACCTGAATTAGAAGATACTGTGTAACTTGTTCTTGGATTTGTTGTATTAATAATATAAGGGACACCTTCATAAATAACAGATCTAAGTACACTCCCAGCTTGCATTGGGGGATTAGCTGAAATGATAGCTTTTCTAATATCACCACCTGAATAACTGCTTACATTTTTTATAGCATTTATATAGTCATTATCACTAAATGCTAAATTCTTAGATCTTAAGTAATCAAACCATGCAGAATATACTAATCCATTTGCAATAGGTGAATTTCTAATTTGTTGCCTCCAATCCATTCCTGACCGTCCATAAACTGCTGTAAATATCAGACTAGTTGTACTTCTTTCTAAATATTGAATAAAAAATGGAGAATCAGGACTTTCAGTTGTAAGTACAACTGCTGGTCTTCCATCCCACTCAATAATTCTTTTATCTGCAGGTATAGATTTTAATAATGAAACAAATGCATCTTTATCTATAGTATTAGGAATATTATCTCTAACATTAAGTAATGATAATGCATTCTTTTGGAATCCTTCATTATCTTTTTGTTGTGTAAATACTTCTTGTACCTCTTCATCATCGAATGGTACTTTAGAAACTTTATCACCGTCTATTTTATAAGATACAAATGAATTAGAATC